ATGGGTGATTTTATGGCTGAAGTTGTAAAAATAGTATTGACGGGAGGCCCTTGCGGCGGCAAGACTTCCGCATTAAAATATATCAGCGAAGAGCTTAAAAAGCTTAATGTTTCTACAATTACAATCGGTGAGGTTGCAAGCAGATTGTTTAGTGAGGGCAAAACCCCCGAAAATGTAGGTTCCTATGAATTTCACAGAGAACTGTTTGAAATTCAGCTTGCTGAGGAGAATGAAAAAACGCAAATTGCCAAAAATATGGATTGTGAAAAGGCGGTTTTGCTTTTTGACAGAGGATTGCTTGACAGCAGAGCATATGTTACGGAAGATGAGTTTGCAAAGTATGCAGGTATCCACAATTTGAATGAAGATGTAATACGAAATTCTTATGACGCAGTATTTCATCTTGTGACTTCCGCAGACGGTGCAGAAGAGTATTACGGAAAAGAAACCAATATTTTCCGCAGAGAAGAAAGTCTTGAAAAAGCAAGAGAAGTTGACACAGATGTTATGGCTGTGTGGACAGGCACACCGCATCTGAGAATTATTGATAATTCGACCGACTTTGATACTAAGCTGAAAAGACTTCTCAAGGAGGTTGTCGCATTTCTCGGAATTCCGAAACCGCTTGAAATTGAAAGAAAATTTTTGATTGAATATCCTGATATTGAATTTTTGAACAGCATAAAAACCTGTCGCAGAATTCCTATTACACAGGCATACCTCACTACTCCCGAGGAAGGATATTTCAGAATCCGCAAAAGGGGAGAGGGTGACAAGGCTGTATATATCAAAACTGTAAAAATCAAAATATCGGATATTAAGCGGATCGAAATTGAAAATTATATCTCAAAAGAACAATACGACTCGTACCTTGCTCAAAGGCAGTATGTTACAGGCGTCATCAGTAAAGACAGATATTGCATTGTTGACAACAGCACCTACTGTGAACTTGATGTTTATCCGTTCTGGAATGACAGGGCAACAATAGAAATTGAATTGCTTAGTGAAGATCAGCGGTATCAACTTCCTAAGTTTGTAAAGCTTATAAGAGAGGTTTCATCTGAACCCGATTACAGGAATCTTGCACTTGCTCAGAAATACGGAAAGCCGTAATTTGGCGGATTTTGTCCGAAAAAAACTTTTTAAAAATTAAATATGAAAAAAATTCAAAAAAGTGTTGACAAATATGCCGTATATGGGTATAATATAAAGGCTGACTGAGGTCAGCAACTGATGCGCCAATAGCTCAGCTGGATAGAGCAACTGCCTTCTAAGCAGTAGGTCAGGGGTTCGAGTCCCTTTTGGCGCGCCAACCTAACAAATTAGAAAACCCTTGAAAAGTGGCTTAAATAGTAGCTTTTTGAGGGTTTTCTTGTTTTTGTCATTATACATAGCCTCGTTCCAAGCGTGGCAAAAACCTACTTGTTTTACCAAGTAGTACCAAGTAATACCAAATAAACTGTTGTCAAAACTGTTGTCAAAATTTCAAAATTCTCTGACAACAGTTTTCAAAACACAAAATCGGAGGTCAATTTATGAAAAACACAAAAAATGACAAAAATACAAATCAACCAGTTCGTACCAGAAGAGACAACGGAGCAGGTTCAATTACCCTACGAAAAGACGGAAGATGGATGGGTTCAATTCAGTATGGATATAAAGCTGACGGTAAACCAAAACGCATTACCGTCTACGGGAAAACACAACAAGAAGTAAAGAGAAAACTAAGAGAAAAAAGTGAAGAGTTTGTTAAAAACGATGGCAATATCATATTAGCTAAATCAATTAAGGATTGGTTTTCAGAATGGTTGTATAAGGAATTAAAATACACCTTAAAACCGAAAAGTTTTGATGCAAAAGAAAGAACGATCAATAAATTTATTATTCCAAATTTTGGCTATATACAAATTAACCAGTTGACATCTAAAGATGTTCAAGCCCTTATAAACAAAATGGTGAAACAGGGGTATTCTTTATCCCAAATAGATAAAGTAAAAACAACAATAGCACAAAAATATCGCTTAGGGATGCAAAATAATGAAGTAACAATAAACCCAGCACTTAATGTGAAATTGCCAGCATCATTGAAAGCTGAGGTGGATACTAAACAGGTTTCAGCATTAAGCGAGGAAGAAGTAAAGAAATTAACCGAGCTGGCGTATAAAACACATCCTAATGGAACAAAAATATACTCCAGAGGAGAATTTATTGTATTTTTGCTCAATACTGGCTTAAGATTTGGAGAGGCAACAGCTTTAACTTGGGATGATGTTGACTTTCAAAACCACACAATTACTGTTAATAAGAGTTATGTTACAGTATTAAATCGGGATAAAAATAATATCAATCCTCGAACCAAAAAACCTTATGCAACTACAATGGTATTGCAACATTCTCCAAAGACAACACGCAGTACAAGAATTATTCCATTAAACAAAGAAGCTCAAAGAGCTTTAAAAGGTTTATGGGATTGCAATAAAAAATACGAGTTGGTATGTGCTAACGAGAATGGAAATCCTAATAGTTCATCTAATTTAAATAGAAGTTTAAAATATATGCTTAAACGAGCGGGTATAAGCACCTCGTACAGTGTTCATTCATTGCGTCACACCTTTGCCACACAGTTATTTCGTAATCATGTAGATATAGAAATAATTAGTCAATTATTAGGACACGCAGACACTACGATAACCTACAACACCTACATTCATATTATTCAGGCGGAAAAAATTGAAGCAGTTGGTTCGTTGGATTTTGTGAAATAAAATACAAAAAAAAATAGGGGTAACTCGATTTGAGTTACCCCTAAAAATTTAAAAACTATGGGAAAGTCATTAACCCTCTCAATGCAAAACCTAATGGTTTTTGATACCTTATTTTGTCTTATAGTCTATGAAACATAGGAACACAGTCTGTATTAATAATTGATTTGTCTGGTTGCATATATCTTTCAAACTTTTCAAAGAAGTTCCTTTTGTAAAAACTTTCTGCCTGTGGCACAGAGTACAACACCACATAATCGCATCCACATTGCGATTCGCTGAAATCTCTAATTGTCGAAATTATAAACGACAAAAATACATCTCCATAAGTTCCATCCTCTGGATCGTCAGAGTAATCCCTATGTTGATACGCCACATCTAATGCGAACATTTTTATTTCAACAGCAGGAATAAGAGATAAGTTGTCGCCACTGTTATGTATAATACTTGAACAAGACAATGAATAAATACATGCGGCTTTATTTGTTTTGTTATCGACATACATAAAGCTCACAGCATCTGTAATATCTGTAGAAGTATCTATTGCATACTGGTTTAAATAATCGTTACCACAATTAAAATTTTTACAATACTCATAAGTTTTACCATTTAATCTTTTTAAACTAAACAACTCTTCTTTGGCAAACTTTTTACTTCTTCTTAGTTTCATCTTTAAGAATTTTTCGCAACGACTGTGCTCTCTTCTCAATGATTTTATTATGCTCCTTAGATGACTTAATGCTAAAAAAATCATTAGCTTTCTTGCTGTCAAGGATGAATGCCTGTCTTGGTTTTTGCATAACTGCCATATCGTTACTCCCTTTCTTATTCTTTTTTCTAAAGGAAAAGCACATAACACACACACCTTAATAATGGTACTAATATGATATGTGAATGTGTACGACAATATACACCTTTCCTTGTACCTACATAGTACTCCCTAAGCGTACTAAAAGTCTACCTATATTTAGTCATCAAATGTACATTTGTTACCAATTTTTAACTTGATTAAAATTCAACCGATTTATTATTCGCTGGTCGGATGCGAAACATATTTATCGAGCCAGTCACTTATTAGTCGCCAGTGGTGGGCGACAATCATTTAAAAGGATTATTTTAATCCCATGTGATTTTGTTTTTATTATACTTAGACAATCTATCTAATATCCATTGTTTTTTATTGTGGGACTGATTGTCAAAATCCTTAACCTTATTTTTATCTACTTCAAAAGGCTGACTTATCGGTACTGCAAGCACTGACATTTTTAACACCCTTTCTAAAAAACAAAATTAGCGTTTATGACCATTGGTACGCCATAAACCAACCCACCTCTTTATCTTCCTCTATGTTTGGTCAACCATAGTCTTATCTTCGCTCGCTGTCCAATTATTTTGAGTCGCTGACATCGTGCTACGACCAAGAATCTAAGCCATTTTATCTGTATTCTACAGAAAGGTAGTTGCGTTCGCATTCCTGACATCTGAAGGTAGATGTTACCACTATACAAATCTGCCCAAGTGGGCTGACACTAAATGTCATAATTGCCTGTGAGTCCTCGGATTATCACAGGGCGATCACTAATATATTATGCCCACAAGCTCAAAAAACATTCAGGAATACAAAAACCGTGTACCCTAAAGTATCACAATACGAACTTATGTGTTACCTTTTGGTGTGTCATCCAAGTGCCTTTTTAGCGTTGGCAATTTTCTTATCCTTAGCCCTGATACCATCATTGATAAGATGATAAACAGCATTAATTGTCTTTTCTTTAACAATGCCATCAACTGTAACCTCGCCTGCTCTCTGTGCCTCTTTGACTGCCTTTAAAGTGCCATCTCCGAAGCCATCCGAGTTGTCAACCTTTGTCTTAATAATACCCATATTATATAAAGTAATCAGTTGCTTTTTAAAAGCAAGTATAGCCGTGTTATGTAAACCGTATTTAATCATTTCTTCTTCCTCCTTATTTGTTGTGCTTGAACCCGATGAAACATAATCAGGTCTACACGCATAGCTGATGCAGTTTGCCCATCTCTTCTGTCTAAGCACAGCACCGTTGCCACCGCCTGTGTTACCTTCAATAGTCGTGTAAGAGCCATCCGAATTAACACTTTCAATAATACCTACATGGTCAACGGCATAAGCGCCCGGAACAATTGTACTTGCCTCATTACTCCAGTGAAACAGTACAACATCACCAGCTTTATAACCCCTACGAACAATTTTACCCTTGTTATAGAAAGTCTGAGCAAGAACACCACAGCCAGCAGTTTTACAAAACAGCATATCGTCTGCACCTGCCTGCTTGAACACCCACCAAACAAATGCAGCACACCAGTCGTAGCAATCGCCAGATACTTCCGCCCCATAAAATGCTGTGTTATATTTACAGCGTTTTACATTTGTTGCCCTTGTGCCAACTTCAGCACGGGCAATTTTAAGAATTTTATCTACTGTTGTTTTTGCCATAACAATACCTCCTTAAACTACAAAGCACCCACCTCAATTAAGAGATGAGTGCTAATTTTATGTATTGTATTTAATTACTTAGGTTCACCATAAGTCATAGCCTGTTCACTGTCTGATGTACCTTTAGTTGTAGGATCGACTACAACACCAAGCACTGCAAGTAAAGCAAATACGGTATTCACCACTGCCGTAAGGTTATTGCCAAGTTCACCAAAATCAAGCTCAAAACCAAACACCTTTGCTACTGCTTGAATAAACAGAAGTGCCGCAGGAATAAGTGCAAGCCAAAATGTTTTATTTTTCAATCTTACTGTCCAGTTAATCATATAACCAACTCCTTAAATATTCTTTTCTGGCAAATGTAACGCCAGTTTATATCTATCAGTACAATATGTGTCTCCTCCAAGATTGTGATACTCTTTATACAAGTCAATCAAATTGAGTTTTTGTATCGAGGTGATACTACCCCTTGCAAGACACTTATCGCACAACTCTAAGATACTATTTCTCAAACCCGCCTTCACTGCTTTAGCTAACTTAACCGACATATCCCATTTCTCTGTATCAAGGGCAATATGAGATTCTAACATTCCTTCAATTTTGTTAAGCTTTTCTATTGTGTCGTTAGTGTTGTTTGTATTTCGCACCCAACCGATTATTTTACGACGCAGAGGTGTGACTATAGCAGTCAACACTGTCAGTATAGCAGTAGCACAGCCAAAGCATACACTAATAGTTTTAATAATTTCAATTATTTCATTACTCATTCAATCACCACATTGGTTATTACTCCTTACTTATTTCGTACTAAGGCATCAAAATGTATACTATCACTATCATTGTAAGATGTCTGTGCTAACAAACAGGTTACTGTCAAACCGCCAGAACTATCAATTACACCTTTAAACACATTACCATCACTGGCGACACCAAGAGTTATAATATTTTCCGTAGGTTTAACAGGTAATCCAGTGATGTGCATATTACTGGCATTAGAGATTGTACAATTTTTAAGTTTTAATACAATATGGAGTGAATAAGTATCATTTACACAAAGATAAGAACAAATCGCAGAACTAATCAATTCATTCTCTTGAATAGCCAAATCCTTTATATCATCATTTGAAATACAATCTAACGCCTTAACATGTATGTTAGTAAAATCTGACAAAGGCTTATAATCAATATTTATTAATCCATCACCTGTTCGTCCAAGATTATCCCAAGCACAACCTATACCAGCCACTACTTTAAACTCGTTATTAGTCATCGTAGTTCCTGTTCCTCTATTTGTCGATTTATAGTTTGGTGTATCTGTAGCAGTTGCAAAGTATGTAACATATGGAGTACCAAAAGTGTCTAAATTATCTTTATAAACTTGATTATATCCGTTAAGACAGTTATTAATTAACGCTCTGCCAGCATTAAAAAATTTGAATCCATATTTGGTTGAGTCTATCATGCATTGGCTAAAAGTGGCAACACCACCCCAAACCGTGAAAGAAGTAGAATGACTCATAACATTTGTATTGTATGCACACCATGCATGACATTTGTTAAAATGATTATCTGCTCCTCCAGTAAGAAAGCCGCATTCAAAGTCTACCGAAATAGAATCTGTTACATAGGTGTCAGAACAACCGAGAAATAACATAGTTGACATCATTCTTGCATCAATATTCGAGTATCCACTTGTAATCATTTCTTGTGTTGACAATTGAACATCACTACGAGAACCACTAATATAACTGTAGGTTGCCTCGTTACCACCATAACATCTTATACCGTACATTGCAGGATTCTTTAACATGATATGAGAATAATTCGTTTTGCCTTCATTCTCAATTTTGAGTGCATGTTTAGCTTTTCCGTTACTACAATCAATTATAATATTACCAAATGAGCCAATGTTATATTTTGCATCATTACCTGATTTTACATTAACCGTAATAGCCGAATTCAAACTCCACGATCCTACCACTTTCGGCTCAGAACCGTAATATGTTTCATTTTGTTTTTTACAATTATTAGATACTTTAATTGTTGCAAAATTACCATCAAAATTTGCTCTATCAACATCATATCTAAGCGTGTTACTAATTAAATATGTTTTTCCATTGCCAAGTTTAATTGCATGGTGGTTTGTTCCAGCTTGGGTAAACATTTGTTGCAATGCGATCGTATCGTCTGTTACTCCATCCCCTTTAGCACCAAACATTTCAGGTGTAACATAATTATTATAAATCTTATTTAATAACATTGAGTCTATCTTTTCAGGTATTATACACTGCGGTGCTATCTTATTGGTTGTCACACAATTATCGGCAAGCTTGTTACTTGCCACTGTTAAGTCTGCCAATTTATCATTAGTGATTGTTGATTGTGTAATGCTATTTCCATTTATTAATAATGTGTCTCCCTGAAACAATGTTGACATTTTAGCAAATAAACTCATTAACGCACTAAACTGTTCACTTGCTTCAATGACACGACCACTGGTTGACTTGCTAATAGTGAGATTAATACCGCTAATTTTCAAGACCTTGTTAGCAATGGTGATATTGAGCTCACCTTCACCCATGCCTGCATAAGCAGTCATAGATGACTTGATCTCAAATTCAACAATGCCTCGTTTAGCATCTATAATTGTTGCGTCAACAATTTCTTCAGAACCACGAGGGAGAGTTATTGTGTATGTAACTGCCGAACCAGTTAAGTCGATTGCTCCCTTATCATCCACGACCATAAGGCGAGGGTATTTGATACCGCCCTCGCCCTGTGTCACAGTAAAAAACTTGTTGTTGTCTTTCCAAGCATGTACTGTATATATTTTATTGTAGGTTTTCATTATTTTCCTCCTTATCACTTCGTTAATATATACATTGTATTTTCATAAATAGAAATATTGCTTGTACACTATAACGAATAATTTGGCTTTAAAACCCTCCTTTTAAAACTCTTCAAATTCGCTGTCATTCCATCCTGTTGCTGTCTGAGCAACAGTCTTAACTGCTCTGACGGCTGTTGCCTTTACCCACTGCTTTGTAAAGATTTTTTTCATTGTTATCATCCTTTCGATATAATATCATTAAACTGCTCAATAGTTATGACGCCTTTATCAATGGCTTTTTGTACCATATCAGTAGTCCAAAGCCTTTGCGTGTACCACCTTTTAATTTTTTCGTACATTTTTAAGCCTCCTCAGGTAATAAAGTGTCGGTCATCATAGCTGTATATGTAACCTGCGCCTCGAGTCTATCGAAATCGGCAGGCTCGTTATTAAATTCCGTTATTGATGTGATTTCTTTGATTTCTTCGGCAGTCATGTCTCTATAAATGCCGTTGTCATCTGTAAATACAAAGGCAAATAAATCAGACCTTTATCTTTATCTACTCTGCACTCAACACCTACCTTGTGTTCGTCTGGCTTTAATCCATAATAGATGGCAAGCGTACATCCTGAAAGGTCTATATCAGCACCGTGATTTTTAGCCTCAATCTCAAACTCAGTCACACCGTGTTCTCTTTGTGTGATTGGTTCAAGAACCTTATTAATATAAGCACAGTCAATGCTTGAATGTCTAATGATCATATAATCACCACCTATTATTCTGTAAAATTAAATGCTGTATTTCTAACACTTGTTTGTGAAATCGTATTGAAACAATCAATAAATCTCTTCTTGAGAGGCTTGGCAGAATAGTTTGTATTAAATGTCAAACTAAAATCTAATACATCGTCATGATTTACATGAATTGAAAGCAAAATAGGATACTGCCAATCACCGTCTTTTACTTCAAGAGATAGTGCTGTACCAAGTGTTAAATCTGTAATGTTATCCTTCATTTCGGGAATTGTTAATATGTTCGCTGATTCAATCTCAAATTCATAACACTGCTTACTGAGATAATTGTCGTGGTCAGATTTAGCTTGAACCATTGCTTCTTGTAATGTTGTTATAATATCATTAGCGGAATAGGTATCACTAAATACAATATTGTCATTTGTCCAATCTCCTTCAGTAATGTAATTTTGGAGTTCCCAAATTTCAGCAGGGGAGAGGATTGTTGCAATACCGTCTTTGTTTGCTTGCAATGCCGTCTTGTAATTCAGTGTAAACTTTTTAGCTACTGTTTGCATCTTGTTATAACATGTGTTATATTTGGCTACTGCATTATCATAATCATTTTTTGTATTCCAATATGTCTCTGCTGCCGAATACAATTTTGTATATAAAGATTTGGAGTAATAGCAATCGTAATTGATGTAATCGTATGGTGGGTTTCTCATTCCACTCGGAATACGCACATGGTCATCTACAAGAACTTGATAAGCATAACGCAACTCTCCACTTGAAGAGTTAGGGAGCGGTTTGTCACTAAACCCATATTTGTCTATTAGATGTGTATTAATTGTATCTGCGACTGTTAAGTATGTTGTTAAAGCTTTTGACACTTTAGAAACTTGCTCTATTTTCTTTTTATTGCACTCAATCAATAATGCCCCGTTATTAGCATATTTTACAGACTGTTTTTCAATGTTTGTTTGCCACACCGTAAGAGCTTCTTTTAAGGTTCTATTTTTAGTGTCATCAGCCACATAATCTAATTGATTTTCAATATTACTAAAATTGTACAATATATTATTTCCCGTAGGGTTAATTAATCCTAATCCATATTGATCATTAGATGTATGCACTCTTAAAGCACTAATACATCTGTCGTCAGTTGTGTGAATATTCGTATTTTTGATTGCATTTTGCCATGTTAATATCGCCTTAGAATGAGTACCCAAATATTTGTTATCAGTATCATAATACCGCCGCTCTTCTGTCTCTATGTTTCCATCTATTATATTAATTGTCATATTTTCTGAATCAAAAACGAAATAGCATTGGTATGACGAAGCGATATCATTATTTAAAAAAGTATAAACATTTGCATTATCAACATCGTCAAGTGTTCTATATCTAACACACACTGCTTGAGAAATGTATCCTATTTTCCATTGTGGAAGATAGTCAAGTATTTGATTCAGCAATCCTCGGACAAACTTTTGTTTATGTCTTGTGTTACCATAACAATCGTAATACCAATTATCACTGGTAACAAGGTCGTTAATATGATCAGGTACAAATAGTGGTAATGTACTGTTTGATAAAGAAAACGCTCTTTTTGATAAAGTCATCTCATAAGACTGGGCTGTTACTTTTAGCACAGCATTACTTCCGTTATCATTTATTTCTTCTGTGTTAGTAATAACCCACCATACATTTCGTATGCCATAGTTTTTATTTTTATTTGTTTCAAAGTGTGTACACAATCTCTCTCTTGAAAAGATTTGCACCCAAGAGGCATTGGGAATATATGTACGATAAGTATTGTCGCTATATGTTGCTTGACTACATACAAGACTTATTCGGATATACCCTTCGTCAATAGTATCAGTATTGTTTTCAATATTACCATCGCTATCCTTTACTGTAAAATCTACATATCTTCGGAATGGTTGTTTCGATGATTCATGATAATAATTATCATCAGATTTAAGCCAGCTATCTGCGTTAGCTTCCTTATAGTAATGAATTTTAAATGAGTACCGCAGAGTGTCACCGTTAAAACATTTTGTTGCAATGACATCGCCTTTATGCACAGGTATAAAACTTTTACAGGCTAAATACTGGTAAGTATACCATCCTTGCTTGTACAAGTCTAAGCGTTCTGAATAATCTTCAAATACCCCATCATTAATAGCGCCACCCCACACCCACTCGTAACCATATGTAGTGCCAATATCAAAAAGCATAGTTTCGTTTTTAATATTGAAATTGTTAATTGCTGTATTAACATCAAACGATAACTCATAATCTTTTCGTGTACCTCCGCCTTTTAAATTATACAGATAATCTGCATAATAACTTTCTCCTGTAAATTTAAAATACTCAGTTGAATCATTGAGATACAAAAGCATATCAGGCTTTAGATTATCATAATTAGGATTGTCCATCCAACTGTTGGTACGAGTGTCATAAACTTTTTTAGGCACTTCAAAACTCATTTCCGAAGCTGCTCCGAAATTATAATCAGCAGTCCAATTGTGTATGTTTTTGACATAGCCAAGTGAGGTCTTTTTATTCTGTCTATACAACACCATATCGGGAGTCTCTTGTGCGTAATTTCGTGTTTGCATTAAATACCACCCAACCTGTGCAATGTAGTGTACTTTAAAACTAAGCTTTTATCGGGATCGAAAACATCGTAAGCATAGTTATGTTTAGCGTCAGTTTTATCTGCGGATTTAATGTATAGATAAATCTGATTTTGACCATTGCCAAGCCAAAATAAAGATACATAATCGAGATTATCTTTAATAACTCCGTTGTATTGAATGAATGGGGGAGTGAGTGAATGAAAAGTTCTTTCATTAGGTTCTTTCATTGTTACCATTCCATATTTAGTATCCAGTTCGTATACGGCATCTTTATCTGTATGATAATTCACATTCGCATCGAAAACGAACATAGACTTATTAAGTCTATTTCCAACATACACTCTATAATTCGATAATGTGTAATCTATTTGATGTTCTGTCCAGTTGTGTCCGATCTTTAAATCAATAATAGGACAAATTTTGTTATTGATAGGTTGTCCTTCAATATCAATTGTAGTTTCAAAAGATAATGTTTGTCCTGTATTTGACGGTTTAGTTGCAACCCCTTTAAACTCAACTTCATTGTCCTGATACCAAAATCCACTATCATTTTGTACCTTACAACGCAAACCTCTATAACCTCGTGCATCGGCAATATCACTGTCAGGAATAAATAATGCGTTGAGGTAATAGTCGGATGTATCGTTTTGCAAGTAAAGTCGTTTCCAACCGTCTTGTCCGAATAACCAATTTTTAATTTCAATCATTACTTCGGCTGGAATATTATCTTCCGGACTAATAATTTCAACTGAAAATTCAAGTGGATGTTCAGCATAATTAAGATTGTATAAAAGCTGTTGTGCATTATGGGGGAGAGCCACAGTAGTGGGTTCATATTCGCCTCCACTTGCAAACTCATTACTATCGTCACTTATAAAAGCTAATATTAAATTATAATCACCTGAGTATATATCATTATAGGTAAAATAACAATCTCTATACAACCAAAACACCTCCTTAATAAAAACATAGATAAATATATAATCTTACTTGTAAAAATAAAAATATTATGGTAAAATAAAACAAAAAGGGAGTGAAGAATAATGAATGCAAATAACACTAAAAACAATAGTGGAAAACTGATTACCATTGGCATTATAGTGGGCGTAATACTGTTACTTTCATTGATTGGCTCAAATTGTTCATCAACTTGTATTGAAGATGGATGTGACCGACCAAGAGCTAATAACAGCTATTGGTGTACTTATCATGAATCAATACATTATTTAGCTCACGAAATGGAACAATCTAAGTAACACAAAAGGCTGTCGGTTGACAGCCTTTCTTTTAATTTTGCAATAAAAAGAGAAGATGGAATTCCATCTTCTCTTACAATATTTTACTATTTAGTTTTAAAATAATTAGTCTACTGGCGGGTCATATCGCTTGCACAACTTAGGGTAAACTTCCAACATAAATGTATTAAACAATTCAAATAGATGTTCTATTGGTTTATAATATTCATCAACCTTTTCTTTAATATCATTAAAACTTGAATTTATACCCTTATTATTTCGTAATCCAGCCATAAGTGTAGGAAATGTTACTAACCATCTGCGATTATCTTCATACTCACGCCATACTGTAATGATTTGCTTATATGTAAATTGCTGCAAGTGCATACTTAAAGTACGCCTTATTACAATGCTAAAAAAATCCGCCGTGTCGTAATAGGCACGAAAAATATGCCCCAATGCTTTATCTAAATTATCTTCAATGTTTGCATCGGTACTGTTTTTACCAGAAATGCCGTCATAATAATCTTTATAAGCTCTCGTGATATGATCCAATGAATCTTTTTGCTCTTTAATAGGTTGAACAAATGTACATAACTCATTATCATACTCTTCAGACAATATACATAACTCTTTTTGCTTATTATATACATAATTATACTTTTCCCAAAACTTTTGAAAAACATCTGTGGAATTACTCATAATTTACCTCTGTGTTACGGAAATATAATTTCGTCAGTATCTACTTTAATATCATTCTTGTCTTTAATATAACCTTGGTTCATACGCACAGAACCACGCACCTTGGTGTTTAGTATATTTCTATTCGTTATAGTAGTGTTAAGGTAATGTATGTGTGTGTGATGTGACTCGTTATGTGTATTGCGATGGTGTCTTTTCCAGCTTCTAATTGTCTGTGCCCACACATATACCATTACTACAATGGCAATAATCATAGACAAAATCAAAAAGAAATACTCCATTTATATTTCCTCCCTGTAGTCATATTGAATAAAAGATATAAAGACAAAATAGCCAAAGCCTGTGATCAACTCAACTACGAATGTTGTCATGTTAAAAAATGTAACATACAATGGAGATATTCTTGAATCCCAATAATCGCTGAACACTGATATTGTATATGTTACGAGTGTTACCAACATTAAAAGCAGTAACCCCACACTTAAGCCTTGCATGCTTCTTATTCCGTCCACCAAAAGTATTTCTATCAGCAACAGTACAATAACACTAAAATTTAAAAATATTATATTTTTATCTGCAAAAATATGTTCTAACTGCACTCCGTGCAATGTTAAGTTGATGTCTTTGAATATTATAGGCATCGAACTCACTAATATACCAAAAAGCCAAATAAAAATTTTCTTACCGAAATTTCGACATTGCTCTCTTATTTTACCGTTATTATGTATAGAAAATATCTCAATCCGTCCCATATCTTAGTACCTGTGTCTATGTTTTTAAATGTAACTATCAATAGTCTATTGCAAAACCACACACTTGTCAAGTGAAATTTGACTGTTTTGATAACAATTTTGTTAGAACCTTGCTCAAATTACTATTTTGTAACTATATAGACAATAATGATAACAATACTGTGAACGAATATATAGATATATGACAATGTTGTCAAACCGAGGAGCTGCATATCGTTCCTCGGTTTGACAAAAACTATTACAAGTGCCTATTATTAACAGTATAAGACATAAGTTTTTTGATAGTGTTATTCATAATTTTCTCAGACTCCTTGTGCAGTGCATTAACAGTAGCCTGAGTAGCATCACCTTGCACATTAATGTTGATAGCAGGGGAAACAACAGTTGATTTATTGTTTACGACATTCGGTGTTATTTCAGAGCCAAATTTTTGTACAAAATAATCAGTTGGAGCTGATGCAAATTCAAACAATTCATTTGTCATCGCTTTGCTGAATACAGGGTTGCCTTGTGGTAAGATTGTATATCTGCCATTGCCAAGAGATGTAGGGATAAGTTCTGAACCGATGCCCTCTTCGTCAACAATAGACAAACCGCCTTTGGCTGATTTTGTGCCAGAAGCATACGCTTTCATTTTAGACCATAAAGAACCTGCCGGTAGCGCTCTTCCGCCATACCAATCTTTACTAATCCGACTTATGAAATATGTTTCAGCATCCTCTTTGTTCGTTAGGTTGGTTTTATATACTTTACCGTTATAGGTAATTTTATACCCATGACCTGTTATACTCGATGGTCGTATTTTAACTGAATCAATCTTTGCTTTAGTAGTCTGTGCAGAATTACCCAACTCGTCAATTTTTTGCTTCAAACTATCAATTCGAGAAGTGTAGTTATCAATGCTTCCTGTTACATTAGCAATAGCAGAGTCTACATCGTAGATACGAGATTGTAGTGTATTCATTAAATCCATAACATTGAGCTGCGCAGTGCCGTATTCATAAAGAGCACTTTGAGCCAACTGCCACATATGGTTAAACTCAGCCTCTGTGGTTGTAGTGTAATTTTGACAATACCACAACAGGTTGTTATACAATGTGCCATTGTCATTGTCAATCATATTACATGCAGCTCTGTGCAAAGACACCTCGTTGTTTAAGAAATCTTGAATAGTTTGGATTTCATCATCATAATGCTTATCTGTCTCTTCTTTCAGTTTATCCAAAGCCTCTTTGCGAGTATCATACTGATAGTCTGATAGATAATCATATAAGTCTTCTCTGGACTCAACCAAATCATCAACATTTTCTTTGTGAGCTTTTTTACCTGCGGAACTATCGTCCAGTCCAGTAATAGCAGCAGACAATGCGTTTGAAGCAACAGCGTTTTCTTTCTCTTTGAGCTGTTTGTTGAAATCAGCTTCTTCTTTTTCTTTGTCAAGAAGTTCCTGTTTCTTTTCAATAAGCTCATCAATTTTATCTTTGCGTTCTTGTAACGCATCTATTTCGTTCTGCTTAGTTTGCTTAATGTATTTTTCTGTCCAATCGACTAAATCTTCAATTGCAGATAAAGCGTCTTCATAGCCATCCTTACTATCTTCTAATGCCTGCTTTTTATTTTCTAAAGCCTCTTTAGTTTTTTCTAAAGCCTTTTCCTCGTTTTCAAGTGCCTTTTTATGTTTTTCTGTAGCGGATGTGACTTCATCAGTAGTAGTTGATAAATCGCTTAGTGAAGACTCATAGTAGTCTATTAAAGCCGCCTTTTTACGCCAAGCACTTTCTGCTGTAATTACAGCTTGTTGATATAGGTCGCCTGTGCTTTGCTCTGCGTCTTTTGCTGCCGCTGTTGCGTAAGCTTCTTGCCACTTAGCATCTGCTAAATTTAATGCCGACTCAGTTGCACCCTGTTGATTTTTCTTTAAATACTCAAGCACTTGAGTTTCGTTTTCTAACTGGTTTACTTCGTCCAAAGACGCTTGCAAATAAGAAACCTTAAGCTTTTCCAACTGAGCCTTTGCTAATTCTCTGAACTTATTAGAAGTTAAATCTAATTCGCCTTGCTCATTGATAAGCATATCAATGTACGAACTATCTAATGACAATAAAGATTGAAGTGTAGAAAAGGAGAGTGTTCCGTTTTCGCTATACTCAGAAATAGCCGACTTAACGGTATTGAAAGCTGAAAAAGTTGACTCTAAGGATTTATTAGCATCTTCGGTTGAAATCTTAAACGAGAACCCATTCGATGCTTCTGCTTTGATTTTCTCTACTAATTTTTGAACATCTTTTAAACTGTTTAACGCAGCATCGCTGTTGTATATCTGTTTAATGGTACTAAAATCAAGCGTAGATAAATATTTATTAACATCTTCACTTAACTGAATTTTCTCTTTAGAGTCTTTTCTAATATTTGTACCCGGAATGAACCCACCTTGCAGATTGCCAGCTACACGCTTTGTAATATTCGCAATTGCTTTATCAATATCCACATCGTCAGCAATTTCTACATCAGAAAACAACATTTTTACAAAAAGTTCTCTTGTATCGGCGTTCATTCCATCAATGCCCGACAAAGCATTAATAACTTTATTATTAAGATCTTTAAAACCTGAGACATCTATTTTTCCACTTTTAATATCATCTATTTGGGTTTGTACCTCGTCCAGCGTATTGGTTAATTCTGGATTCTTAAATGCTTTAACAATACTCGATACAGTTTGCTTAACTGATTCTAAATTGTCTGCTGTGCTCGCTTTAGGATCAATAATCTTACTGTAGAAGTTATCCCATGTGGCACTATTTATATATTGTTCAATAAGAGCTTGACTTTTACTGTCCAATGTGCTAAACTGTTCATCAGTATAGTGAATATATGCATCAAGCACAGGCTTAAAGCTGTTGTTTACCAAATCGTTAATTTGACGATTTAAAGCTGCCTTGTAGTTTTGAATTGATGAGATGGCAGTTGATATGTCTTTATCTTCGATTTTATAAACTGCCTCTCTTTTATCGTAATAGAGGATATCTTCAATACCGGCACCTTCAATAATAGTGTCCAAATTGTGCATATCTGCCCATATCGAATCCATATCTTTTTTATTAGATTGTAGTTTTTTTACAATTCCGTCAATATTCTTAAGTTGGGTGATATAGGTTTTATCATCCCCACCAAACATTCCCTGATTCGTGGCAATATTCTCTAACGCTTTGCCGAAAGTATCCTGCTCTTTAGACACAATAGTTTCGTAATAAGCATTCTTTTCATCAGCCATTGCCTTATTAAGAACTTCAACATTATTTTTACACTCTAAGATAGCGTCATTCTGGGCTGAGTAACCTTTTACCAAGTTTGGATACATCTGTGCAATCTCATTAGAAAGTTCAATATATCTCTCATACTGAGTAGAGGTTAAAGAGATATTTTCTCCATAAGAATTAACACCATCAGCTAATTCGTAATATTCATTTTTGATTTTGTTTACAGATGCTGAATGAGATGTGTAGGCATCTTTTTTGTCGTTAATCTCTGTTGCGATTTTTTCAAGGTCGGATAGGTTGTTTTCGGCTCTGTTGGTGTAGTTATCAAGCGCTTCAAAACCAAAAGAAATTGCACTCATTACAGCTTGCACAATAAGCATATTACCAATACCTGCGGCAATATTCTTTAACGAAGAGCCTAATGAAGATAGCTTGCCTTTAATGCCTGAAAAGGCACCAGACATTGATTTAGCATTTTTACTTAAGAGATTCTCTGATTCGGCATAATCTGTGTTGTATTTTATGCCTTTTAATAATTCTTGGTTTAAATCTTTAGTAGCTTCTGCAAATTTTGACTGCTTGAGTATATCTGCTTCATTAGCAGTTACTTTATTTCTTAAAACCTTGTCATCTAAGCTTTTGGCGTAGGTTTTATATTCTTCATATTTGTCAGTAGCTTTGGTAATATCTTGCTTTGTTCTGGCTTTGGCAGCCGTAGTAAACCATCCGATGTGTTTACCATTATCTTTGTCTAAGTATGTTTGGAGTATCTTTCCCTTAGACACAATATATTAATAAGAAGGTGTTTTAATGCTTGAAGTAGCAATATGTCCAAAATGTGGAGAAGTTAATTACCCTGCATTGGATAAGAAATGTTATTGTTGTTGGGTTGGTTTTCTTAAAAGACCTCGTAAATTGCTTTTTGAAGTCACAGAACAATTGCAGCGAGAGCACTTTGAACGAGATGTTTTGGGGAGCCAAGAGGCTGAATATCTTTTTTGGTATGAAAAATTCCTTAAAGACTGCCCTGAATATGATAATAGTCTATATGAAGAACACCTAAATAACAACAGACGCTGGGATTTAGTGACGAAACAACGACTTAATGAATTATCTTCCAAGCCAACTGTTAAATGTCCATATTGCGGTTCTCTGCGTACTACTAAAATTTCAACAAGTAGTAGAGTAGCTTCATCTCTCACACTCGGCTTAGCAAGCAATAAGATAGGCAAGAACTATCAATGTAATGATTGCAAAGCCACCTTCTAATTAATAATTTGAGCAGTGTTTTATAATACTGCTCTTTTTGTTTGTTTATAAAACTTTTCTTTTATATGATAGTCACTGTTGTCTCAGTGTCGATTTGGACTATACAATTTAAGGTCATTTCATATCGTTGAAACTACCTCAAGAGGCTTATAGTCTCTGAACCTCCGCTTATGCGGCTGGATGCTGATTATGGCTTATTACGGCGGTTAGCTTTTGACATACGCCGAACAATAACTTGTTTCTGACTTTCGTCTCCATATGGCATATTGTTCATCACCATTTCCCAGAACGGCTATCATTCCGTTTGCAGTTTAACCTCTCATTTAACGACATACATCACCATTTCTTGATTATAGCACGATTACGCTACTTTCTCAAAATAGATAGGCATACTCCTAAAACCCGTCAATTTGGGTTTACCCTTGTCGCTTCCCATTAATCCAGACAAAACACCAGATATAGAAAGAGTACCAATGTTTGCTCCAAGATGAGAGAGCAATTCATTAGCTTGTGTTAAAAATCCTAACAATCCAGAACCAGTATCAACTACGCCTTTAACAATATCACTTGATAATGTTGTTGTTGATAATTCCTGCCACTGTGCCTGAAATTGTTTTACTTTACCTTCGATACTATCTATGTACTTTTCGTGTTCCTTTAATGCAGAACCATCTGAGTGCTTGGATGTATCTAATGAATTGATTGCTGTACCAATGTTTTGAATTACAGCAGAAGCGTAGTTAGACCTATTCTTACCAGCAATAAGTTCAAGCAATGACGCTTTATTTTTATCAGCCAATTCATCCCATACGAGAGCGATATCTTTAAGAATATCATAGGTGCTACGGAATGAACCATTGTCCATAATATCCACGCCTGAAGACGAAGAAGTTTTTGTTAAAGCTTTGATTTTGTCTTGAAGCTCAGAAGTTGTTGTGCACATTCCTTCCGTATCTTCTCCAGCCTTTTTAAGCTCCACTGACATACCTCTTAGTCTCATAGCAAGCACTTTAAGTGCATTACCTGATTCATCTGCACTCTGTGTAACTTCGGTCATTGCGGTCAGCAACGCAATGGTTTCATCAAGGCTATTACCCGCAACAGCCATAGATGCGGCTGAGTTCTTCAAGCCTTCGCCTAAATCACCTGACGAGACAGCGTAATTATTCATTCTGTTACTATCTACAAATTAAGTAGATTTGACCACTATAAATAGTGGCGACTAAGTAGTTTCCTCTTAGTTCTCGCATTTCGTTGTTAGATTATAGTGCGAGTTCGGACTGGATCTTCTCCGTGCCTGCAAACACAGGTTTAGGATTTAGCTCAACCTACAATGTCACCAGTGTAGGTATTACAGTCTCTACGGATTCTTTATAATTGGATAGATTTTAATGTGTTTTTGATTCTTAATGTGTTATTGGTTAATAATTCATATCTGTATGAGTGAAATATGGATAAGTTGTTAGTTATATATTTTTGTATTAGTGTCTTACATAGTAAGGGATTTTGGTTGATATCTGTTTCCCATAAGTACAAAATCGAACATCCTAAATGTTTTTTGATATACAGTGCTTTATCTTTGTCGTTTTTTATATCTTTGTACTGTACAGCATTAATATTTGTGTGGTTATAATATAAGGGATTTGCGTGCCAATAGTCACCCATCACTTCTATAACCAATTCATATTGTGACAAATAATTATCGCAATAATAATTTCCTATTTGATATTCCCTTTTATAGTCAATATTCATCTCTTGCAACCAACCATCTACTATTAGTTGAGGCTTTGAATTTAATATCGAACCATTGCAAATTTTTGAGCGTAATGCCTCTTGTGCTTTATTCATTCTTGCCATCTGTACCTCTGTTGGAGGTTTATAATTTGAAAAATTAGATCGCTGTCCTCTATAATATATTTTTTTATGATTCCAGCAACACGCTTGTGAACAATAAATGTGATTTACCCCTTCTTTATTGGTTCGATTTGTTTTCCACAAGGGAACATAGCATTCTTTACCACAATACGAACAGTTTACAGATTTTCTATTGTATTGAGGATGACACTTTCCTTTTATCGGATTTTCTTTTTTGTAATTATGATAACATGTATTTGAACAATAATGCGATTTATGTATTGGAAAACATTGTGAAGGAGGGATGTCGTAAGGTTTGTTACAATATTCACACTGCAAAGTATAAGTAAACTTCTTTCCCTGTATATTCAACAATCGTACAACATTGTGAATTACCGCAGCATCAATATCTAAAATATTTTCCATTTGATTTAATGAAGACACGCCTTGATTAAATATCAATTCCAAAAGCTTTTGGTAACTATCGTAATTCATACCACAGGGAGAACAAATTCTTTGTGCCTTTCTTGAAAGTCACATGCACGACATTTTGCGATTTCTCCTGTTGTAAGAGCGTATCTATAACTAACATATTTCTTTTGAACAGTACTTCCACATTTTTTACATATATAAGTTGTTATATCACTTGTATTAAAAAGTTCTTTTTTCATAAACCTCCAATGTATTTTTATCTATCCTATAAAGTCTTTCCTCGGTCTTAACCATCACTGGCTTTTAACCGATATAGCTATTTTTCTTTAGATATATTTCTATACCTTTGAGCAATATATTTTTACTCACCTCATTAAGTTTATCGACAATGCTTTGTGCCGATGAAGCTTCCATGTTAAAAGCTTTTAATATGGAAATAATGTCACTACTTGCTTCACCAACACCATCTAAATCGTCACCGACATTAGCATATATGGTTGCTACCTCTGCCAATTGCGTTGAGTCGGGTATATCATAACCCATACGAGCAAAATCAGCGGTACTTGTAACAAAGTCACTAATAGTAGTACCCAGCTCTTTTGCTTTGCCAGTTGCCGTAGTTAAATATTTGTCATATGTCGAGTCAGTGCTGTCTGTAACTTTCTTAAGCTCCACCATAGCAGTGTCTAACTCGGTCACAATGTGTATCATGTCTTGAACAGTAGCAATAGCTTTATTCATAGACGAAGTGATAAAATTCCACGAACCATATTTAAGATAGTTCTTTGCAAGTGTGCGTAGAGCGGTTGCGCCCATCAATCCAGCAGACTCGGCAGAAGTCTTAATATTTGCAAACTGTGACTGGAAAGATTTAAGCTGTTGGCTACTGACTTTTGCAGCATCTGATGTTTTATTTAAAATGGTTTCAATTTGTCCAGCGTATGCTTGAGCAGCTTTAGGATTGCTACTCGCAAATTTCATAACCTGCAAACGCAGTGTTTCTACTGCTTTGCTACTTGCGATTGTACTTTTATTTGCGGTTTCTAAACTCTGACTCCATTTGGTTTCAAATTTATGTAAAGCAGCATTATTTCCAAGCTTGCCAGTTACTTGATTTGTAGCGGTTATTTCTTCGTTAAGTAATTGAAATTTTTGGAGATAATCACTAAGTTCGTTTTTTAGATTGTCAGGAATATTGTGTCCGTTAAGTAAAGATATTGTTTGCTGATGTAAAGCTCGCATATTAGCCAAATATTTATCCAACTGACTATTATTAATAACCTCGCCTGAGCCATTTAAAATATCATAGTGATATCCTTGCGCTTTGCCAGTTGCGTTGGCAGTATTGAGCTTCTCTTTAATATTGTTAATCCTACTTTGAAACTTGTCTATAAAAGAATCATCTGCACCATTCCATACACCATTTTCAAGTAGTTTTTCACATTCTTGGCGTATGTCTTCCAAGTCTGCTTTTGCTTCTTGTAATTGTCCTTCGGGAATAAACGCTACATTTTTACTGCGGTTTTGAATGTCATCATATACTGTATCAATATCACTACGAATCTTTTCTATTTCAGAACGGTTGTTGTTTACAGTATTAGAGATAGAGGTTGATAACGCTTGCGCCTCTGTCACAAAAGACGAAAGAAGTTCTTTCGGTACATCTTCTCCATTATTCCACATATCACCAATAATATCTTTTTTAGATATAAGGGTTGTGAGTTGAGACCACGCAGTACGATATTCAGACACAGTTAGCAAGTTTTTGCTTTGCTCTTGTGTTAATTGATTAGTCGCTTGTGATACAAGAGCTTCTGCGTCTTGAAACTCCTTTAAGGCAGCAGTGCTTTCTGTAATAACAGCTAATTGACTTTGTAACTCGGAAGCGGATATTTCATTTGTGCGACCAGTAGGAGATACTACACGACTCCCTGTATCAATAAGCTCCTGTAATTCTGCTTTAGTTTTGTCTATAGATTCAGCACTAATTACACTATTTGAATTATGACTCTCAAGGATAGCATATAAGGATTGGGCGGTTTGAATAATATTATTAATTTCATTAACACTCTGTCTGCCTTCTGTATTGATTGCAGTTACATCTTGCGATAATTTTACAACCTTTTGGCTCAAATTATCTAAATCAGCGACAGGAATTTCCAACCCTTGAGATAATGACTGCTCTAACTGTCTTCCTTCAGAAGCCAAACTTCTTGATACCGTAAGAAATTTCTCAATATTCTGTGTATTTAAAAACTGATATCCTTGTTTTTGAAGGTTTAAACCGCCAATAATGCTTTGGATTCTGCTCTGAATCTGAGCTAACTCTTTTGCGGTTTGTTGATAACTTGTCACATCGGCTGTCGTCCGATTGCTATTGTTATTCTTGTTATATTGACTACGAGATGCTTTGACTGTATTTCCAGTAACACCAACCGAAATACTACCAATTGCTTTTTCAATGTCTTTCTTCAAAGACTTCATTGCATTACTACAGTCAAACTTTTTGATTGTAACTACTGGAATTTTTGGAGGGTTTTTAAGAGATTTTTCAAATAGTGTCTGAACGCTCTTTTTTAATTGGTCTTTGGCTTGCTTGCTCTGATCGGCTTCTATATTATATATTTTAATACCGTCAATAGCTTTAGCTAATTCTCCAACACTCTTTTTGAAAATTTTCTTGTCTTCGTTTCTTGTTCCAGCTATTACTTGGACGGAAATACCAAAAATATCATTTTCATTTGCCACACATACCACCACCTTATTTCAACTTTGCTATAATTTTTGTTGTAATACTTTTTTTGAAGTCTGAATTGTTTAGTTCTGCTCTCGTTGACGCTATAGGATTACGAACCCCCATAAAAGCATATTTTTTGGCATCATATCCGATAGCTCTCCATAAGTCAGAGGTATAACTATATCTCTTTCTGGTGTATCCATTCCGACTATATCCTGCTATCCAACGAATCAATGCATCCGATGTAGTGGTTGGCACTTGGTGAGTAACAACTGAGCGGTTGGGTGTTGCTACAGAAGTTATGATAATCTTATTGCTCTCTTGGGACACATCTTGAATTTGGGAGCTGCTTCCTAAGCCATTCACACTACGCCTTACATAAGTTGTAGGAGTATATGTATCATAAATATCTGCTTTGATATTTTTTTTTAATTTGTCTTTAATATCTTGAGCAATATCGGTTTTTAAAACCTGAGAAGCCGCCTTGTTAATTGCTTTGACAAATGTGTCATACGAATTGAAAGTCTTAATACCACCAGCCCCTTATTTAGCAGAAGGGAAGAGGGGAAGTGGACTGTTGTTTGGCTTATCTTCTTCCTCTTTGATAATGTGGTTTACCATATCCATCATCTTATTGAGATCTACCTTATCGCCAATAGACGATATGTTTTCAGTTAATGCTTTAAACTGATTCATAATTAATGCAGTTTCATAAGTCTTTTCGGAGATTTCCTTTTTCTGCATATATTCAATTCTCTTCTGAACACCTTCATATATCAACGCCAATTCTTTTTGATTGATTTTACTTTTAACAAACTCTGCAACACCTGTTTCTGTTACAAAAGAATACATTTTTTCAAAAACAGTAGGAATTGCAAAATTTGCATACTCTCTAAGAATCTGCATGTCAATCAATGTAGATGTGATTTCGGGAAGATATCTATTTTCTGATATATCAAATACAGTTTCCGCTACTGTACTACAGATATTTGAAAGGCGTACTGCTCCGATACTATGTTTAATTCTTAAAGAGATGTGTTCTATTTCTTCAGGATTGTTATCATCTGTTGTTACTGAATGAAATACATAATCATAAAACTTTGGCTCATTTTTTTCTGCGTAATAAATTTTTCCAAAAGTCATTACTGGAATTTCTTTATAATCCTTTTTTTTATTTGTGCTTTTTTTCATATATAAAATCCTTTCATTCCGTGTACTGTATATTAATGTTATGTACAGCGTAATCTCCGATACAGATAGCATCCGAAATGTTATCTGTATCGGTATCAATGTCATATTTATTCTTTACATACTGTAATGATAGTATTTTGCTTCGTTTTTTCGCTTTGTTATCGTTAGGAATAGTTGCAGTAATTTTTGCTTTAATTTCTTTACTTGTTCTGCCTCTTGCGTTGCAATAATTTTGCCACACAGAGGGGGATATGAGTTGGTATAAATAATGTTTTTTTTCACAGAGGTTAATTAATACGCCTTGCAACTGTGCCAAATTTTTAAATACTGATACATTAGCTCTCAAATTAATATCTTCAAGAAATACAACTGAAATCTTTCTCTTTGTGATAAGTTGACTAATATACTTTTCAATCTCACAAACAGCCTCTGAAAATGTGTATTTACCATTAGGAAAACTAAAACTGCCATAGTCTACAAGCTTTTGCTTTTCGTAGTCGTATATCGCCCAACCACCGTTGCGAGCCTGATCAACCGCTAAAATTCGCATTTTATTGACCTCCTAAAAAGAATAGGGAAGATAAGGGAGAAAATCCCATCTTCCCTATAAGAACATCATTTCTGACTACTATTATCTTCGTCAGTTTTCTTTGTAATTGCTGTTTTTCCTCGCTTTGCGGTTGCTACTCCATTATCAATAACATTACCCTTAATAAGTACATCCCTTATTTCTGACATCATGGATTGTGTAGCTTCTTTACTAATCTGTGCAAACTGTTCTTTGAGTTCTTTCGGAGAAGCACCAAGACGCATATCCTGTATAATCGAGTAAATTTGATAGTGTTCTGGTGTATCGGCAACTGCCCTCCATCCACCATATTTAGAACAGTTCACACAAGCTTCATATTCTTTACCACAAATGAGGCACTTTCTGATAGCCATAATTATGCCTCAGCTTCGTCTTCGGGAATAACTACATAGAACTGTTCTTTATCTTTAGAACAATAGTTAGTCATACCTTCAAATTCGATAGGCTGTGTGCCATCTGGTTTAATTTCGAGTGAAAAATTGTTAGAAAGCTTTGCTCTTTCAAATACAATAATTGTATAAATCTTTGTTGATGGATCACAAACATCATGACAAATGCTATCAAGAACAAAAGTACCAGCCTTAGAAAAGTTATCACTTGAGTTGGTAATCTTAACCGCATTCTCCATCTCACACTTATAGATAACAATAAATGTCATAGGAGAACCGTCTTCTCTCTTAACAGGGATATCATCACCAAGAGTGATAGTTTTACCAGCAATAGTGAAGTTTGTTTTATTTGTTGCAAGGTCACCCGCTGTGACTGCAAATTTCTCACCAAGACCGCCCTCTGTAGTAAGTGCCCAAATAGCTGTTACAGGACTTGTCGTGAGAGGAGTCCAGTTGAGTGTAATTGTTTTAGCAGTAGGGTTTACTTCAAGAACATCTACCTTCTTAGTTACAACCTTCTTATCAGCGGCACCAACTTCTTTCTTTGTACCCAACTGGTCAGCAAACACACCAAGATTAATAACAGAGTTAGATGCTGTAAATTTTGAAGTCTTAGTCCTGTCAAATGAACCAATTGTTGCACCGACATTATCTGTAGCATTTACTGCTTCGCCACCGCACTCAAGTGTACCATCTTTGATCTGATTAGCTGTCCACTCAATATCGCCTGAACTAATATCCTGCTTCGTAAGACGAGTAACCCTGTCAAGTACAAGATTGTCAATATTATACATAATAAATCCTCCTTATAAAATAAAAAGCACTCCTCTTTGAGTGCTACAAATTACGCATCCAATTAAGAACGCTTTTATTACTTATTTTCTTTAAATCAACACAGCCACTATAATACCCAGTCATAATGTTTTCGTAGTCATTTATTGCGTTAATACGATCAGCGGCGTCCATTAAAACATAAATAGGCAAACTCCAAACCGTTGAATAACTATATTTAAAATTTGCGTGATTAGTCAACGCAGAAACAATAGGGAGTAGGGTTGACTGTGCTTTTTGGTGCTCTTTCCGAGCGTATTTTTTGTTATCCCTATCTTCATCTACCATGAACCTTTTGGTGGTTGTGTTTCCACCTTTCTCTTCGTGCTTTTTTAATCTGTGAATTTTTCGTATGTAATTAACTATAATTTCGTAAACAAACCTATCAATAATTAACTGAGTGTTAGTATCGATTAGTTTAATATCTTGAGAAGTATTATCTTTAACCAGTACCATTCCTTGTAAATTAATATCCTCTTCAAAAAGCAGTGACAAAATATCACTATCTATGGATTTATAAATTAAAGTAAAAAAATCAAAATCATCTACTTCATCCCACCATAAATTAAAACCATCATATAATTCTGATTTGTAATCAGAAGGTGTTGCGCAAATTTTACCTATTTCTGCAAAATATTGTTTCTCACCAATGTCACATATATCATCAAGTGTTGGTTGTTTTAGAGTTAGATGAGTAGAAATTTTAATAGGTTTGCCTCGATATAGCGTCATCTCGTCTATATCTAAAAAATCAATTGCCTTACTTCTCATAATTTGCTTCCTATACGGTTATGGTCTTGCAAGGTGTATTCTAACGCTTGTCCGTAATAATCCTGTATGGGGTTAAATTCGTTAGCCGATACGAGTTCTAATCGCCCAAAACCAACATCTGTCATGCCATTAATTTCTTCATCAATATATCCTGCAAGCAAATCAGTGCGGACGCCCTGCAACATATCCATTAACTGCTCGTGTGCAAATATATAAATCATTAAAGATGTCGTTTTTACAGCCGACGAGTTGACTTGCGTTACCCCTGACTGCATTGTCACAAATACACTTTGTTCCTCTATAGTCTCAGGAACATAAGGAAACAGCTTAATAAACGATTTAGCTGGGCTTTGACTTCCTTTAACTACATCTACGAAACTATCTTCATTATTCGTATCTATACATATTAAATTCACAATATTCTGATTGTTTAAACAACGCTTTTTAATCAATTGTTTAAGAAGTGTCATACCTGTAAAACTATTATGTTTAACATCTTGCATTACGACCACCCCTTAATCACAAATTCTTTTTCTGTCGATAAATTGTATAATGAAGACATAACCCTTAGCGTAACTCTTTTTCCAATAAATGAATATTTAAGCGGAACATAAAGCGTTAAGGTATGATTGTCGGCACTTGGCTTAATTGATACATAATCTTCGCCATTCTCTAAAGAGTATTCGTACCCATTTGAGTTCTGAATAATATCACCTTGCTTATCAACTATACTAAACGATAGTTCACAATCTTCGTCTATATACAAAACTCCGTCATTACATCCCTCGATACGAATAGCATATGGCTGAGAAGTTGGAACATCTATATCGTCTTTGTTTGAGCTATTAATCAAGGTGTAATAATCAGCAACCATTAATTCAGTATTATCATTGGTAGATCTGTTACATTCTTTTAAACCAAAAGTATATACACCTTTACCATTATAAAGCCCCGGCAGTCGGTCAGGTTTTGTGATCTGATATGCCAGTATGTTCTGTTGTGCATCGACATCATCAACCAAAAATCTTTGTCCTCTGTATAACTCTTTAGTTTCACTATCCTTAGCTATAATAAGGTTTAAACGGTTATCACCAACAGTAATTTCTTTAGTTTCTCTTTCGCCAGACGAATTGCGGTCATTATTGGTAATAATACAATGCCTTTCGATTATGTCACCATTGTTGTTAATCCATTTGAGTGTGTAGTTACATTGCTGTATTTTTGCTCTTGTGTATAACTCATCCTGTACATCATGCGATATAATCAACCAATAATTATCTTGCCATTCTACCAGAGAACCTCTTTCAAACTTTTCGTTAGGGAGAGAGAGTAAATTCTTAATATCATCTCCGTTATCGCTCCTCGTAATAACAGCTTCTCTTTCTTCACCGTTTATTGTTATAGTTACATAAGACAAGTTCTTATTTCGTAATAATTCAGTTTGTCGCTGCTGTACACGCTCTATCATTTGCTGTCGTTTAGTTTGAGGCAACGAAACATACTCATTCATATACTCATTCCATAAAGACACAGTTATCACCTTCAATTCTATATTTAAGCTTTTCGCATAGAGTAATCATTTTGAAAATATTTCGTCTCACATCTTCAACACTACTGACATAAATATTTTGTTCGTAATAGCTTAATATAGCAAGAATACGCATAATCACAGCGTCATACCCTGTGTCTTTAATAAGCATATCAAACCCTTTTAACTCTTTAATGATATCTGAGATATGAGTATCTATAAATTCAGAGTTTTGCTCTTTTAAGGGTAGAATTTTAAATATCTGATTAATTAAACACGATAGATAATGCAAATATATTTGTTTGTTCATATATGTAAATCCGTTAAGTCTCCGTGTTCAAAAGAGTAATTATTTCCTCTGTTTTTGAAACATGTTTCAGCCTCTTTATATGCTGTTCTTACACGGTTTAAAATTTCCGCAGGCGAATACCCACTGTAATCTGTTGTGTTAAGTGTGTTTTCCAAGTTGTCTGCGTTATTTGCATATGGCTTAAACCACTGTGCAACCATACCTTCGGTAATAATGTCTACAATTTCGTCTACATCTTCAGCGCTAAAATTCTCTAAAAATGTTCTTGTTGTATCATCTCTATTGTAAAGATTATAACCACACTTTCTATTGAAAGAAGCACATGCTCGCTTTAAATATCCATCACATACTCTTGTTTTTTCTTTATCGCTAAGATGAGGATCTAAAAACTTCCACTCTTTTACTTTATCCAGAAAGACTCTGATAAAATCATCATAAGAGACTATCATCGGAAACCTCCTTATCTATCGACTAATTTGACACCAAGACTCTCTTCTAATGCCGTAATAACCGAAAGTGAATCGATTTCGTGATTCGCTACTGCATTGCGTGCTTTGTAACATACCGACATCCTCTGAGAGCGGTTTAATTTTGAAACAATTGCTTTAATCTCGTCGGAAGTTTTGTCAAACAATGTATCGAAGTCTTCAACTGTGAGTGCATTGGTGTAATATTTTTCAGCATTAAGTACCTCAAGAACTAAAGTGTCCTCAAATAAAAACCAATTATTAGAAAAGAAGGCTTTATCTGTGGAATAGATTGACTTTACATCTGCAAATGTCAAATCCTGAACATCACCGAACTCTTCCCATATAAATTCTTCGTGAGTTCTTCTGTTCTGTGCAATAAGTTTGCCCTGAAAGCCGTTAATTACAGGAATAATAGCTTCAGGCGGAAGTGTTTTTCTTAATTTAATATGCTGATTTTCCAGAACATCCGTATTTGCAGATGTTTTTGTTTTTGTCTTGGTTGTTCTGCGTGTTGTTGTAGCTACTGTTGCCATTTGATTTATCCTTTCCTTCGTTGAAATGGGCGTAGTTTTAACTACGCCCGAATATCAGTATCATTAGTTAGTAAAAGTATATCTACCAATACCAGTGTTTGCGCCACCTGAAAGCACAATACCAATACCATACTTTTCACCATAAAGGTACTCGTATGTAAGGTCAGCATTTTCTGTCGGGTTGCCAAGAATAATTGTTGATACACCTTCGTATACAACCTTGATAGGCTTATCATCGCCTGCAACGATATTGAGAGTCTTATCGTCAAATACAAAGTCAGTAGTGCCGATCTTATGTCTCTGCGGAGTTGCAAGTACATTAGAACCATAATACTTACCATAATAACCGTTATTGTAAATATCGCTCTGTGAGTCTCTGCCCTGTACGCTTGGAGCAATCCTACGAAGACCAGCCTTTGTGCCTGAAATTGTTGCTGTCTTACCACCAGCAGCAGCCTCTACATGTGCAATTGTGTCAAGGAGAGTATCTTCGCTATATGTGCCCGCAACAGGGAAGAAGGCTGTACCGCCAAAATCGTCTGCTGTAGCAGATGCCCATACCTTGTAGATATCATCAAGAATCTTCTGACTAAAGGATTCACTTACTCTTGCAATAAGTGTATTAAAATCCACTGTGCCATTAAGCACTCTCTGAAGCTCCTCATAGATTTTTACCATTTTGAGAGTTGTATCAATTGCTACAGTATTATAACCGCCAAATCTCTGTCTTCTAACGCCCTGTGTGCCATCTGCAACCTCAGCAACCTGATAGAGAATAGAATCCTGTACTTCAAATGCGTTTACATCACCGGCTGCAATATTTCTAAACTCAACAAAGTTGTTAAAGAAGTCACTCTTCTGAAAACCTTCTACTACAGTGCGAGAAAGAATTTCCTCTACAATTGAGAAGAGCTGACCGCACTTACCGTCTCTAATTCTCTTGTAGTCAAGCTTGGTTGAACCACCATTAGCTTCGATAAGAGACTTTCTAAGAACTTCCATTGAGTCCTTATTTGAATACTTACCAACTTCACCGTGATATGCGTCAACAGCAAGCTGAACAATGTTATTATTATCTGCCATAATACAATCCTCCCTTACTGTACTTCAATTGTATAGAGTGTGTATCTCTTATACTTTGTTTCGTCAACAATTTTGCCAATCTGTGTTGATGCGGCTGTTGCAGTTTCAACAACCGTCATCTTTGTGCCTGCCTGTACTTCTACTGCGTCACCCTTCTTCGGTGTACCATCAAGAGCTTCCGCAGAAACGCTAAAAGTATCACCTGTATGGAAACGGAAACCTCTAAGAGTTTTACCAGCTTCGTTTGTGTATTTTTCAAGGTTTGTGTCTGATTTAAGTACAGACTTCTTGTCCTCCTCTACAGTTGTAACAATAGCAAGCTGGGCTCGTGGGGAATTTGCTGCGGGAGTTGTCGCCTTATGAATCTGCTTTTCACCTGCCATAAGTTCACCCACAAGTACAATATTGCCGTTATCAATTGCTGTAGCTGTACTACCAGAACCCATATATTTCATTGAAACAATAAGTGAACCATCTGTGGTTGCACTAACATTATCGCTGTTATACACAGCATGCTTTACATCAGCCATATAAATGCCTCCTCTATTTAATCTTTGGGTTTAATGCCAAACTTGGCAAAAAGACCACCGTAATCATTTGTGTCATCAATAACACTATTCTTATCTGCTACGCCACCTACATTTTTATCAATACCAAATGCCAGAGGCTTGTCTGTTTTCTTAGAAAAACTCATGCCGTTTTTGCCCATAATTGCATAACATTTCTCTTCAATATCAGAAATATTCATACCTTCATGCTCGGCTTTCAATGTCTCGTATTCATTAACCCCTGCCAAATTACTGAACTTTGCAAACACAGCATCTTCCTGTGACTTACGCTCTTCTGCTTCTTTTGCTTTCTTATACTCTTCCAGTTCAGTCTTTTCTGCGGTAATACTTGCAAGACTTGCTTCATACTGTTCTTTGTTTGATTTGAGTGTCGAATAAAACTGAGATTTTACCTCGTCTACCATATTAAACACCGCAGACTCAATCTCTTTGTCTCCCTCTACATAATCAACAATGGCATACTTTTTTCTCTTTGCTGTAGATTCGTCTACCACAACATCGTCACCCTTAAGTTCATAGTTAAAGCCAACGAGCTGTCTGTTTTCGCAATCTGCGTAATATACCTCTTTAGACTCACTGTCGTAGTCCACAAACCAATACTTGCGCACTTCATAGAATGAATCATCATCGAGAGTAATCTTTGTTTTCTTATCATCCATTGCATGGATTAATTTCTGACAAACATCAGACTCCAAAGCAAACTTTCTGCTTTCAAGCTCAGATGTTAAATCCTCGATAGAAATATTTTCAATATCCAAATCACTTACATCTACTGCATAGCTTTTAATCAGCTCTTGTTTCTTATCCATAATATCTCCTCCTTTCTTCTGTGTGCTCTTACTTATTTCTGAGAGCATAGCTTTATAATCTTTCATCATCTCGCTATATTTGTCATGAGTGCCACTTTGAGAATACATTTCGACACATGCTCCTTCAAAACAAGGCTCAACATCCTCGCCTAAAACACAAAAAGCCTCAAATTCAAAATCGTTGATCTGATATACTCCATGCTCGTCCAGTTCACCATCTATAATAGAAATCTCCATTGACTCAGATGCACTGTTTTCGGAAAGTAATTTATACACACCTTCTTGCCTTGTCCATAAATAAGCTTCAACACACAGATATTCATGAGTACCACCACTATCTTCAATGGATTCCCACCAATACTTTGCAGATTCAGGCACTACTCCGATAGGTTCTGTTAAATTAACCAATTCTGTTTCTGTGTCTGTTGAGACTATCTCAACATCGTGTCCACCATAATCCTTTTCTTCTCGTAGATAGTGAGTAACAACAGGACAATTAAAAATTGACCAAATAGCTCTTTCAAATGCTTCTTTCGATATGTATGTCTTCTTGCGATTAAGTCCCGTATAAGCTACTTTAATTACACCTTTTGCAAAAGAACTATTAATTTTTTCTTCGTTGTCGTACTGTATAATGTGATTAGGGATACTATATTGAATCGTCACACGCTTTTTATCTTGCTTCACTCTTACTCACCACCTTCCAGATGATTTTAAATATGTAAAAAGCCCCACTCTATAACGAGTGAGGCTTAAAACATTAACTTGTCTGAATAAATACAAGCCACATTTTCAAATAAAGCTTTATTATTTGAGAGTGATGATTTGTTCTCAAATACATATAGTGTTGGGCTTGTAGAACATTTTCTCTTATTATCAATAACAGAAATAAGAGAATACCCTGCATTGATTAACAGTTGTTTGTCTTTTTCATTTGTTACATAAATAAATTTCACTACTCTTCGTCTCTTTCCTGAGCAATTTCACCGTTGTCGCTGATTTCTCCTAAATCTTTGGTTGGTGCTCCCGCTTCTCCATTACTATCCGCTGCCTTTGTACTCTGTGTAGCCGAACTGCTCAATGGAACAAACTTATCGGGAATGCCCATAATAGAGTTTTCCAAAAAGTGCATACTGTCAATATCTGACTGGTTAAGTCCTTGTGATGCACAATAATACGAAACCATCGGCAATCCGTATTGACAGGCTTTTAGATACGAGTCGCCAGCTTCTTTGCGATTGAAACGACTTACATCCAAAAATGATATCTTAAACATTTTTCCATGTGAGAGAGTATGAATGTAACGATTAAGCATCTTTTCAATGCTTAACACAATTCCATAAGTAATTGCTTGGTCGGCTTTTATAGATAAAAGCAAAGCATTTGACGATGCTTTTGCGTTATTAAATAGAAGACTCGAAACACCTGCTGCCGTAAAAAGATGATTCTCTGCGTCTGCTACATTGTCTACATCAGAGGTGTTTGCATGATTAAAGCTAATCTTCTCAACCGGCATTGGAGTTAAAACCGATCCTACTTCATTGGGCAGTACGGAATCTAAGTTTCTCCATATATCTTTAGCCATTTCATAATCCATAGGAAATGAGCCGTCATCATTCATTAACAGTTTCATTACCAGTAACGCATAATTCTCGATTTCGGTTTGTGTCAAATTAAGTTGCTTATAATCTTCAATTTCATACAATTCACGCAAAAGTCCAACAAAAGGAGGCACCGGATAACTTAAAATATCTTTATTGCATTTGATTGCAAAAGATGTCGGAGCATCCAATAACTGCCATTTATATTGTGTACTATCTTGCTTATATAAATTATATTTAGTTGTAAATTCAACAGGGTATAGAGGCAGTAATTCTGACCTCGAATCAAAATACTGAAAATTAAATGAAACATCCAATACACCATCTTGAATGGACGCTATGTCACAATAATCAGAGGGAAGCTGCTGAATCATGATGTTATCTTTAGTCACCCTCATAGTTCCATAAAACACATCTTCTCGTAAGCACACGGTTAAGATAGTGTCAAATGAGCTTTTAATGTTAAACCCATCTAATGTATGCAAAATCTTTGTGTAATTTTTCTTAATCTTTTTTGTGTCTGACATACTTGATATATCTACATTGTATGGAGACACAATATAAGACAAGTCTGTTAATCCGACAAAATACTGGATAATTCTACGAAAGTGTGAACTTGCCGAATACATATAAATAACCGCATTGCGCAACTGTGCTTGGTATCTATATGGATTGGATAAATATGTATTGATTTCGTCTTTTGTGTACAGAAAAAAGGAAGGTGTGTTTCTGTCATTGTTTAGGTCTCGAAGCACAAGCTGATTTAAAGCAGCAAATTTTTGCTGAGTCGTTTTGATCTGCTCTTTATATTTTTTATTATCTTCTGTTCGTTGCTTCTCAGTATGAATTTCTACACTATCAATCTTATTCATTTTTCACACCCTTTCTTTTAACGGTACTTGTACATGTCTGGTGCTCTAAACACAAAAAAGTCTTTTGCCGAATAGATCGTGTTGCCTTTTTGTCGTATACTGTCTTCAATCTGTCTTGCTACATAATAGTTGTAAGACAAACTTGAAAAACGGTCTTTTCGCATACCAGACATTTCTTTAACTTTAATAAGTTTATTGTTTTCTTCAATGTTGAGCTTTACTAATTCATTAACCAATAGCGTGGTATTGATATACTGCTTAATGATTTTTGTTCGCTCAATAGGACTAAGATTACTATATCCTTTAATATCATTAAGACAGGTTTCTGCATCAAACTCATTTATGAGTAATTTAATACGACCAGACTTAAACCCTTCTCTTAATGCTAATGCACAATCTGAGTTAAATTTAGCACCTGCTTTAATTGCCCAAATAACTTTTGGAGCAGATTTATCTTTACAACGACTTGCCATATCTGGGTTGTTACAGCAAGATAATGGGGGATAAACCACACCAGTTTCAGTGTCTTTAATTTCTTCCACCAGAGCATCGTATACACCAGAGCCAACACCGTTCGCATCAATGACTATATAATCACAATCAAATTGTTCATATAATTTTCGCACAATCAATGCTTGCACTCTTGTCAGTTCGCCCTCAAGTGTGTCGCTGTATATGATGTTATGAACAAACCTACCGCCTTTTTGCTTCTGAGGTACACAGCTATTAATAAAAATAGCAGAAGCGTCATTCTTGTGTTTTGTTGTCGTTGCCATAAGCGCAATATCAATTGACAAAATACGCTTTTCATCGTGTTGCTTAGGTGGAATAATTAGTTTTTTATCTCCTGCCAGCCTACTATAATCGGGTGGCAACCAAGGATATTTGATTGTTCGTGTCTGGTTTATAACAGGATATTCGTAGAAACTACCTTCAAAATCACCATAAAACAGACAATCCATTTCCATTGACCATGACACTTCATTGTAATCTGATTCAGCCATATCATCCTCAACTTGTTCTCTCATAAGCAGACCTTCTCTAATTGCAAGCTGATACGGAAAACCACATATAAAACATTTTTTACTATCGTCTAACATAGTAGCCGCATAACCCTTTGCTTTTGCATAAGACCAATGAGAACAAAACCACGCTGAAGACATATAAATTTCCTTGTTTCTCTCTTGGTATTCTGGTTTTACATGCCAACTGCCATCTGGTCTTTGATATTGATATTTTTTAAGTTTGAAAAATCCGGGTTGTCTGGGATTCGATAAGAATTTTTTCAATACGGTTTGAATGACATCCTTTGATACCATTCTAAATTCATCGGTAATAAGAATATTTGCTCTTGCACCTCTGGCAGAGTCTCTCGAAGTTACTACCAATATTTTTGATGTATTCCTAAATTTGATTTCGCCTTTTTCACCTGTAATACTCCAAGATTCAATTTCAGCTCTCAAATTAGGAGCACCGGGCATAATAAGATTTATAATCTTGTCCAAAACCAAATTAGCCTGTTTCCTGTTACCAGATGCAATACATATTGTTGTCCCCGGATATAAAATACATCTAACAACGCAAAAAATAGCAACCAAAAATGTTTTACCTAAGCCTCGACAGGCTAAAAACATAAACTGGTTGCATATATTCATAAAACATATAAGTATAGATTGAAATGGTTTTAGAATAATATTTAGATAATCTTCAACAAAGTGTTCTGGGTGTTCTCTGTAGTATCCAGTTACCGTGTTTACTTTATCCATTGTTTCTTGCCGTTGTTCTTTTATTCGGTCTTTGGTTGTGACCGAACTTGTGCTATAAATACTGTCAGTCTGTGTCGATGTCATCAGCATCACCGCCATCCTTGTCAGAAGGTGCGGTCTTTAATGCTTCCGCAAATACCGACTCGAAAATAGCTTCATCATCTTCACCAGCGTATTCTGGACGCTCAACCCTATACCTATTCATTTCTTCTTCGTACATATGAGCGTACCTGTTATGTATTTTTAGCATTTTACACAAATGTCCGAGAAAATAAGTTGTAATATACCAAACTAACTGATTCTTGTTTTTACACTCATCTATAGGTTTACGCTCTTCATATTTTTTTATTAATACACCAAAAGTGTTTGTTTCAGCTAAGTCACTTTCTTTTGTCTGGTTAGGCGATATTCCTAACTTGGTCATAATATTACCCATGCTTGTCTGTAGCGAATCAATTTTTTCGTTATGTTGATTTGCCTCTGAGATTCTTAAATCTGTAATACATAACTGTTTGTATAACACTTGTTGTTCAACTGTTAAATTGTGATTGTCTTTAGTGAGTTTTTTGTATAGTGACTTAAGATTAGCATAATTATAGGCTGGATAGCCATATCCCCAAAAGGCTTCGTCTGCGGGAGTTATGCCTAATCTAACTTTTAACTCATCTTCGCTTTCACCACTACCACCAAAATTTAAAGCACCTGACGGCACAGAATCTATCACATCGTCCTCTGTAGCGCTTCCTTCTTTGACTTTTTTGAACTTTAATTCTTCTTCGTCCAGAGTATCGTCAAAAGTTTTGCCTGAGTATTTTAATAAGTTTGCCTTCTCCATATAAGCTCTAAATCTTGGACGAGATGAACTTGTATCTCCTAACAGAGCGTATATCTCAGGAGACCAGTAAACATCAAAGTGTAAACACACCCGCCTTAAAGCTTTCTCTTCGCTTCCAAAAACTTCTCGATAGTGATTATATAATTCATCTACACAATCTTTACATACCGGAAAAAACTTTCCGTCGCCTTGCCATAATGGAGAAGAACCTCTTGAAAATGCTTTGGCTCTTTGAGACTCTGTAAATTCCTTTTTGCATTTCTTGCAGCGGTATACTGGTTTAAAGTCAATACTTTTTTTTGGTGGAGCGATTTTACTAACTTTAGGCAAAGAATCACTCCTTATCGTGATTTAATTGTGTGTTTAAAGACAAGGACGCTGTAAATTTTGCACATCTCGATGCTTCGATGTTGATAATTTCGTGCGTGATAGGATTTGTTCCTCTTCGAGCCTTGCCCTCATTAACATAAAAAGTACCAAATTTGTGTATCTGTACGGGTTGACCAGTACATAACATTTCTGTAACGCAATCAAAAACATCTTTGATTACTTCTTTTGCGTCCTTTTTTGTGTAGCCTTTATCGGCTAACATACTAATTAGTTCTGTTGTTTGTGCCATTATTTCTCCGTTTCTTCCGTGTGCAATTTAGATATTGCACTTGTCTTTATTTGCTTGTAATTTACTCTTGTCTTCTTTGATATAAAACCTACGAGTAACATCCGTGCTTTTGTGATTAAGCAACACTGATACCTCTTCAAGCGACATACCAGCATTTTTATATGCTGTTGCTCCGCTATGTCTAAAATCATGAGGATGTAATGTTGGAACTCCAATCATTTGACCAATCTTTTTACAATAGTCACTTAGTGTTGATACGGTCGCAGGGGTGCAAGAACCACTCTTTCTATGAGCTGATACAAAAACATATCCACCATCTTTAATATTGTTCTCTGTTCTGTATTGTTTTAGATTTAGCAAATATTCTTTAGCTTCTTCGCTAAAGAACAATTCAACAAGATATCCTTCTTTTTCAAGAACATCTTTAGCCACACGACTATCAAAATCAAGCTGTTCCCATCTTATGTTTGCAATAGCATTTATTCTTGCCATTGTGGTCAGTGAAAAGATAGCGTATGCTTGCATTGTAAGTGCTTCGTAATACTGCGTGGGCTTAGTTTTTCTTTGTTCCTTAGCCTTTTCAACATTCTCTTGTAGCTTTTCTCTCATAAACTGAATTTGCTGTGTAGTAAGAAATGTTTGTGCAACAACCGCCTGACCTTCTTTTGGTCTATCTATAAAACTCATTGGGTTCTCGTCAATCAATCTTTTTTTCTTTAAAAATAAAAAGAATGCCGATATACTTGACATTCTTCTCTTAATACGATTTGTATTATTGCCCTGATCTTTGCAATAAACGATAAACTCAGAGATATCCGAATCATCAATCTCTTTAACTGATTTATTGTCTTGATAATCGTATATATAAATCCACCAGTTAGCTAAATCGTTATAATAATTATAAATTGTCTTTTCCGAAAGTTCTCTGATTTTCATATCTAATAAATATTTATGATATAGTTTGAGTGTTTCGGGGTTGATTTTTTTTAGCTTCTCTTGATTCAACATACATATTCGTTCACTTCGCTTCGGCATATTTCACCACCTACTCAAAAATAATATTCACTTCGTCTCCTTCTATGTATTTAACATATTGACAAAAGAAACGAAGGGATCTACGCATTGCCGAAAGTCTTTGATAAGACACTCCTCGTTCGTGTCTCATATATTTAATAAAGTTATTGATGTCTTCACTTGTACACTTCGTAAAAGACTTATTTTTGTTAAAATGCCATAGCCACTTAAGAAACATCCGTGTGTCGTCAACATAGTGCTTTACAGTGGCAGGAGAGTACGGTTCATAACTCAAATATGTTTCAAAGTTATCCATTAGTTCTTGGTTATATGCACACATTTTTTCTTTATTAAACATATAACCACATCCTTAATTTAGAGACATAAGTTTGGTTTTCTCACGAATAGCGTGACCGTGCTCATCGAAACACATATATACAAATCCTTCTTTCTGAGAATTAACCAATCTGCCTTCGCTATATTTCATTTTTCTTGTTTCACAACAAGCTCCCTGTTCATAGATTGCAGAATTTCCGATGACATAATACCCTTGACGATGAGTATGAGCCATAACAATATTTCTAAAATCAAATCCCTCGTTGCGAAAATAATACAAAGCTTTTTCTGCGGTTTTAAGCATTACCGAAGAGTATGCTCGTGGATGACAGAATACCGTATCACCAAACTGAGAGTACCATTTACCTGTAAATTCAATTTCAATGTTGCTATCTTTGAATACATGCGTCAGGGGAGAATACTCAGTTTTCGTTCCTATTTCGTTGTCATAATCAATAAACCCGTCTGTGAAGATATAATCAAGTACAGATGACGGCATTATGTCGCATAATTCACTGTTTGTCTTTTTTGCAATATAATCACCTATTCTCAAATCGTGATTGCCGTTATTTGCAATTACCTTTTTTGGATTCAGCAAATGAATCAGGTCAATTAAATATTGTCTTGCTCTGATAAGTTCTTTGGTTATACTCACATATTTCGACTTATTCGTAAATTTTGATAACTGGGCGCAGTCTACAAGGTCTCCGTTTAATTGCAATATATCTACACGACCTATGTATTTCTCAAATGTGCTAAGAGGTTTACAATAAGGGAAATGCAAATCTGATATTGAAAGAACTCTCGTGCTTACATTATCTTGATTTTTATAATTATAATAGTCATACACACCTGACGCATATTTTCTAAAGTGGTCAGATGATACGCTCTCGCCAAGCAGACTTACAATTTGAGACCATTTCAAAGGAAATTTTGTGCCATTTAGCTCTCCGTTCTTTTTAGCTACTATTAGCCTGATTTTCCATTCCTCGTGGGTTTCGTCTGGTCGCTGTAAACACCAATTGTCTATATATTTATTTGTGTTAGCTTTCTGCATAGTAAGACGCTCAACCCTTTCGTCTCTGTTTAGAGGCACGATTTTTTGCTTTAAGTATTTTAGCTGCCTCAATATTTGTGTCTGCAATCAAACGGAGATATTCGGTCACTTCTGGTAAATATCTTCTGTGTCTTTTTGCAGGCTTTCCTCGTCCTGTCTGGGGAATCCATACATCTGGAAACTCTGAGCGTATAATCTGACTCTCTTTTTTTGTGATTGTAATAATTGTAAAAACTCCTTAAATTCAATTTATCACTTGACTTGCAATGCAAGAAATGATAGTATATTATGGGGTATTGTATTTAGTCCCCCTATACAGCCTAACTCGCAAGGCAAAAAACCGCATAAAATTCGAGATTTTTGGGTGCCCGAATGTCAAAAAAGGGCGGGAAGTACCCCAAAATTGCAAAAAATCGCCCCGATTATAGTCATAATCGGGGCAAAATTTTATGCTTTTTTAAATCTAACCCCAAAAAATTCTATATCTCCTTGTTCACACATCTTTAATTTTTGTACTGGGGTTTTGCTTTTACGCAGGAGATATAAGAAATCTTTAGGTAGGGAATAGAATAATATTTTAATCAATAGGCGGTATATGTCTTTGTTTGTTGGTTTCTCGGCTTCGTGTAGCAAATAACTCATTGTACTTAAACCAATTCTCTTATAAGACACATATGTCAATAAGTCTTGATAAATTTGTTCTGCCTGCTCGTGCTTTTCTATATTCGATGATTCTTCTTTTAGCCATACAGCGTTTATTTCACTTTGTTTCTTTCTTACAGTGTAAATAAACTCATCAGCTTGCTCTTTATTAATATGTGAAGAGTGAGGCTTGAAATCAATAAAAGAAGTCAAAGGCAACATAGGGTGTTTATTATTACCAACTATACGCTTACGCACTGATTTTTCAAGATAGTCCATAGAGGTATCATAACAACGGTAAGTCTTATTTTGAGAAGTACAATGCTTATGCCTTTTATGATTGGCTTTTTGTTTGCTCACCTCTAACATAAATTCCGGCAGTGACTTGCTTCCGTTTTCGTCTTTGAGATACTTTGTGGTTAGTCGTTCGAGCTCTTTTGTCATTTGTACATCAAACTCTTTTTTAGCCTTATCTATTTCAATATTAGACATTACAGACAACTGACAGATATCGGTATATATGGGTTGGACACTTTCAAACGATGCCCCGTTATTAATATTATTCCATATAATACTTGTAAGCACTTGTGCAAGGTTAATAATTTCTCCAATCTTATTTTCACTTGTTTTAATATCCAAGTCTGTTAAGTCATTAACGGTGTAATGCCTCTTGATTTTTTTAGCTTCTACCATATTCGTTGGAACAAGCCATTTATCATAGTTTTTAATTGCTGCCTTTAATAGAATGGGATTGTCTGTGATTAATACACTATCTGAATCAAAATCGCAGCCATTAAGCCGTTGCAAAACATTTTCTCCTATGCTGTTGATACACAATATCTCTTTAGTGAAGTTGAAGTATGTGTCTATTTCCGGACACTCTTTGTTATAAGCAACCCATACATTGCCTGTACAACAATGAGGACTTCTTGATCCTAATAATTTTTGATTATAGACAAATCTTTTTGAATGTATATTACCTATACCCAAGTGAGATGTACCGTCAAATTTACCAATTGATTGTAGAAGCATTTCATAAGGATTTCCTACAAGTGTTGAGTAATTACCAGCTACGGAAATATGACCTCTCTTCATATTGTTCTTATAAGACCTAATAGTCTCTCTTACTGTGTCATAATACAATTTAGTATCACAAAACTTGTCATTAATACCAAGCAAAGTGTACACTAAATCGTTTTTAGAGGCTATGGCTTCGCCTGTGAGCGTGTTATTTGTCTGAGCCTTAATGTGATACCTCAAAACAGTTTCGTCCGTTTTGAGGGCTTTTAGATAGTCTTTTGAAGGCTTCAAAAACTCTTCCATATCTTCTTGCGACAACTGTAATGTATTTAAAAGCTGATAATGGGTTTGAACTAATTTACCGTCCATAATATGAGTCGGCTTTTCGTACTTAACTATGCCAAATTCTGTGTCGAGATTGTCAAGCCATGCGTCAAATGTTCCAAACTTCAAATATTTAATACTGCTTGGAGTAGTTACGAGTTTTACATCCTGTATACATTTAGCTCGTGTATATCCGTTAAGCTGTGACACATCAGTAATACCGTTGTCTGCAAACCATTGTTGAAGGTTGGTATTAAAGCAAGCTGACTTAAAAAATCTATTACGCAATAATAAAAACCCTTTATGCTGATACTCTCCAAAAAGACTAACATCCATAAGAGACTGTCCGTCCCAAATGCTATTACATATCTGCACCTCTTCCGGTTGTGTTTTTAATACACCCTCATCTATACGGGTAGTCATTACTTTATCTGTAAACACATCTTCATAATCGTCTACAAGTAAAATATTTTCGGGTTGAATATACAGACTTGCAATAGTGCTACTCAAAGGTAGCGCTGTATAGGACTCAAATGCGGGCAAATCTATTTCTTGTCCCTGTTTGATAGTTAAGCCACACTTAGACCAATTAAAAATTCCTCTATATAAATTCTCATCAATGAATAAACATTTTCCTAAGCGGGAACTGCCATTGCTTCTTTTGTATCTTACATATTTCACTCCGTCACAAACAAAACCGTTCGCATACAAGTCGGCTCGTAAATCACCAACCGAGTGTAACACCTTTATGTTGTTCTTAGCCTTATACATTCCATCATCGTAATAAAAGTATTTGCCAAGTACATCTTTATGTATAGGAAATTCTGTAGGAGTGTCTGTCTGAATAGCAAGCAGTTCACCGTCCTTAACACAGACACAATCTTGCAAGGTTAATTCGTCTAAACGATAGCCGAATTTCACATAAATGTTAGCGGTTATTCTATTGTATTCTTTGTTACTGTAATTGAAAGTAATGTTAATAACTTTCTGGGTGTATTCTTTTCCGTTGACCGTACAGGAAAAGCGATTATTTCGGAACACCTTCTTATATACCTCAATGATTTTTGGAAGTTCTTTGCTATGAGGAAGTGTGTTAATAAATTTTCGGTAGTTAATATCTCCGTTGCGATAACGGATGTTATAACCTACACTATCGGGTTTATTATAATGGTTTGCGATAAATACATCTTTAGCATCCAAAGAAAGGATGTTTACTCCGTGTATATAATCACTCAACAACACTCACCTCGCTCTCATACATAAGCGAATATGTGTTGTCTTCATCATTTAGTTCGTGTACAACCTCTGCGTAAGCCATAACACGCTCGTTCATGTCCTCTGTGACCTCCTGAGCGATTATTTCTTCGTCAGAGAAATTTGTACAAGATAAACTATTCGTGCCACACAAGTCAAACCAGAGGCATTTACGACAATTCTTCACCTCCTCTGCTATAAAATTCTCTGTTTCTGTGTAGTTAAATGTATATTTGTTCAATGGGTTGGACTCCTTTATTTATTATTATTTATCCAACCGACCAGTAAATTTCTCATCCTTGAGGATGGGATATAGATGTTAATTTCTTTGTTATCTCTGATTGCACTTCTCCAGATAAACTGAAGCATTTCACTGAGAGCAAAACCGTCTTCATCGACCGTAACGCCATTGTTCTCAAAAAATCTTATAAAAACAGGGGAGATGTACCTATTGACCGGATAGGCAATCGCTGTCCTGCTTTTAAACTTATTAGACGCTCGTAAATTACAAGCTATAAATCCTTTTGTGTATCCTTTACCTTGCACTTTAGATTTATACTCTTTAAATGTTGTCCACATACACTCATTAGATTTTGCGTTCAATATATTTCTAAAGAAATTATATATATTTTTTTTAAGTGTAGGAATTTCCTTGTCGTGTGTTTGGTACCAGTGCTTGCTAAGTGCTGTGGGAGGTTTACCAATTTCATTCATTTTGTCATTATCGCATATATGTATAAGTTTAATGATATCCGAAATGTCATGCTTGACTTCGTAATCTACGAATGTAAAGTTTTCGTAATTGTCCCCCTGTATCCACCAATATTTGGGCTGAATCTCAAACATCTGAAAGTAGTAAGCAGTAAAAGACGCCTCATACAAATAAGTAAGGATAAATACTTTGGAAAAGGCTTTAAAGTTTTCAATCGGTAGTAGTTGAACGAAGTCATTGCTTGCACAGTACAAGTTGTGACAATTACACATCGTTTCTATACTTTTCATATAAGCTGTTCCTTTGACCGAGTTCCAAGTGGCACACCCTTTATCATCAAATTCACAAAGCGATGCAATAAACTCTCGATCACTTGATGATAAAACAAGTTGAGATATCGTTTCTATTGTTTCATCGAGTATCAGTGTGTAATTATTGTCTTTTATTAGTTTGCGTGTTTCGCTGTCTATATTTGAGAAAAGTGAGTGGGTAGTCGCTACATTCTTTTTATTTGTAACAAGCTCTTTGAATTGTTGCCTTTTTGATGGACTCTTTTGAGGCTCTATAAACTCTTTGTCAGTACAGGCTGTTATCACTCTATCAACTTCTGACAAATACGGAGTACAAAAAATGAAGTGTTCATCTTCAGCTGCGTTATTGATGTAGTTAATTGCAGCGGAAGTTTTACCTTGCCCCATTAAAGCGTTTACCACATTCAGTTCCACTTACAGCCCTCCTTTATATGATGTGTATTGCGCTGGTTGTTGTTCGTAATAGAATCTCTCCTTTACAAGTAAATGTTTGTGTTGATGTGTGAATTGCCTCTACATCAAAATCACTCCTTTCAAGACTTATAAAATGATGTTCATTTTTGTCACAAAAACCCCAAATCCCCAATGCCAATGCGGGTTTTCGCCACTTTGGGCAAAAAGGATTAATTACACTCTTTTCACAATTACTCTATTCTCTTTCTATATATTCTTTTTTTCTAAAGAGAGAGGCTTTGAAAAAGCCGATGAACAGTATGTTTTACTTTAAAAAAGCACTTTTGGTTTTTAACTATTCGTAATTCCAAAAAGAGCTCCATACCACAGGGTAGAATACATTTGTCCCAAAAGTTTTGCAGATTAAGCCTTTACAGACAAATGTATTGGTCGCTTAATTCTCTCGAACAGCAAGCTTATTCTGAGATTGCCAATCGTTCATTAAGCTCCTTTACTCTAAACTTTACCTTAGAATCCGTAGATAGTAGTTGCAAGAGAGTGTGTCTATGTTCAATAAATTCATTTCCCAACAAGGGAAAAGAAAAAACTAAAACAGTAGTTACTCCTTTATGCAAGTGACTGGAAGAGATTAGTAGCTTCTAAATTGCTATTAACTACATAACTGTAATCTGTACCAAGGTTGAGTTTCTTGCAGGAAGCCAAGATTATATCTTGTGTTAAGCCTATATATCTCAATGTAATGGAAGGAGAACTGTGTCCAAACATTTCCTGTAATAATAAAAGCTTATCGTTGCTAAAGTTGCTCATAGCCATTTGATGATATCCAAAGGTTTTTCTTAATGTATGGGTACCTACTTTCTCTGTAAGGTTACACTCAGTTTCTAAACCTTTAATGATATTATATATTTGTTCCCTAGTTAGAGGAGTGCCTAAATTCTTAGAACGGTTGCTATAATCTCCTTTAAATAAGTAGTCATTGAGGGTTTTTGAATTGTGGTTGAGGAACAATTCTACGGCATCCATTACTGCTGAGTTAATGGTGACTACTCTATTGATTTTTTTTCTTCTTGTTTTTTCTGTTTTTAATTCTATGATAGGAAAGTAATCTTTGAACACTAACTGTTGGTTCTTGACCTCTAATAAGTGATTAAAGGTAAGCAACCTTAAGTCACTGACTCTTAATCCAAAATTGATTCCCAATATAAAAAGCATGTTGTCTCTGTATCTACCTTTACTGATTAGGTAATCAGAGATATTTTTTAATGTATGGGTATCTTTGATAGGATCCATGTCATGTCTCTCATAAGATTCTATATTTTGAATTTCTGAGGGTACTGTGAGTTGAGCTGACGCTCGGAGCTTATTGTTTTGTCTAACTAATTTCTCAGGTTGTATAGGCTGTGAGAAATCTACATAGATTAGGTTGTTATTCTCAGTTTTCATATGTATCGAACATCCTTTCTAAATTGTTTTCTGAACTAATTGTACCATATATCATAAAAATGTCAAGTAAAAATGACTTAAAAATCAAAGTTTTTTGAAAAAATTCCAAGTTGTGGAAATGCAAGTATATTCATTATTTTTTGTAAAGGATATTTTTATCGGAACAAATTCACCATTTGTATAGGAAATAAATTTCAGGATTTGCAGAGGGAGAGAGAAAAAGAGAAAATAAAAATACGAGATTTTAAGCCTGACTGTGAGAAGAAGTAACTGCAAACATAAAGCATAATTATACAGTCTGAAAATATGGAATTTATCCCCTATTTAACCTACTGCTATTTTGTGAAGTGAAAATTATACATTATTTTGTATAAATATTCATTTCATAGTATATATATGATTGCAATCATTAATAGTTTTCAAAAATAAAAATGATTTGACAAATTGCAAGCTATGTGTTACCATAGATGCCTGGGATATCCCATAGGATACAAAAAAATGTTGCATATGCAACAAAAAATTTAGGAGGCTATCATGAAAAAAATCAAACACGCAATCACGCTATACGGTACATGGAAAAAAAACTACATTCCATTATCTTATTTTAACAAGTGTAACAAGCTTGTTAAAGAAGAAATCAGAAACACGCTACAAAATAAGACTATTCAAGACTATGTACGCAGTGCATACAAGACGGCAAGAATTAACCGTGTATATAACAATCTGTACACTCTCACATATCAGATTGCATGTAAGGTATGCCGTAACAACAAGATTAAAGACTTACTCCCCGGCTTATATGCTGACTATCAACAAGTTAGCAAGGCTATAACGACTCCGGCTCAAATTCAGCAAGCAATCAAACAAACGGTTAAAGACTTGAATTTTGACTATCTACAGCAGTACCACGACAAAAAAACACATTCCGTCAAATTGTGGAGTACTCAAACGGTAAAGGCTCACATAGGTTATTTATTAACTTATAACCCTAACAAATCATTGTCGTTTTTCGCTGATTTACTTCACACGGGACTTGACGAACCTCTCACAATTGACGGTTTAACCGTATGGAATGTTGCAAGTTCATGTACAAGTCTTTTGGACTTAAAAGGCAAACTCAGTCAAATATACACACTCAAAACTACAAAACATAATTATGACAAAAAACTGCATACACTTGTTGACGGCTCTATATATCAAATGACCGTCAACGGCTTACGCCGTGTGTTTATCATCGGTGACGGTGACACAATAACGGAGACTAACGATAAATATATATGTGAACGCAAGCAAAACGGATTGCAGTATATGTATAGTAATGTGCGTAAATATCTGTACTCTCAGCGCTCCGCCGACACAATCAGCTTGCAAGCACCCACAAGTCAAGACTTGACGCTTGCCGATTCATTGCAAGATAGGACAGACGCACAAGCGTTACAGGAATTTAAAGCATATGTAAATATCATCAACGATTTTTACAAGACATATAAAAGCAGTAGTAAAGTAGTCTTAAAAACATTTGATATCTATTGCCAATATTTGACGGTAAAATGCCTCGGCTTATCCGATAATGTTGCAAGCAAGAAAATCAATGTACCATGCCGCAGTGTTGAGCGGTACAAAGCAATGTATAACACAATGTTTTATGATTTCGTAAAAAACAAATAGTCTTGCAGTATTTGCCCACTTCTGAAAAACAGAAGTGGGCATTTTTTTATGCTTTTATTGCTCATATTGTGCAACATGTATATTATAATTCTTTTTAAAAAATATAGATTGTGTAGTATTTTTGGCGGAAAATGCCCTTCCTATTTCGTATATATAGTGTACAAAAACAAACAACAAACAAACAACAAACAAACAACACCGCTGACAAACGGTAAACATTTGTTAGTTATTTGTAGTTACAAAAACGATATCACGCAAGACACACCGATTTTGCGGTACAATGATTTGAAATGAAGGTTTTGAGTCGTACTGCGGAACTCGAAAAGGTCTTGAATTTCGTTTCGGATAAGCGTGAGAGCGTGCCGAGCGGCGTATCGTTTGCCCACCTGTGGGGCTGCACCAAAAATGCAGTCACAGAGCGGAACATTCCGCTTAAGGGCGATGGAGCTTCGTGGAAGCCGAAGCAGATTGTTGAATGGTGGCGTCGTTGCATCCAGATTGTAACGGGTAGTTTCGCTGTAATGAAACAGTGCAGACTTGAGTAAACAAGGAAGATGGCTGAAATCTTCGCTAAACCGCTTGAAGTGAACAAGTGTCGTAATATCCAAATCACAACAATAATAACTATTAAAGGCTCTTGGCTAACCTGAGCAAGTCCGTTTCAGATCTGAGGCGGGTGACTTGTATTCTGCTCAAGACCTTGAGTGTCGGGTGACAAAGATACCTTCATATCTGCCTTGAGCCTTTTAATATACATACTTGTTTTCTATCATTCTGCAAAGCACACATCTGAGGTAATGGCTTGGTCTGTTGCCTGAGCTGTGTGCTTTGTTGCACACGAATATTTTAATAATAGGAGTGTTCAAAATGACAGAAACTGAAGTAATGGTAAAAGAAATCGTAGGAACTAAGAAGATTGAGCGCAAGACCTCATCTGATGGGCTTGACAGCAAGCTTGCTGCTCTTGAAAAAGCTACAAAAGCATTGCAGACAGCCGCTGAGAGTGAAAACTTGGCTGAGTTTGCAAAAGCAAATGAGGATGCTAAAGATGCTCAGGATGATTACAACAATTATTTCACAAAATACTGCTTTGAGAATTTTCTTGAGGCTGAGCATCCGGCATTTGAAGTGTTAAAAGCAGGCTTCCTCGATTACAAGTCAATCAAGGGTGAGTCAACAATGGGATCGGTTACATACAGTGTTGTAACTGTGTCTAAGCAGATTAACTTTTTGGCATTCAATGCAGAGGCTCGTTGTTTCGGCAATAAGCTCGGCAAAGCAGCAACACTGCTTGCTTACTATGTGAGCCTGTATAAGACCGCACAGGTAGCTAATGGCAAAAACATCATTAGCGGTTTCAATCACGCTTATCAGACTACAAAAAGGACTGTGGCACAGGATCAGCTCTTGAGCAAAGCACCATCTAAAACTCTGCTCAAGAAGGCTTTGCAGGATGTTATCGATGAGCTTTGGTTTGTCGATAATGGCAAAAACGAGAACAAGTATGTTGTTACTACTCAGTGGTGTAATTTTATGCTGGACTTTATTGTTACAGCAAGAATGACCAAAACTGAGGCTTTTTATCAGACCGCCTCACCTGAGAAGGTTGTACAGGCTTGTGCAAACTTGATGCACAAACTCATCAATCGCTATGACATCTCAATCAAAGTTGAGGACAAAACTGTTCCGGCTGTTGAATTGACTGCTCAGGATGAAAATAAGGCTGAGACTGAACAGAAGTAATATCTAAGCACACTCGTTTAGCGGTTGCGAGTCAAAACAAAACCGCCACCAAAGCGTATACTTATTTTTAAGGAGGTTTAGTAATGCGTCCACAAAAACATAATAAATTGACTAACCTTGAGCTTGCTATAATGACAGTAGGCTATTATTTAGCAGGAGCTCTAAGTTTGACTGGCTTGTACTGGTTTTGCAAACTGTTAGTCTTAATTGCACCATAGGAGGAATACCGATGAGTCAAAAAGATAAGCTTGAAAAACTTCTTGAGTGCTACGGCATCTCATGGGGTGAGTTGAGTACATTAAACGATGCACAAATCAAAGCCATTGAGGTGGCTTATTATGACCGCTATGGTAAAAATATCGCTATAAGCTTTGACTTTTAAGGAGGTGAAAAGATGGGGGTTGTATGGGTGGAAAATTATGCGTATGAATATGCTGCTAAATTTCTTCATGACAAAGAAGTGACTTTTGAAGCCACTCGTCCCGATAGGGGTTCAAGCAGAGTAAGGCTTGAATTTCCGAAACTGTCTCAGAAAATGTCTGAGTTGCTTATGACTAAGATTTGCCATAAGTCAAAACAGTACGCAAAACTCGAATAGAAAGTATGTTCGCTTGAACACTCGTGTAAAAAATGGTAGAATATTCCTGAAGCGTGATTATATCACGGCAAGATAAACGATGTTTGTCATTAAAAGAGAGGAAGGAATATGATTGCCAGAAAATAAAGACAATAGTGCGATGAACGCTCATGAGACTCACGAGCAAATGCTCAAAATGCTACAAGAGGCAGGAGAACAAAATCCGGATTGTCCAGAAGGACAATTTTTACTCAATTGCCTTACGGGTATGAACGAGGCACGAAGCAAAGCCAAGGCGAGAGTGGTTGATCCAGTTAGTGTAAAACAAATCAATGGATTGAAGAAACTGTTTGAAGGCATAGATGGGGTTAATGTGGATGTAGACATATCTGCATTTCGTGATTGTTTTATGTTTACCGCTGAATCAAGTCATATTATTACGCTTGATGCGGAGCAAATTGCAAATTTTTATCCGTTATTGGAACACTCCACTAATTTTCAAGCTGGATATGATGAAGTCACAGAAACCCATTGTCTGGAGGTTGATTTTCCGCACTATGTGTACGAGTGGTAACTCGTTTAGCGGTTGCGAGTCAAAACAAAACCGCTGCCATAAAATCACTCTTTTATAAGAGTGACAAAAAGTAAATATAAACCAATTAAGTGTATGCGATAGATTTTTGCATACACTTTTCTTTTGCCTAAAAAGAGGTGGTAAGAGTGTACGAGAGTGTCAAAACAATACAAGATATTCGTGATGAACATATTGATGTATTGAGGGATTTTGGTGTAAAGGTTACATCTCAGATTGTGCGAACAATCGAAACCAAGACAACCGAAATTGCGATTGAAAATTACTGTCGTATTTTAATAATTAAACGATTAGAACAGGAGGAATAGCTTCTTATGCTAAAGGTTGGAGATCAAGTTCAAATATTGCCTTCTGCTGTTATAGTTGGAATACCTGAGATATTTATTGGACATACAGCGGTTATCAATGCAGTATATTCTAATAATTTGATAAGCGATTCAGTACAAATCAAGATTAACGATGAAGACAACAATACTTGGCGTTGTTTTTCTGGACATCTCAAGAAAATTCAACCGTCCGAAACAGCTGATATCAGTATTTGGAATTATATTTGAGAGAAGGTAATTTAATGTTTAAAATCGGAGACAGGGTAAAAGTATTACCAAGCATAACACAACAGGACGGTTGTGATAGTCAGTTCTTGATTAACAAAATAGGCATCATACAGTTCGAGAGTCAAGACGATAGAGGCGTAAATTGGTATGCTGTAAGTTTTGATTTTGATGATGATCGGTTACATGGTTGTACAGGGTTTGCACCGCACTCAGATGGTTGGTGGTGCGACGGAGATTACTTATCACTCGTGCCAGAAAGTTGATGTTTGGTAATGAATTTTGTAAGGAGGTGGTTTTATGTTGAAAGTTGGAGATAGGGTTAAAATACTTCCAACAATACTATCCGACTATCCTAATTTTCCGTATGTAGGAGTAGTAGGCAGAGTGTGCGCCATTGATAACAATAATGATTCGATAGCTGTTGAGTTTTCGCATCCTCACAATTACTTACACGACTGTGACGGAGCAGCTGAGCAGCATTCTGGCTGGTATTGTTGTAGGGAAGAGTTGGAATTTATACCTGATGATAATTTGCCAGATATTTGGGAGTATATCTAACATATGAACAATTTTAGGGAGGTTATAAAGTAAATTATGTTGATGACAAAACACAATATCGCAGTAGAAGGAGATTACAAAAATGGCAGGTAGAACTATTAGTAAGGAACTAAAAGCCCAGATTGTGTCAGCTTATAGACAAGGCGAAAAGATGAAAGACATAGCTGAATTGTATGGGGTATCATATCCCACTGTTTCTAAATTAGTCAGAGCATCGGTTAATTCATCTGTTAGTCTTGTAGGCATTAAAAAGGCATGTCCTAAGTGTGGTAAAGATAAACACGAAGTGGGTTCATATTATTGCTCACATTGTGGAGCAAACATTATGACCGAAGATCAAAAGTTGTCAAGAGAACTTGACAATATCGCAAAAACGATTCGTTTTTGTTTACCACAAGCAAAAGACTCCGATAGAGAGAAGATTGATAATTATGTTGCAGTTTTAAAAGAGGCGGCATTAAAAGTAGGAGGTGAGGGGTGATATGACGGTAATTGCAAAGAATGGTCACTTTGAAGTTATTGATGAGCATGGCAATGTGTTGTGTTCGGGTGACACCGAAACAGAAGCTGTTGAAGCGTATGAAGAAATAGGATTTGAATAATGTAACATTTGCTTGCTTTATTAAATAAAGCCGCCTTACTTAAAGTAAGGTGTTAGAAAGGTTAGAGAGAAGAAAGGGATACGGGCTGAAGGAGGAGCCGGGATGGACAGCAACTGGAACAGGATGTCCTCAGGAAACTAAAGTTCTCACACAGAAAGTACTTCTTCCGAGACCAAACCCAAACGGAAAAAGCACATAAAAAGATCACTTTCGCAATCGATAAGGGTATAAACGCAAATTGATAATCAACCAAAAGCTTCATCTACAGACTCTTCTCAAGTATCGATCTTTTATTTAAGAAATGTTGCAGCACCCCTTTAGATAGGGTGAGCGGTTACAAAACTACTACCTCCTCGTGGTGTAACTGGGTAATGCTAAAGTAGAAATAAATTAAAGTGCCATACGAGGCAGAAAGGAGTCACAAAATGACTGTAAAAACATTAAACAATGTGATGGTTATTGAAGCCAACTTTTCAATGAAGGATCTTTTTAAAGTTTACAAACACAAGCCAGATGTATTGTCTTTAAAGGATGATGATGGAAATATGCTTTTCGCTGTGAAGCCCAGCGAGCATACGGAGAGTTTTGGCGATTGCGGAATTTCTTTTGTAAGTAATTCTTACACAGCGTCAAAGGCATCAATTACAATTCCTCTCCCATCAGAAGCTGCCAACAACACAAAGGTGTGGATTGCAGAAAACTTTGGTTCAATTCTGACAAATCTTGAACAGATTGAAAGAAATGTATCAGAAGCTTGTATTGATATTGATGCAAACATTGCAAAAATTGTCGGCTCAATTGTAACAGCGTAAACAAGGAGGAAATAATAATGAAAAGCATTAAAGTTCAGAACAATCTTAAGTCAAAAACAATCATTGGCAACCCAGATGAAATGACAGTTCAGCAGGCTTTCAATGAAGCCCAGCTCGAAATGGGTAATGGTATTCTCAATCTTAACGGCGTTGTGGTATCTACACAGGATGTCAACAGAACACTGTCTGACATTGTTGGCGCAAGAGATACATACATTCTTGCATCGGTTGTCAAAGCTGATTGTGCATAATTTGATTTGAAACAAGGGAGAGTACGCTCTCCCTTTGGCATTTGCATTGTCGAAAGACTGCTTTACTTAAAGTAAAGTATCAGGAAGGTTAGAAGCATAAGACTCATCCGACATAAGATGCTGCTTAAGGCAAGGTGAATAAAATGCACGGTGATGAAAACGAAGAGCGGCGACTATCTCTCGAACCCAAGGGTTACAACTGATAGGAGCATTGGTACCCGCGGTTTGCAACTGAAATAGCCACATCAAAGCTATGATTACCTCAACCAATGACCAAGCTTACCGCAGACGCCTTACCGCTGCCATAATTGTATTTAGAAATGCCAAAATCTAAGGAGGAATAGAAATGGATTTAATTACAGATTTATACACACAAAGTTGTTTTGATAGCCGTCTTACATTTGGAGATGATTACCCCAAGATAATCGAAACATTTGTCAAATGTGTTTACGAACCTTATTACACTAAGAACAGTGATTTACCATCTATATTTTTTGGTTGTGTTTTCGACACACAGCCACCACAGAGAGCCGCAACAGACAAAGCTGTTTATATATGGTATAACAACACAGAACCCACTATAGAGGGAATTAATAAGAAATTTAACTGTAGTGTGGAATCGTATGAGAATTATGATAAGTATTGTGAATCAACCCATAATAATTCAAAAGGATGGGTTGGTGACAATCAGTATATTTTTTGGGTAAATCCGTTTGAAAGAAAACTTGCAGAATACACGATAGCTGTTTTTCTTATTCCGCTGTTTGACTTTATTTGCACAGCAAAAGAGATCAAAAACAAATTCAAACCAATTGTTGATGAAATAAGTCAAGGTTTGGATGATAAATTGTACGAGTTAGCCGAGAAAATTTCAGAAGAAAAAGGATTGTCGAAGGTTGTGTTAAATGCTCAAATTGCCGATCTTGCACAATATAAAAAGAAACGCACTCTTGATCGACTACACGAAAGGATTAAGTATTATGAATCAAATTATAGACATCTTGTAGCAGATGCAGCAAGGGTTTACGAAAACTTGTTGGATTGCAAAAAACAATTATCATTATACAATGACAACGATAATGATAATGCTGCATTGATAGATATGCTTACAAACAACAGTGCGATTTCTGATGTGAAAATTGAAGAAGGAGCCCTTGAGTTTGTAGTATGCAACCCGATTACTCAGTATGATGAGGATGCTTTTGCCGAAATATTAAAATCAGAAAATTCCACTATTAATAATATGCCAAGCGTAGGTAAGGATGTTTTATGTTGGATGGTTGATGGCAGAATTGATTTATTAACCGAATGTAAAATCTATATAAATCTTAATAACAATTCTTTTGATGCTTGTAGGACAAATATACACGGTTATATGCCTCATCCTCATTTGGCTTTATATAATTGTTTTGGAGGTTTTAGAGTAGATATCGCAACTGCATTAGCAGAAGGTAATATCTGCTATGCAATACAGCTTATTCTTACTGCGTCACAAAATTTGAATTTTATAGATTCTACGGTGATGGGCGAGTTAGGAACTCTGCTTAATGAGGCAGACTACTCGTGTATTATGGATAAGGAGTCTGGAGAAGTTATGACAGTAGACGAATGGAACGAAAGGAGAAAATAAAATGCAACTTTTAAAGATGCCGACAGATATAGAAGCACCTACAATATCTTTCACTCCATTAGCTTTTGCCAAAATGATGATGCTTGTTGAGGTAAATGACAAAGAGGTGGGGTGGCATGGCACAGTTGAAAGGCAAAACAACAACTTTGTTATTACTGATATCTTTGTATATCCTCAAGTAGTTACTCGAACAACCGTTGAGCCTTCTCAGGAAGAGTATAACGAATGGCAGACTGAGTTGCCAGACGATATACATAACAGTCTTAGATTTCACGGGCATTCTCATGTAAATATGGGAACATCGGCGTCATCTGTTGATACAAAATTTCAGGAAGACATCGTGAAAATGATTGATAATACTGATTTTTATATCTTTATGATTATAAATAAAAAAGGTGATTTTAATATATATCTTTATGATGGTGTGCTTAATTTAGCATATAAGTCTACAAGTAAGGATACTCAGCCTGAGATAATATTAAACACAAATAATATTCAGTCGTTTGGAAAAATACTTTGTGTTTCACCTGAAGTTTACGACACATTGATGTCTTTCAAGGAAGAATCAAAAGATATGGTTACAGAACCAAAGCCAGTATCGTATTCGTATCATGAATATCCTTACAGCTACGGTAATGCTGGTGTAAAAAGCCAGAGTTCTATTAAGTTATCTATTGTAGAGATTCAAGATATATTTGGTGTTTCTTATGTGGACGCCAAAGATATACATGATGAGTTGAGTAATCTTGTATATAAAGAAGTGATAACTAACGATAGGCAGTCATTGATTGAACAGGCAAGCTTGTATATAGATTAAGGAGGTCTTACGGAATGGATTTAAGTAAATTAGGAGATATTAACCCATATCAGAAGGAGTTGTCAACCACTATACATATAGTTGGATGCGGAAGCGTAGGTAGTACGCAGGCAGAGTTTCTTGCAAGATATGGCTTTTGCAAGTTTAAATTATATGATTTTGATTTCGTTGAAAGTAAAAATCTTTGCAATCAGATGTTTTTTAATTCTGATTTAAACCACAACAAAGCAGAGTCATTAAAAAACATCTTGCTTTCTGTTAATCCGGATATCGAAGTTCAGGTGTTTGATAAAGGCTACATTGGTCAGCGACTTAACGGAATCGTAATTCTTTGTGCTGACAACATTGATTTGTGCAGAAATATTTGCAAACAGAATAGACTTAATCCATACATAAAGGTAATGTTGAATTACCGTACTGCAAGATACGATGCACAGCACTACGCGGTAGAGTGGAGAGATAAACCGAGTGTGGATAATTTGATTAAAACAATGAATTTCACACATGAAGAAGCAAAAGCCGAAACTCCAGTGTCAGCATGCGGAGTAGAGATTGGTGAATCTATTGTTGTAAGAGATATTGTACTTAAAGGTACAACGAATCTGTTTAAATGGATTACCGAAAGAAAATTAAGCCCTTTGATTATATCTTCTCCATATAAATTTGACACGGTAGTAATGTAAAGGAGGGACAAGTATGTGCTACTATGTGTGTTTGCCAAAAACCGAATCGAAGCCTAACATTTGGAGTTGGCTTGAAGGTGATATACATTCTCCACAGTGGTTATGGGGTACTAAATCTGCGGCAGCCACAGTAACTCGCAGAGTCGATTTTATACCTGCGAGTGCAAAAGACAAATACCGTGTCAATTTTATTGTTGGCACATTGGATGCCTTTAATAAAAAATGGAGTTATCTTGGACAAGAAATTGAAAAACATTATTCTCATTTCTATATTCCAAAAAAGAAATTAGACGAATACGGCAGAGTTAAATGGAGAGAAATCTGTGCTCCAGATGATGAATTATCTGAAGCATTGAAGGACTTAAAAGAGATTTTCGAGGCTGCGGGTGTTTCATTACATCATACCAACGCATACGCTTATGTTCGACATAGAACAGCCTCGGATGCAGTTTCCAAGCATCAGTATAACCATAGTCGCTGGTGGATAACAACTGATTTTCAAAACTTTTTTGGTAATACTACCAAAGAGTTTCTTATGTCTATGATGGCACAAATATTTCCATTTAGTGCAGTTATTGAACGAGATTTTGGAAAAGAGTGTTTAAGCAGGGCATTGGATTTATGTTTTCTTAATGGGGGCTTGCCACAAGGAACTCCAATTAGTCCAATGCTTACTAATATTATGATGATACCATTTGACTACATAATGACAAAAAAGTGTCGTGAAAAAGACTATATATATACCCGATATAGCGATGATATACAAGTTTCACACCGTAGAAAGTTTAATCCAGATGAAGTTCTTGGATTCATCCACGAAACACTAACTCAAATTCACGCTCCGTTTACAATTGAGAAAGAAAAAACAAAGTTTAAAAGTGGAAATCAGTTCGTATTAGGTGTTATGTATAATCAAAATTGCGACATTACAGTCGGTCATAAGAATAAAAAAGAGTTCAAAGCTACATTATTTAATTATATGTGTGATAGGCTAAGCGGTAAAGTTTGGGAGTTGCCACAACTCCAACAAATGATGGGTAAATATGCATATTACTCAATGATTGAAAAAGAGTATTTTGAAAATGTAATGAAGGAATATTCTCGTAAATTTAAGCAGGATGTTATGAAATGTATCAAAGCAGACTTGCGTAGATGCTAATAACATCTGGTGGAATTTTATTAAATTCTTAATGAAAATTCATTGCAAGTTTTTCGGAAACCATTTTGCTTGCAAATATATTGAGCAGTCGCCAAGCGGTTAAGGCACTGGACTTTGACTCCAGTATCGTGGGTTCAATTCCCACCTGCTCAGCCAAACGGTATTGTGTAGCTTTATAACCTTGCGGTTCAAAATAAAAATCTACTGTTATTGTAGAAAGACTTTATACTGATCAGTTACTTAATTTGGCGTTGAACGACGATGTCCTTTTACTGTTGTTCCATCAGCCTTCAATCTACACAATACCGAATATGACACAGTAGTCCAACGGCAGAGACAGCAGACTTAAAATCTGTACAGTGAGAGTTCAAATCTCTTCTGTGTCACCATATGGACTGTTAGCTCAACTGGTTAGAGCGGCAAACTCATAATTTGCGGGTACAGGGTTCGACTCCCTGACAGTCCACCATTTGCAAGTGAGTGCAATCGGCACAAACTCATTTTGTAACCTCCTTGACGCATGACGGATAAGCGTCACCATAACGGTCTGTGGTTGTTCATTAGAATGAACTGAGTCCGTCCAAATAAAAGAAAGGAAAGAATCCAATGAAGAAGTTAAAAGCTGAACTACATAGAATGCGATTCTGGATAAGTGCAATATCAATTTCCATTACGATTCCATTGTTTGTAATTGCTCGACTGGGAGCAGTGAATGAACGAAAATCAGAAATGCTCGGTGGTGAATTATTGATTTTGTTCATTCCATTCATTGCAAATATGATATACATAAACATCAAAGACACAATAATTGAGCATCGCAGAATGACGATGATTCTTAAAAGAAAGAAAGTCCCAAAGCCCACAATTGTTGTTAAAAATATTAAGAGCATAAAGGAGAATACATGAGGATATGATTGATAATGTCCGTAGAGAAAACCAACTTTTTAAGCTTGGGGATAAGGTTAAAATACTTCCGACAATACTATCAGACTACCCTAATTTTCCGTATGTAGGAGTAGTAGGCAGAGTGTGTGCTATTGACAACAATAATGATTCGATAGCTGTTGAGTTTTCGCATCCTCACAATTACTTACACGACTGTGACGGAGCAGCTGAGCAGCATTCTGGCTGGTATTGTTGTAGGGAAGAGTTGGAATTTATACCTGATGATAATTTGCCAGATATTTGAGAGTATATTAAATAAAAGTGAGGTTTTATTGGAGTTTAACTGAGAAAACCACGAATAAATTCAACATTTAAATAAGATAGTATAGAGGTGAAGAAAATGATTGACTGTGCAAAAACCGAAAATTATTTCGCTGAAAAACAACGAATGACGAAAAGAGCAGAGAATGGGCTATGTAAACTTAGCTGTTCTAACTGTCCTTTATGTAGCGAAAATAACAATAAAGGGCTATCATGTACAGGTTTTGAAAGGCTCTATCCCAAAAAGGCAATCGAAATCGTTCAGAGGTGGTCGGACGAACACCCACAGAAAACATATCTTACGGAGCTTTTGAAAATCTTTCCAAACACTCCGCTTAATGATGACGGAACTCCTAAAGGTATATGTCTACATGAATTAGGGGCGACGAGTTTAGATAATTGCGAAGTAGACAATGCGTGTACTAAATGTTGGAATCAGACTATGCCTATTAAGGACGGTGAAGAGTGATGAAAAGATATATTGATGCAGATAAATTTATCGAATATTTAGGTTTCGAGAACACCGAAGAAGAACGAGATGAAAATATCGGTGGAATTGTTACGCTACAAGACTTTGATAATCAGATAACAAAAGATGTACAGGAGATTAAACACGGAAAGTGGATATCGACTGTAAATGCTTTAGGGGAGATTGAATATCATTGCTCAAAATGCGATAATTATTTGATCTTCTTATTGTATAATTATTGTCCCTATTGCGGTGCAAAAATGGATAAGGAGTGAGCAAGAATGAAAGCCCATATAACTAAAGAACCTGCTGACATATGTGAGTATTATACACAAGATTGTAATTTATCTTTTCTCGCTACCGTTATATATCACCCACCCAAGAATAGTCACAGGAACGCACCTTGTTCTTGTGGAAGCGGAAAGAAATATAAAAGATGTTGTTCGATAAAGGAGAACAGGCAAAATGACAAACTTTGAAAAAACATATTCGAGGAAAACTTACTTATCCGAATTTCTAAGTCATTATCCAAACGCTATTCTTGATGAAAGAGGAATACCTGATGGTGTAATCCCATGTGACTTAGGAGTGAAAGAAATAGATAATGACTGTTACGGTGACTGCGTAAAATGCTGGAACCTGCCTGTGCCTATTGAGGAGGGCGAAAGTAAATGAGTAAACTATGTAGAGCTAAAGAGGAAAATACAGGTGAATGGGTGTATGGTTATTATACTTTATATCCTAAATGTTGTGGATTACATACTTGCATACTCACTGGAACAGAGTCTGGATGTGTTATACCTAAATTTATTGATTCGGATACTTTAGGAAGCTGTACCGATATGATTGATGCAAATGATACAGAAATGTTTGAAGGAGATATCATTAAAATCAGTAGTCCTAATCCAAAATATAATTATTTAACTGTAATTTATCATAAGTTTTGTACTTTGTGTATAAATGTACCTAAAGAGGGTTCTAAATATGACACAGTTGTTTGTGCTATTGGACTTGCCCAGAGTGTTTGGAATGAATATGAATGTACAGTTGAAGTTATCGGTAATGTTTATGACAATCCTGAGTTAAATATATATTGGAAATGCTTAAAAGAATGAATACAGATGAGTAGGAGGTAAAAAAATGAAAATAGTTTATCACAATGATGCTGACGGTAAATGTGCAGGTTTCTGGGTTAAGGAACTTGCCTATGTCGAGGAATATATTGGTTACATAGAAATGGATTACGGCAGAGAGTTTCCGTTTGATAAGATTGAGAAAAATGAAACAGTATATATTGTTGATTACTCAATCGAACCAAGTGAAATGGATAAGCTTCTCGAAATCACACCAAATGTTACTTGGATTGACCACCATATTTCAGCAATTAAAAAGTATAAAAACTACGATAAAGAAATTCGTGGCATCAGATATGACGGAGTAGCAGGATGTATGCTTACATATTGTTATCTGAAGCATATGACAGATAGAGGCAATGGCGATATTAAACCATTCGAGGAAATTATGACGAAGGATGCTCCAATGTTTACAAAACTGATAGCTGATTACGATGTATGGACTTTCAACTATGGACATTTAACTAAAGAATTTCACGCAGGATTGAAAGCAATGCCGAATACAGAACCAAACAGTAATTGCTGGCTGGAATTAAATGATCCTGTATATGGTTATGGTGCTACAAACGCTTTAATTAAGGAAGGTGTTTCAAGAATCCAGTATCGCAAAGAAACAATGACAGATTATTGTGAGGCTTTCGGTTTTGAGGTCATGTTTAACGGTTACAAATGCTTTGCTGTCAATATGGGAATGATGAGTAGTGACGATTTGGTCATTGGTAACATTGACAATTATGATATGCTGATTGGTTTTGTTTTCAATGGTCACGAATGGAGATATTCTCTGCGTTCAACGAAGATTGATTGTTCAAAGGTTGCTATGTTGTATGGCGGTGGCGGTCATAAAGGTGCCGCTGGGTTTAATACCAAAGAATGTGTTTTAGAAAAGGGTGATGACTGTGAAAATTCTTAAACACGGAAAATATTATCATCCACCACAGTTGTGTATTTGTCCAAAATGCGGATGCGAATTTGTGGTAGATGATGATAAATGTGGGCATTCTTACTTTGATGATATTTACGGATGCGAGTGTCCTGAATGTGATACAAGAAGTCCTGTTGTGGAGGAATACAATGATTAAGATTATTAAAAACGGTACAGATTGTGTAACGAAATTGTTTCATCAGGATGGCAGTATAGTCAGTTTTGAGTGTAGAATGTGTGGTTGCATTTTTGAAACCGATATTTACTCGATTAGAGCTTTTAGTAATCCTGTATATAGAGAATCGGTTTGCCCACAATGTCTGTCAACCACTAAGAAACTCGGTGCAATCGGCTAATAAAATACATATTTTAAGGAGGTATGAGAAATGGATATAGTAACAATTATATCAATTGTGGTTTCGGCAGTTGCGGTAATAATTGCAATCGCTTGCGATATTTGTATTGCTGTAAATCACAAAAAATTAAAGAAAGCTGAGAGGAAAATAAAAAGCCTTGATATATACATAAAAACTACAAAAGCGTATATGAATGCTCTTGAGCAGGATTACAGAGAGATGATTAAGAAAACTGAGAGGGAGGCAGTGTAATGTTAGATTGCGAAAGAGAAGTAATGAAAGGTTTATCAAATGAGCAACTAATTTATATTATTGAACAGTTGTTGCGTAGTCAGAAACTGATTAGCACTATCTGTGTTGAGGAGTCCAAATGGCATATAAATTCTGATGAAGCTGTTGAACAAATTCGTAGGAGTCTTTACAATATGCCCAGTATAGATAGTAGAACCTTGCCCGCATATATTGATATGCAGTTAGGTAAAATTACTAACGAAGAGTTTAGATGTATTTTCTTAGGAGTATAAAATTATGAAGATAAATAATTATGATGAAATAACTTTTTGGCTTTATGCCGACATTGACGATGTTATGGACTATATCAAGGCTAAGAATAATGTTACAAATACTTAGCAAAAGAGCGGAATAATGTTACCTTAGCAAAAGGAGGAAGATATTATGGCAAATTTTGAAAATATTACAATTGAAAAGGGTATGTATCAGACAAAGGGCGGAATTTCGGGCGCACTTGAAAAGCTTGATCCGTCAGAAAATTACAGAGGTACTGCACTTGAGGGACTTGACGCATTTTCCCGTCAGCTCAAACGCTTTGATATTAAGGTTAAGGGCAGAAACAGCGACTGTGTTGAAAAGTTTTTTCAGAGTTCAAACTCTGCGGCACTTTTCCCCGAATATGTGAGCAGAGCCGTTATGCAGGGCATGGAGAGAGCGGATATTCTCCCAAATCTTGTGGCAACCGTGACAGACATTGAGGGTATGGATTACCGCAGTATTGCATCTGTTCCGAGTGAGGATGATAAGAGTCTTAAACTCGTCGGCGAGGGTGCAAAGATTCCGCAGACTGAGGTTAAGACAAGAGAAAACCTTGTTAAGCTTCACAAGCGCGGCAGAATGCTTGTTGCATCATATGAGGCGCTTCGCTTTCAGCGTCTTGACCTCTTTACCGTAACACTCAATCAGATTGGCGCATATATTGCAAGAGCACAGCTTAAAGATGCGATTGATGTGCTTGTGAACGGTGACGGCAATGAAAATCCCGCCGGCACACTTAATGTTGCAACAGGCGGCAAGGTTACATATGAGGACCTTTTAAAGCTTTGGACAGAGCTTGCTCCGTATGAACTAAACACAATTCTTGCGTCAACCCCCGAAATGCAGAAGATTCTTTCGCTCTCTCAGCTTCAGGATTCAAACGCAGGTCTTGATTTTCAGGCTACGGGCAGAATGATTACGCCTCTCGGTGCAAGTCTTCTTCACACTCCTGAGCTTGAGAGCGGTAAGATTATCGGTCTTGACAAAAACTGTGCGCTTGAAATGGTTCAGGCAGGCGGTGTTGTTACAGATTACGATAAGCTTATTGACCGTCAGTTTGAAAGAGCCGCAGTTACTTGCACAGTAGGGTTTTCAAAAATTTTTACAAAAGCCTCGAAAGTAATGTATTGTTAATAAAGGAGTGGAATAATGTTACAGTTTGTATGTTTTGTCATTGGGGCGATATTCGGTGGTTGTTTTGCGGCTACTGTAATGGCACTGATTTTCGCCCACACTGACTTATATGTAAAAGATGGTGATGATAACAATGAAGAAAAGTCTCCACAAGAGGGTGAATGATAAAGGTAAATGGTGTCAAGAAGATGTGCGTGATAAACGATATGTTTGTCATACAAATAAACATCTTGTTTGGTGTAAAAGATACTTAAATCGTTCATTCAGGCGTAAGAATAATCAAATAAAAGAGGAGTTTTAAAAACGAAATGTTTAAGCTTTTAAAGAAACGGACAAGAAAAAACGCAATGGCGCAAGTCACACCAGACGAATGGCGAAAGAAAAATCATAGTTGTTTAACTTGTGAATATTACAACCAAGAAGAGACGATGTGCAAAGCAAAGAACGAACTTTGTTCGCCGCCTCTGACGGGAAGTGTGGGTAACAAGTGTGTAGTTTATTCGCCCGAAGAATTTATTGATACTAAAAAATCAAGACACACCACTGCAAGGTGGTTAGTAAGTCGTGAATCATATTGTAAAGGAGAAGTGTACTGTTCGGCTTGTAGGTGGTTTACTGGAAAGAACGCCTCTCATAAGCCAATGTATAGCAACTATTGTCCACACTGTGGAAGTGTTATGGAAAATACAAAGAACTAAATATTAAGGAGCGATATAGATGCAAGATAGTCTTGGTGACAGAATGAAAAGATATGAGAATGTAAACAGAACATATCTCACAAGAAGAACTCCTGTAATAATCAGAGTTGACGGCAAAGCTTTTCATACATTTACTAAAGGATTTCAGAAGCCATTTGATAATTTTATGATTAGAGCTATGCAGACTACTATGCAATGTCTCTGTGAAAATATTCAAGGGTGTGTGTTTGGGTATACGCAATCTGATGAAATTACCATAGTGCTTGTAGATTACCAAACATTGGAAACAGGCGCATGGTTTGAATATAATGTTCAAAAAATGTGTAGTGTCGCAGCAAGCATGGCGACATTATACTTTAACCAATTTTTAAGTGGATGTTGCGAAGGACATATAACTGATGTATGGACATATACAGATCCAACAACGGATTATGAATGCGTGTATTACAAAGCTATGCAAAAAGGAGCTACATTTGATGCTCGTGTATTTAACATTCCAAAAGAAGAAGTGTGTAACAATATTTTTTGGCGGCAACTTGATGCAATGAGAAATTCAATACAAGCATACGGGAGAGCATATTTTACCGATAGGGAATTGTATAAGAAATCTACTACAGATATCAAGAGTATGACACTAAGTATAGGACATGATTGGGATAAATTATGTGTATATAAGCAAAGAGGAAGCAGTTGTATTAAACGGGCGACAAAAGACGGTCATTCTCAATGGTATGTTGATGAACATATGCCTATACTCAAAGGAACTGATAGAGCATATATTGATAATTTGATTTATATTGGAGAGTAATACAGCATGAGTGAAAAAGAGTGGCTGAGTAAAGGATTGGACAAAGCAGTAATCCCACTCGTGGAATTTTTTAATAAGAACGGGTTATCTACAGTAATGTCTTGTTAAGGACATAATAAAACCAATCAGTCAATGTTCTGGATACAATTCGACAAGTCCGTATCTGAAGATGATATTTTGAATTTTATGAAGCATCATTCTAACAAGTATGGTTCATTTTGTGGTTCTGGAAGATTTGCAAAAAGAATTTTCGGATTCCGCAATAGGTTCAACGGTGTATATGAAAAGGATGAAAGTTGGAATTATTTTGCGGCAACAGTTGATGCTACCCATAACGATTTAAAAATGTGAAAAAAAGGGGGTGCATATACATATGAGGAACAGACAGGGAAGATTTTAAAGAATGATGAATGGATAAAAGTGTAGTTTTACAGCTAAACCCGTGATTTTCGTTTTTAACCCCGAATAATTGCATTTATAGCAGTAAAACAGGCAGATAAAAACAGATATTGCGTAATTAACCAAAGAGGTGAAAGTGTGAAAATTTATATTATTACAAAAGGATGTTATTCAGACTATCATATTTGTAATGTAACAACCGATTATAAAAAAGCAAAACGATACAAAGAAGCTTACTCTGATAATTGGGGGAAAGCTTGTATTGAAGTATATGAAGATGGAGAAAACGGTAAAGACAACTATTGTTGGGCGTATAATCCTGTTAGCAATACAGTAGAAATAAGTGACTACAACGAAAAGGGAATCCTGAAAAATAGAGAAGGTAAAATTTGCAGGATATATATTTACGCTCCAGACGAAAAACACGCCATTAAAATAGCACAAGATATGATTGCTAAACACAAAGCCGAACAGGCTGGATTGTAAATCGTAAATACATATAAGAATTTGAAACAAGGGAGAGCGTACTCTCCCTTTGGCATTTGCATTGTCGAAAGACTGCTTTACTTAAAGTAAAGTATTAGAAAGGTTAAAAATTTATGACTGGAAATATAATTATCTTACCAACTCAAAATAATTATATTTAGAAATGCCAAAGACTAAGGAGGAATTTAAGTAAATATGTTTACTTTAACTAAAATTGACAGTATACCAGACAATTATCAAAAGTATCATATACATCATAATTTACTGATATCTAATAGAATACGAAGTCATCTGATTCAAAGATTTCCTGATTGTCATTGGGAAGTTGCAAACAATGATATTTATATTAATGTGAGTCTTAAATCTTCACCTTGGGAGAAAAATAGTAAAATTGTTCATGCGATTGCTGATTATGCATATTATTATGCAGATAGCTATAATTACGATCACACTGATATAAATTCTGATTATTGTAATATGAATTTTTTCGGCGTATACAAGAACAATATTATTGCGAAAGATTATACACAATTAAGAACAACAAGCAAAACTCAACAGATGGAGCTTGAATTTATGCGTCAGTATAATGAAGCATTTACAAATGAATAAGAAATAAAACAGCGAAGATTTTTGTCTTCGCTGTTTTTGTTGTAAGGAGACATCTATGGAGAAATACAATTATGTCGAAGCGGTTAAAGAAAATGTCAGAAGTTATATTAGAGATAATATAAAAATTCTGGAATACATAAGCAGAGACGAAAAAGAAGAGATAATTAGTAATGGGGTACTAACTGAATATATGAATCCTTTGTTAGTGCAAGCAAATAAAAAGTTCGCAGACATTGAAAATTGGACAGCCGAAGAACATTTGTGTCACAACTTTGATTTGCTATTCAAGGCAGTGAATGTGTTTAGTTTAGATTTTGAACAGACATTGACAGGACAACCGGCATATGCAGATGGCATAGTAAGATGTTATGTTGTAGAAAGAGCGGTATCTGAAGTTCTCGATGAGTATGAAGATTTATTAGATATAGAGGAATGAATATGACAGATGTTTACAAGATATTGAACGATGGTACAGTAAACAAACACACATTTGCACTATCGGCAAAACAAGCCTAATTGCTTGTATTATGCAAGAGAGATTCCATAATTATAACACTTGGGAATATCCATGTGACATCGACGGCATTGTGTCTCACAAAAGAGGTAATGTTGTTCGTTTTGTGTATGACTGTGGTGATTATTGCTTTTGGTGCAAACAAAAGAATGAGGTGTTATAAATGAGTAAAATTATTTGTTTTGAAAAATGGGATTATGATCGTGGCACGCTTAACCAGATAAGTTTTGAGTTTGATGATTCTATTACAATAAATCAGATTTCTAAGTTGGCAGATAGGATTTTAAATGACTACTACGATGAATCAGAAACCAATGACGAAATCGAACTTGATGAAGTTTATATTTGTAACAAATGTTATGAATTTTGCAAAGAGCAAGGACTTATATTTAATACAATCAAACCTGATATTACTGTCAGTTTAGACACGCAGGAAGTACATATATCAGTTTAGACACGCAGAAAGTACATATAAAAGAATAATTTTAAGGAGGAAAAATATAATGTTATGGAAAATAATTACAAAATCAGATGCAGCTCATGAATGGGTAAGAGAATTTAATGCTATTGACAGAGGTATTATTGAAAAACTTATGTCAATAGATATTGATGACTGGCAGGAGGTTACAACACCTCGTGTATGCGATAGAGTGTATTGCTTTGATTCGGAAACATATGGAGAGGTAGTCGATATTGATAATAATGATTATACAATTAACCTTGATGATGGAACAGAAATCACTTTAAGTATTTCTGATTTTGAGGTTGAAAGGTATGACTTATTGCCGATGTGGGGAACGATGTGGTCATTTGGCGATGGTCTGGATGATGAATGGTTGTCAGACTATGACGGCATTAAATTAATGTCAGAATGTGGTTTCAGAATTTTTTACTCAGGAGAGTTCGGGTATTTCTTCGGCATTGATGGAGCAGGATATGATTTTTATGAAGCACACTGGATACCTCTTTACGAAGCAAGAGGATTACATTGGCACGAAGAGGAGTGTTAAAAAATGAGAATATATAGTGAATTGGATTTAAATACATTTGAAGCTTGGAACGGAGCAGTTAAAACTCTATTCAGAATACGCCGTGAAGGCAAGTGTGAGGAATTGGAAAGTGTTCTTGAAGAAAACTACCCTGAAGGAATTGATGAAACAGAGTTAAATGATTTATTGTGGTTTGACTCAGAAACGGTTTATGAATGGGTGGGTTTACGAACAGAATCGGAGATTGAATCTGAAATCGAAGAAGCTAAATCAGAGCTTGCTGATTTAGAAGATGACTTAAAAGATTTAGATGAAGATTATAACACCGATTGTGAAAATGTTTCAGAACTCGAGCGTGAAAGAATTTGGATAGAATCTTACAAAGACGATCACAACCCTTTAATCAATGATATTGCAGAAATTAAAGAAAACATTGCCGAGTTAGAGGAAGAGCTGAAGGAGATTTAACTATGAAAAAATATATTGAGGTAAAGGAAAATCCAGCAAAGGTTACACACTTGAGGATTGAATTATATTATAGTCTTGGTGGAATGAATTATTTTACAGGTAGGGCAGAAAATCGAGGATATTACTTATCTGTTACACCAGTCGAAAGAAGAACAAGCGATGGAGGTTATACATCAGAGAGTTGCGCAGCATTCTCAGGAATAAAACAGAATGTTAAGGAGGTAACAAGAAAAAGTAAAAAGGCTGAACTTGAAGCTGAAAAACTAGCAACTGATGTGGTAGATAATTTGATTGATTATGTATTGAGGAACAATGGTCTTGAAATTGCAGTACAGGAGGCTTAATTATGGGACAGTATTATAATGTTGTAATTAAGAATAAGAATACAATAACCGCATATAACAGAGAAGTTGATGGCGAGTACACAATGGCAAAATTGACAGAACATTCGTGGTGGTATAATCCATTTGTTTCTTCAATTACAAAATTGTTATATAAAAATCCCTGTAAAGTGGCGTGGATAGGTGATTATTCTAAAACGGAATGTACAGAAGAAATCAATCCGATACTCTTTGAGTTTGCTTGGGGAGATGAGGTTGAAAAACACAGCATACATCAGGATGAAATGTATCTTGACGGTAAGTATCTTGTTAATCACACAATAGGAGCATATCTCGATTGTGACAAGTATAAAGCGAGATGTAATAATAATGATTGGATTTTACATCCATTGCCATTATTGACAGCCGTAGGCAACGGTTTGGGTGGTGGAGATTATTATGGTATCAATAAAGATCAAGTTGGCGGTTGGGCTTGGTGTACAATATCCGTTGAAGATGATATTCCGGTTGGATATGAAGAACTTGAATATATATTCAGAGAAGATTAAAACGGCACTTTTATAGCTCGAACTTGTTTATGGATTTGAAATTGCAGTACAGGAGGCTTAATAATGACAACAAGAACAAAGGTAGAAATTAATAATAACAATCAATTGCACGAATTGGCTAATGTAATTAATGCTATTAACTCTATAAAAGATTTACAGAAACAAGAATTAAAATTAGTCGATTATAATGTACTTTTCGTGGTTTGGCATGAATTGGAACAGAGTGGCGTGGCTGCAACTTTTATGCAATCAGTTGCAAATTGGTTTAAGAAACATGACTGTAAGGTTCAGATGGAGTCAGATGGCATTAATTATATAATAATGATTTGATTACGGCAAACAGAGATTAAAACACTTTTATAATTTGAACTTGTTTATATAACATTACATAATATAGTTTTTTAAATCAAGGAGGTAACAGAAAATGAACACTTTAAATTTACTTGAATTTAACGCAGATTCTAATATTAGAGAATGGTATCACACAGCATATCCGACAGATGATTATTATACGGAAATAAATCCAAATTTCACTTTTGATGACTTGTTTTACGCATTGGATGCATATAAAGATATTTATGCAGAGATGTTTATTAACAATGGTGGAGATAGTCTTGTGCGAGAAAGATGTTTTCACAAACTGGCGGATATTATGGGAGTAGATTATGATTATATCTATTCCCAGTGGCTGAAGTGTACATAATAAGAAGGAATGAAGTATGTATAAATTACCAGATAAGTTAATTGATATTCTTATAAGCGATGATATAAAAATATCTGAAGATGACGAAAGTGCTTATGTAGAGTTATCTTTTTTCTCACCTGAAGGACAGGACTGTAGTTTATCAATTGAGAAAGGGAATAATATTGAATGTTTCTGTAATAATGTTTATGATTATTACGATAATTTTGATGTATCTTATGAAACATATCTTTGGTTAGATTCAGATGGACACGGAAGCAATGGAGCACCTTATGATATGAAAGATGTATATGAAGATATGGCATGGTGTCAAGATAAAATTTATGATATTTTTGTGATTGTGCAGAAATACATTGACGAAATAAGGAGAATAAATAATGAAAGGTTATAAAGCATTTAATAAAGGTTTAGTCTGTAGGGGTAAACGGTACGCAGAAAACACTGTATTTGAAGAAAAAAATGCAGAAATTTGCAGAAACGGGATGCATTTTTGTAAAAATCCGCTTGATGTACTTGATTATTACCCTCTCGTAGACAATAAAGGTAATGTTACAGAATTTGCAGAAGTTGAAGCACTTGATGATGTTAAAACATACAATGGCAAAAAGTTTTGTACAAAAAAGTTGAAAATCGGTGCAAAGTTAAGTTTGTCGCAATTCATTAAAGCAAGTTTCGATGTCGCTTTTCAGAATATAAAATCTCAGGTTGATGTAGAAGTATCAGATGGTGCAACACTTACAGGTGGTGACAACATTAAACTTGCAGCAGGATACCATGCCAAACTTGTAGGTGATAACGATGCAACACTTGTAGGTGGCAATAATGCTAAACTCATAGGTGGCGACTATGCCAAGCTTGTAGGCGATTATGGTACAACGCTTATAGGCGGTGATAATGCTGAGCTTGTAGGTGGCAATAATGCAACACTTGTAGGTCACAATGATGCTATAATCGCAGGTGGCGACTATGCCAAGCTTGTAGGCGATTATGGTGCAACGCTCGCAGGTGGTAATAATGCTATAATCGTAGGCGATCATGGCAGTGTCGCTAAAGGAAAGAAAGGATCTATAATTGTGCTGGTTGAAAGAAATGATGATATGAATATTGTTAATTTTAAAGCCGTTCAAGTTGACGGCGAAAAAATCAAAGAAGATGTCTTATATAAGCTCGAAAACGGTAAATTTGTGGCGGTAGAATGAAATCTACAACTATTGAAAAAATATTTGAAAAATGTAAATAAAATGTGGCTGAAGTGTGTATAAACAAGGAGGAATGAAATATGTCAAACAGAGATAAAATAATCTTTAATGTACTTTATATTAAATATGTGCCACAAAGAGGAAAAGCATATACTGTTGCTGGGGAACTATTAAGGGCTACCGCACGCATTTATAACAGATATTATAATGACGGAGATATGATTAACGAAGGGTACGGAAAAGAAACTTGTAATAAACCTGCTCATTATCTGTGGACAATGGGTAGTGCAAAAGTTAAGAAAATAATTGATAGAATGAAAGACTTTGATTGTGATTATGAAGAGCATTTGGAAATGTTAATTACAGAAGTTGTCAAGTATATTAAACTTTATCCAGAACTTGAAACAGAATATAATGGTTGGGATTCTTGTATAGACGAAGATTGGGAAAGCGATTGGACAGAGGATAACAAGGAAAGGATGTATGCAGAATGACTAAGGATGAGAAAACACAGGAAAAGCGAGACAGAAAGAGATATGAGACATTTAAATTAAAGTGGATGGCTGAACACGGTTATTCTCTAATAGACTTTTTAAGTAAAATTAACGATTGTTATGAGAAGTTACAAGCCAAAGAGCCAGTGTTTAAAGGTTGTCTTTACGATAACACTCTTGATATTTGGGATGCACTTGATTTATTTGAAGATACAGGATTTGAAGGTGGAATGATTTATCCTTGCTTTGATGAATGGTTAGACAATGAATGCATAGAAGATGACGACTAAAAATAAAACCGATATTTTAAGGAGGTGCAAGAAATGGATATAATCAAAACTGATTTATTTAATAATGTTTATATAAAATCTTGGACATGGGGTAGACTATCAGAAACAGAAAAGCTATCTTTCATAGAAGTAATAAATAAATTATTATGTTGTCATAAAATAACCGAACACTCAAAACATTTTGAGGCGGTTGTGGACATTGCATATATGTCATTCTTATACGGTTTGGGGTATAAATGCGGTTTTGTGGATTGGAGGAAATCATATGATGAATAAAACAGAATCAAGAAGTGCTACAAGTGCCGCTAATAAGATTATTAAACTAACATCGGCAGTGAGAAAAGACTATGCAGGTTGTTTCTATGACAAGCAAGGTCGGCAGATTATTATATCAGACTGTATTGCGATAAGATTAAATGAACATTTACCTGTTTCAGAAGCAAGCATTCCGTTCGGCAGTGTTGATAATTTGTTCTTGTCGGCTTGTCAAAACACTGAACAGTTAGATTTGTTAAGTTTAGAATACTTAAAGGATTACATACAGAACGCTAAAGATGATGAACCTCAAAGATATAAAGGTAGAGGACATGAATCTATTGTTTACGATTTTGGTGAAAGGCTGCCTATGGTAAATTCTGAATATATGTTGCTTATTTATAAGGTTTTAGGTTGGCAGAATTTGACAGCTAAAATTAATGAAGATAAATGGGAAACAAGTCCAATATATTTCTCTTCAAATAGAAGGGAAGGTATTTTAATGCCGATAAAGAAAAAGGAGTGCGTAAAGTGGACAAGATAGAGAGCATGTTTAGTGTTAATGATTATAATAAAGATGCTGACACATATGTATCCTACGGATTGTTTGGAACATATACCGAAGCCAAAACTCATCTTAACACTCTGTTGCCCTTACTGAGAAAAGGTTTATTAACAGACAGGAGAACAAAAGAACCGATAGATTGGCTTAACATTGTGGAAAATAATAAAATATTAGCGAGTTTCACTTGAAATATTGTTGATATTATGATATAATAATGGAGAATACAAAATGAGAAAATATACAATTGAAGATGCAAAACGGTTGATAACGGATTTTTGCGAAGAAGAATATGGAACAGAGAATGTTGACTTTTCAAACCTTGAATGTATCGGTATTGCCTATACGACAACAGAAGATGAACGGTTTGAAATCCAAACAAACATTGACTTGATACACAATACAATAGATTATTGGCTGTATGACAAATGTATTAAAACAGAAAAATATTTTTCGACTACTGATTTATGCGTTAGGGCGTTAAATTGCTTGGCATTTGATTGGTTGGTCGAGCCACAAATGAGTTATTATGATACAGTTTATGGATACGATGATTGACATATGAGTATGTCGAATTGGTAAAATGTAGTTCTGAAAGGAAAAGGACAAATGAAAAAAGTATACGAAGTAAGAATGGAAAATTGGGAATATCGTAACCGTAAAAATAATCTCACTACAAAACAACTTGCCGACCATGCGTGCTACTGCGGAGGTAATTGTTTAGGCGATACTTATAGTGTTATCGGCAGATTTAACACTTTAGAGGAGGCTCGAAAGTTGTTTGAATCTTCAAAAGATAGGTGTACAACAACTTGGGGATTAGAGTATGGACTTCATACATATACTTATGATGTGTTGTACATTCAAAGCATTCCTCTTAATGAGGATGAGGAAGAGGATTATGATGCAGATGCAGAGTGGGAAATTTGGGATATTTATGTCGCAGAATTAGCTTGACAATTAGAACAAGTACAAAATTTAGATCGGAGGCGACCATATGACGAATGATTCTCAAAGCATTAATGACATTTTAACTTCTATCTTTAAATGTGCAATGACCGAAAAAAATATATCATATCGTGTGCTGGCACAAAAAAATGAAGTGTAGTGAAAAAACAGTTTTCACTTATTTTAACAATAAAAAAACCAAAAGAAACATTCCGTATAGTGTAGCGGTTGTAATTTATTTAGTGTTAATGCATAACAAAGAGTTTACAAATGCCGAAGAAAGAGAAAATTTAGAGAACGAAATCAACCGTAGTTTTTATTCTGCATTCCGTAAAGCTTTTGATTTGGCAGGTAAGAATTATTTGAAGCTTGAAGCAGAGTATGGCATTTCGCATTCAACATCTTATTGCTATTATACAAAGAAAAAAGCACCTTTATTAAATTCGGCATACAAAGTATCGCAATTACTCAATTTTGAATTACCATATATCTCAGACATAATCAATCAGCAGATAAAATAAAAAAGCACACCATTATGGCATGCTTTCGAGATATAAAAAATTTACGATTTAATTTATGTGGTAGTAACCTCGCACACTATGACATAAGCGAGGTTACTACAGCGGAAGAAAGGATAAAAATTTATCTGCAATAGCAGAAATTAAAAAATAAACTTCCACATCTATATAATATCACTTTTATGAAATGTTGTCAAGAATAACATTTCTTATAACACGCAATAAAAAAGGAGTAAACACTATGACAATCAAAGAAGTTAAAGAACATTATAAAGGACAATATGTCGAATGCGAAATCTACAGATTTACAGACTTCACACACCGTGTTCACAGTGATTTTATTTATACACCTGACGATATAGAGAATGACCTATACAATGAAAATGAAGAGGTTGTGTATGAAGAACTTATGGATGAGGAAGAGTACGGTATGACCGTCATTGCAAATTGTGATGTTACCGCAGATTTTGAAGACTGGTTCGGTGACAAAAATGCTCAAATTTTGGTTATTATTCTGAGTGAAGATCCGCCAAGATATTGGGTTGCTTACGCAGGAACAAAAGAGTTAATTGACTCTTTCGACACTTACGAAGATGCAAGCAAAGCACTTGAAAAATACGAAGAGTAAGATAAGGCTGACGGTATCTATACTGAAGATTTTTATGAAACCCTTTTTAAGTAAGGCGGAATTAAAATGAAAAAATATGTTAAAGTTATTGATTCTGTTATTGCATTCAATTGTGAGACACTTAAATTAAAACAACCTACAGTTACATATGAACCACCAAATAAATTTGCCACGCCGACCACGAAAGCAGGCATTAATCCTGACAAAAATGTAATAGCTATTAATATCGACACCGTATGGGAAAGCCCCGTAGAAATATGGTGGGTGATATCACACGAAATGAGACATTTGTGGCAGGTGAAAAATGGACAGTTTAATGTAGATAACTACAATCCATCACAAGAAAACAATCTAACATCCTATGCAATGCAATTTGAAGAAGTTGATGCTAATGCTTGGGGTGTATATGTGATAATTTCGTTATTTCACACACGCCCTTTATTGGAAAATATCTACGGCGAACAGGTGTGGCAACAGATTTGGAAGAGGGTTGAAGAAATAAAGGCAGATACTATTATTAAATAATATAGTGGGGGATATTTATGAAAAGATATGACAAAAACTATGAGGCAATACGGTTACAACTTGATGATAGTGGGTTAATTTGTAATTCTAATTTTGAAGTATTACCAAGCTCTGAAATCATTGCTGTCAAAGATATTACTTCCGGGCAGTTTGTTGATTATTATATCATCAACTATTATAAAGCATCAACTGATAAAGTGTGGCGGAATAAATTTTTCAATGAAGCATTTGAAGAAATGAATCAAGATAACGAACATTTATATATTAGATTTAGAACCAATGATGTTGTTGCTCAAACACACAGTTCGTATCAGTTGTATGTTGATAAATGTGTATCACAAAACATTATTGAGGTGATATCAACATATAAAGCTATGCTGAATGTTATGAGTAGCGTTAAGGTTTCTTATGAGCGACCTACATATGAGTTATATAATAACGACTATTGTTGTGATGAAGGAACTTATACATTGCAAGATGGTTCTGGATATTTTGCCTTAGCCCACGAATTAAATTCCTGTAATTTTTATTGGTCATATGAATATTGTCCAAATAAATTTTCTGAGGATTTTCCAGAATGTGTGTACTGGAGAATTTATTGGTGTAACGACAAAGAGTATGAAGATACTTTATTGGATTTATATAAAGATGAAGATTTTGTGCTTTATCTGACCAATAAATCCGCTTGGTATGACAAACACAATAAATAAAATTCTTGTTTTAGAACAGATTCGTCATAAGGAGGAATGTAGTTTTATGAAAAGCCAATATAGAGAAATCAGAAGCAACTTCATTGATTATGATAAAAATATAATGTATATTGACGCTTGGAGAACAACAAGTTCCAACGAAGAGGGTAAAGTAATTGTCAAAATCAATCTTGCTAATTCCGAGGTGGAATATGTTGACGAGAAAGCTAAAACTGACGCTTATGCTCAGACAGTAATAAGGAGGGTGTTAAATGCCATGGTTTGACAATAACGATAAACCCATCGAAGTTAATCATACCGAGATGATAGAAAGAGTAGAAAATGACATTCGGCTCTATGGTAAAGATTTGAAATGTTATGTTATTATTTCGTCTCGCTCTGTTGCAAATTCGCCTGACATACAGATAGTAAGCAGATTTAGTCTTAAAAAATCTATTATAGGCGGTATGACAGACAAAGAATATGCCCTATCAATTACGCTTGAAGAATTGTTAAATAGACTACGGTACGAACATTATGTATCGGAAGAAATATAAAACAAAGGTTTTATACATAAAAAATAGACATCACTTCGACCTGCGAAAATCTGGTGATGTCTATACCAAGTAAGCTATCGAAAGATGGTCAGCGTTAGCCTACCCATTTTCAAAGCCTAATATGATGATACACTATTGGGAAAATTTTGTCAATGTTATTTCCATATTTTGTGGGTTGATTATAATAAAGAAAAAATTTACAATAATAATGAAAGGCGAATGAACACATATGAATAATTTGAACTACAATTGAAGAGGTGGATAAGTATATTTACTTAGTAGGTGATGTAATTGCACAATATAACAAACTCTATTGACAATAGCTTATTCTCTTGTTATAATAAATAATCGAACGGATGTTCTAAATACAAGGGTGATGTGTATGATAGTTGCATTAAAAGATTGGGAGAGTGTACTGAAAAACTATTATTTTGTGTTCAACGACAAAAAATATGATACGGTAAAATGGTCGATATTGAATGATAGAGTAATACAATTCAGTAATCAAAAAGAACCTGTAAGCAGCAGTGTAGTGTTTGCAGGAGTAAGATACATAGATATTAATTGTGCAAAATTGCTAATTGTGCTTAACAATGGCGATAAATATTTAGCATACAAATATGCAAAACGAACTTGACATTTACGAACTGTGTGATATAATAAAGCCAAGAAATCCAGAAAGGAGGGCTTGAATGTTAGGAATCAAGCCAAAGATTGGCGAAGTATATCTCATAGATTTTCCACAAGATGGACACACACAGGGCGGAATAAGACCGGGTGTAATTTTTCAAAATGATGTTGGTAATAAATACAGTCCTAATGTTGTTGTTCTTCCTTTGACTACTTCGATAAAAAAGACATCTCAGCCTACGCATGTGTATATTAGTAGCAAGAATTCTGGTCTTAGGTATGACAGCATAGTATTGTGTGAAAACCCAATATCTATTTCTAAAGATCGAATCTCCAAAAAACTTACAAAACTCAGTTCATATCATATGACTCGCATCACAGAAGCAAATTTACTTGCTTCTTCTGCAATTGCGTATTTGTCATTTGATGAACTACTGCATGTTTGGGAGAAAAGTCAAGATTTTGCAGACAAAAGGTTGGTGATGGCGTGACTTTTGGTCAATTAATCCTCTGCTTAGTTGTTTTGGTAGTAGGATATATATGGATAAAACTTAAATAAGAAGAGGTGTTATATATGATAGGAGAATTATTATTGGTTGGTTTGGCAACAGTGACGGAAGGTTTGAAGACCACTTTGCATCATTCAAAATCCGAATGGGCTAAAGATCGAGTGAATTCCAGACATAGATACAATAAAGAAAGACAGTCCGAAATTGAAGACGCTTTGTTTGGGTATTATACATCGGAACGAGGACGCAAAAGAGAGGAATATCAGCAGATATTAGATGATGCAGGTGTTACTTATTATGATGATTACGATATAATAAAAAAGATTGCCATTATCGAAGGATGGGAGTATTATGATTTTTGCGAATGGAATCGTGAAGTGCAAAGAGAAATGCGTTAATATGTAACTTTTCAGCGATTGTTTCTGTTTACAAATAATGCCAAATGTGATACATTATACATATATAATTTTATTCGAGGTGCTGATGATATGTATAATGAGACTACGAAAATGGCTTTTGTATCGACATTATCGTCGAAACAAAATATACTGTTAGCGACGGCATTGTTTAATAGTATAGAAATTTTTGAACAAGAATCTGAAAAAGACATTTCACGGTTCACAGAAGAAAATCTTCAGAAAGTTCAGGTTAAAATAGCAGGTAGTAAAACATATGGTTCACGGAAACGAGATGCCACGATGTTAAGGAGTTACTTAGATTGGGCGTATAAGAATCATATTTGTGATACAAACATATCCTCATATGTGTTGCAGGCTATGGATATTAATGCTAATACAGTATTGGTTTCGTCTCCACAACACTTACAATTTCAACTCAATGCTGTATTTCCACCGGAAATAGAAGATAATGTTGATTTGTTGTCGAGAGGATTTGTCTGGATGGCTTATATGGGCATCCCAAAAGAAGACACGATAAAGATTACAAGCAATCATGTATCTATAGATAACAATAACGAAAAGAAAATTATTGCATACAATAGCACGCTCTACGAGATTCCAACTGAAGCTTATATAACGATCAACAAATTGTGTTCTTTGAAATGTTTAACCACTACAACAAGGAATGGTATTGTTCGTAAATTCGACAGGGTTCAAGGTTGTGAATTGTTAAGAGGTACAACTCGTCTTAACAATATAACAGTAGAATATTTAAGAACTCGTGTAACCCGCAAATCAAAACCATATCGTTTGTCGAAATTATTATCTTATGGTTCGTTATATAAAAGTGGAGTGTTTTACAGACAGTACATATTGGAACAACAGGGGTTCATACCTACATTTGCTGAACTAATGCGTTCTCGGAGTTATACCGAACACGATGGGGAAACAGATGTTTATTTTCAAGATAAACTAAAAACTATACAGGCGGAATACACTGCATGGAAGGATAAGTATTATTCACTTATGTAAAGTTTAATAAAGATTTTTAAAGGCGGTACAGCTCGCCTTTAAAAAATAATCATTAAGTCAGTTTTGCATATTAGAAAGTATAAAACTGTAAGGAGGTGGTGCTTATGATTGTGCTAAATTAACAAAAAATTAATATATAGGGGGAATTATTATTTCTGACAACAAGTCAATTTATCAAACATTATCATCAATTGATGTGTCTGGCAAGGTCAAGCCTAAAAATGGTATGAATTATTTACCATGGGCGTCTGCATGGGCATACATAAAAGAGTATTTTCCAAGGTCGTCATATACCGTAGTTAGAGACGATAATGGTAATCTTTATCATACTGACGGGAAAACCTGTTGGGTTGAAACATTATTATCCATTAATGGGGAAACTCAAGAAGAGCAGTTGGCTATTATGGATAACCGTAATAAGTCTGTATCAGCCGATCAAGTAGAATCTACGATGGTAAACAAAGCTATTAAGAGATGCCTAACAAAAAACGCAGCATTATTTGGTCTTGGTTTGAATCTTTGGTATGGCGAAGAATTGAGCGATGAAGCAAAGCGTACCAAAGCTAAGAAAGTATCTGATTTAGATGTGCTTAAAGGCAAAGTAGTGTCTATTTGTAAAGAACTGGTATCCAAAGGCGTTGATAGCAAAAAATTATATGCTTCTATTGCAGATATGTCAGGACATCAAAATCCGACCAAAATTACAGATATAGAGACACTAAAAATTGTGCTTGAGCGACTTGAACAATGGGAGGTTTAGTATGAATAAAGTATGTGAAATTGGAAGAATTGTAACCGAACTCGAACTTAAAACAACAACCAATGGAAAGTCGGTTGTTAATTTTAGAATTGTAGTAAGGTCTTATGGCAAAGACAACGATGATTACTTTTTTAACTGTGTGGCATGGGGAAGTGTTGCAGAATTTATTTGTAAGCATTTTTCAAAAGGAAGAAAGATTGGAATTGATGGTAAACTGACTTCTCGCACATACGAAACAGAAAAAAAAGAGAAGCGTCAGGTTGTAGAAATTATGATACAGGATGCAGAGTTTTGTGACGACAAGCGTGACGAAAGTGGTGATGACGCAAATATAACTACGCCGTCAAAGGCAGAATCTACTACATCTGAAACAGAGGACGAGTTACCATTTTGATTAACTTAAAACAATTAAAAAATCGGTACTGGTCGTTTTCCAGTATAAATTCTTATCAGACTTGTCCTCGTATGTTCTTCTTATCATATATTGATAGGAAGCCCCAAGAAGAAAACGCTTTTAGTCAATGGGGTTCTTTATGTCACAAATTGTTAGAAAGTTATTACAAAGGTCAAAGTAGCATTTTCGATCTTGAAGAGCGGTACAAAAATGCTTATAAAAGAACGGTTTTATCTGATTTCCCTAAAAATCGCTATGTTGATATGAATAAGAAGTATTACCAAATAGGTCTTGAATATTTTCGAGGTTTTGAGGATGCTTTTTCTGAATATCAAGTAGTCGGTGTTGAACAGAAGATTAAAACCAAAATTGGCGAGTATAACTTTGTTGGTGTTATCGACTTAATACTTGAGAAGAATGGCGAGTATATTATCTGCGACCACAAAAGCAAAGGAGCTTTTAAGAACGAACAAGAATTACGGAAGTATCTTTTTCAGTTGTACCTGTATTTCAAATACATATACGAAACATATCACACATATCCCACAAAATTAATTTTTAATATGTTTAAGCTCGGAGAAATGAAAATCGTAGATTTTAACAAGAGTGAATACGAGAAAGCTTTATCTTGGGCTGAGGCTTCCGTAAATGAAATTCTTGAAGAAGAATGCTGGTTAGATAAAGTGTTCGTGCAGTACGCCGCTAAAGACAAAAATATCAATAATTACAAGTGTGATGATTTCTTTTGTAACAACCTTTGTTCAGTACGGGCGTTTTGTGAGCGTTCTAAAAGCTATACTGAAGAGGACGATTTTGATTTTCTTGAGGAGTGATTATGTTTGCTTATTGAAAAGGACAAAATCCATAAAGCAAAAGAAAAATTAGGAGAGAAGAATGCTTTTGAAATAGCTCAAATTTTGGAAGTTGAAAATTTTGATGAAAGTCGTTTGAGAGCATGTTGTCCTTTCCACGAGGAAGATACTCCAAGTTGGATTTACAATCCAAAAACATATAATTTTCATTGTTTCGGATGTGGTATATCGACTGACATTATTGATGCTTATATGATTAAAGGACATACATATTTGGAAGCAGTTCAGTATTTATTTGAAAAAGCAGGTATTAAATATGCGTTTGGAGAGATGGGTGTAAAGACTAAAACCCAGTACCGATACCCAAAACCTGTAGAATGTCACTCAAAGAAAAAAATCGAAGAATACTTAGGTTTACGAAAAATATCACCAAGTACAATTGACTATTGCGATATTAGACAAGATTCTCATGAAAATATAGTGTTTAACTATTACGACACGAATGATGTGCTTACTTTGGTTAAATACCGACCAAGCCATAAGATAGATAAGAGCAAAGGTGAAGTAAAAACATGGTGTCAAAAAGATGCAGATACAAGTCCAATATTGTTCAATATGAATCGTGTTAATGTTGATAGTCCTTTGCTAATATGTGAAGGAGAAATTGATTGTGCTTCGGCTATAGAAGCGGGATTCACTAATGCAGTTAGTGTCCCGCTTGGGGCTGGAAACTTTCATTGGATTGAACATAATTGGGACTGGTTAGAACAATTCACCGATATTATTGTATGTGCAGATAATGATGAAGCGGGACAAAAAATGATTAAAGAGGTTTCAAGCAGACTCGGAAACTGGCGAACAAAGATTGTACAGTTGCCCACAAATGTAACAAAATCAGATGGTAGTCAAGCTTTTATTAGTGACCTCAACGAGACATTGTATTGGTTTGGAAAAGAATATGTGCTAAAACTTATACTGGATGCAAAAGATTCGCCTGTCGATAGCGTTATTGACTTTTCAGACATTGAAGATGTTGACCCTTCTCAAATTGACGGTATTTATACTGGCATTACAGAGTTAGACAATAAGCTAATGAAAATGTTTTATGGCACAGTTACGATTCTGACGGGTACTAATGGCAGTGGTAAATCATCTTTACTGTCACAGTTTATATGTCAATCACTTGACCAACAAAAGTCTGTTTGGTTGTATTCTAAAGAGCTGCCTAATTCGATGATGAAAAACTGGATTGATTTTATATTTGCAGGTAGACATAATATCGATCAGTTTCATGACAGTAAAGGAAGTGTATATTACAAAGTTAGTAAAAGTGCTCGTACTAAAATTGATGGATATTATAAAAATCGCCTTTATATTTATAAAGACGATTATGACAACTCAGTCGATAATATCAAAAAATCAATGGAGGATTGTGTTAGGAAGTATGGCTGTAAAATGCTCATATTGGACAATCTTACGGTCATCAATCTTGGAGCTACCGACAACAATAAAAACGAAACACAAAACGCATTCATGTCTTGGTTGACCAAATTTGCAGCCACATTTCAAGTTGTTATTATTTTGGTTATTCATCCACGAAAAGGACAGCAGGTTGCTCGCCTTTGTAAATATGATATTGGTGGTTCTGGAGGTATGTTAGATCTTGCTCATCGAAGTTTCTCGTTATATAGAGTGAAGCCCAATGAAAAGCAAACTGGTGACGAATTAGTTAAAAATTATGATGTTATATTGGATGTTTTGAAAGACAGGATAAGAGGACAGGAGAATTTATCAATTCCAATGTGGTACGATCCGCCATCTCGTAGATTTTACACCAACGAAATGGAGTTTGGAAAACAATACGCATGGGATAAGAATAAGTACACAGAGTCTATTCCTTTCCCGCATCCAAACGAGACAAGTGAAGTGTTCGGAAAGGAAGATTAATATTATCGACAATTATGTTGCTTACCATATACATACAGACTATTCTCTTAAAGACAGTGCTACCAATTACAAAGATTATGTTGATAAAGCAGTAGAGTTGGGACAGCATGCAATTGCATTTTCGGAACACGGCAATATACAAGGTTGGGTTAAGAAGAAAATGTATTGTGACTTAAAAGGTATTAAGTATATACATGCAGTTGAGTGTTACTTAACAAAAAATCATACAGACAAAATCCGAGACAATTATCATACAGTTCTTATTGCGAAAAACTATGAAGGCGTTAAGGAACTCAACCGGCTTATAAGTTTGTCAAGAACTGACAAAAATCATTTTTATTATGTTGGCAGAATCTCGTTTGAAGAGTTTCTTTCGCTGTCTGACAACATTATCAAAACAAGTGCCTGTCTTGCTTCTCCTTTAAATAAATTACCTGTAGAAGATACATGGTATGAACAATTAGTTAAAGGGTATGATTATCTCGAAATTCAACCACACAATTGCAAAGAACAAATTGAATACAATAGACATTTAGCATATCTGTCTGAGAAATATCATATTCCGCTAATAGCTGCAACAGACGCCCACTCAGTTAATTCTTATAAAGCAGAGTGTAGACAAGTAATCTTAGATGCTAAAAAACAACATTACGAAGACGAAGATAAGATGGACTTAGTGTATAAGTCTTACGATGAATTAGTGAAAGCTTTCGCAACACAGGACGCAATACCGAGTTCTTTATACATAGAGGCTATTAACAACACCAATGTTATGGCAGACAGTGTCGAAGAGTTTATGCTTGATACATCGATTAAGTACCCTATTTTGTATGGCAGTACTGAAAAAGACGAACAAAAATTTACTTCATTGGTATATCAAAAATATCAAGAGAAGCTTGATAATGGCGTTATTGCATCAGAAGAAAAGGATAGATTTGATAAAGCAATACCTGAAGAACTGAGAGTCTTTAAGAAAGTAGGTATGTCGGGTTTTATGCTTTCAATGAGTGAAATTCTCTCACATTTTAGAAATCAAGGGAAACCAATAGGTTTTTCAAGAGGTTCAGTTGGTGGTTCAAGAACAGCGTATGTTACCGATATTATTGACTTAAACCCTGAAAAATGGGGCACAGTATTTTCTCGATTCTGTAATGAAGACAGAGTAGAAGTAGGAGATATTGATGTTGATGTTGTAGAATCGGATAGACCAGAAATGTTTGAGTACATTATAGATAAATTCGGTAAAACAAAAACAGCCAGAGTTCCTACATATTCGACGCTGAAAGATTTAGCTGCTATTGATCTGATAGGACAAGCATTTCGACTTAATTGGGAATTAAGACACCCAAAAACCGATTTTAGTGAGTGTGAATATTCTATTCAAAAAGTCAAAGAAATTAAGCAATGTTTTAACACCAATCCTGATTTAGCAAGACAAAAGTATCCGAAATTGTTTTATTACTATGATGGCTTGTTAGGTATTAAGCATGCACAGTCGGTACATTCAGCAGGAATTGTTATTAGTCCAATTACTTTAGCTGACAATTACGGTGTGTTCGAGAAAGATGGCTACTATACTCTTCAGATTGATATGGATGAAATTCATGATGTAGGGTTGACCAAGTATGATTTGCTTGTATTAAAGACAGTGCAAGTTATTAGTGAAACTTGCAAATTCGCTCATTTACCTTATCCAAAATCTCACGAGATTGATTGGGATGATCAAAATGTATGGGAAAGCATGTTAGAAACTACAGGTTCTATTTTTCAGTTTGAGTCTCCATTTGCTATAGATTGTTTAAAAAAATATAAACCTAAAAGTATTTTGGATATGGCAATAGTCACGGCTGCTATTAGACCATCAGGTTCTTCTTACAGAGAGGAGCTATTTAAGCATATACCTCATAAAAATCCGTCAGAGGTTATAGATAAACTGCTTAATAAAAACAATGGATATTTAATATTTCAAGAGGACACAATTAAGTTTCTTCAAGAAATATGCGGACTGTCGGGCAGCGAAGCTGACAATGTGCGTAGAGCAATCGGACATAAAGACGAAAAGAGATTGGCTAAAGCATTACCGTCAATACTTGAAGGTTATTGTCATAAATCAAATTCACCAAGAAATGTTGCAGAGCTGGAAGCTAAAGAATTCCTTCAGATTATTCAAGACAGTGCCAGTTATCAATTTGGTATGAATCATGCCATCGGATACTGTATGATTAGTTATTTGTGTGCTTATTATTACTACTATTATCCGTATGAGTTTTGCACAGCATATTTAAACTGTGCAAAGAATGATGTACAAATACAGACAGGAGAAAAAGCTGCTAAAGCAAAAGATATTGAAATTACATTGCCTAAATTCGGAATTTCGTTAGGAAACTATTATTTTAACAAAGACCTTCATGCAATTGCAAAAGGTATTGGTTCAGTTAAGTTTTTATCTGAAGAGGTCGCCACAGAACTTTTTAAAGTTTACAACCAACAACCGACCAGTTTTATAGATGTAATTCGTCTCTCTGACCAAGAGACTTCTGTGGGGTTATCTAAAATAGAAATTTTAATTAAAATAGGTTTCTTCGACCACTACGGAATTCAATCGAAACTATTATACATACTTGCAACTTATCAATTCTTTAGAGCATCTACCGGCAAGGGATTTCGCAAGAATATTAAGAAGTCCGTATTACAAACAGAGCATTTTGAATTGTACGACATAGTAAAAAATAATAGTACAGACTTAAAGAAAGATAACACTATTAAAGAATCGTTCACTATTCAAAACATAGATAACATACTAAATGGCATCGAAACTATTGCAAATCAAATGAACTTCAAGTCTTGGAATTATAAACGCATTATTCAAACACAGAAAGAATATTTGGGGTATATTGATTTAACCACACATAAAGCTGAAGATAGGCAGAAACTGCTCGTAAAGAATGTCTACCCTCTTAAAAACAAACAAACTAACGAGGAATTTGCAAAAAGAATTTCGTATCGTTCGATTGGTACTGGAAAAGAAGGAAGTTTAACATTAAAACACTATCTTTTTGCATCATTGCCATTGAAACAATATGATGTAATTTATGTGCCTTTGGACGGTATTTACAAAGATAAAAAGGGGTATTGGAATTTAACAAAATATAAATTGCTAAATTAAGAAAGGTGATTGAATGAGGCAAAAAATTGAACTTGTTACACTTAAGGATGTATTGAATTTTACAGAAGCTGTAAGTCAGATTGACGAAGAAGTAACTCTTATCGGCAAAGACGAAAATGGCAAAGATTGGTCTATCAGTGGCAAATCATTTCTTGCAACTCTTGTTCTTGCAAACGGTGTTGAAAGAGCTGAAAGAGCAAAGATTAAAGCAGCACATAATGTTGATTGGAATACTATTACTTGTGTGTGCGACAAGGACATCTACTCAGTAATTAGTGAGTGGGCAGTAGGCTCAGTTATGGAGTAAGCTATGGAAAACAAAATACATAGAACAGTAATGTTACACATTCAGCTTCAGCGGGATGATTTTGACGATTTTCTTCACATAGCAGATGAATTAATGAGTGGCATTATTGAAGTAGTACAAGGCAAGGAAGTGTTGTCGGGTAAAAGTCTACTTGGATTAATGCTTATAGACACAAATAAGCCACAAACACTTATTATCAGAGGTTTTTTCACTGATGATTATGTGAATAAATTTAGAAAATGGGAAATTAAGGAAGGGTGATTATATCCGATTTGGTAAGAAGATAGCAAGTTTATGGGTAATGTTAGGTATGATGTTTGGCTTTTCGGCTTGTGGAGAACCAAACATCTCTACCCCTGACACTGCAACACGAGATACAGTCACTAAAGATACGGTAGCCAAACCAACAACGCAACCTACAACCGTGCATGCCACAACAGAACCAACAACAGTAAAACCAACTGAGAAAACTAAAAAAGACAAAAAGAAGGTTAAAACAACCTCTCATCCTACAGAACCGCCAACAGAAAAAGTTGAGGTTCAAGCAGAAACAAAAACTATTATAAAATCAAATAATACATATAACACATCGTCAGATGAGGTAGACTTATTGGCAAGAGTAATTTATTGCGAAGCGGGTAATTGTAGCGAGTATTGTCAGTGGTTGGTAGGTTCAACGGCAATGAATTTAGCTGATAATAACGGTGGATTGAGAGCAGTAGCTTTTGATTATAATACATTCAATGTGGCAGGCATTCTTTACACAAGAGATCCGAGTGAGTTGTCTTATTCAGTTGCTCAAAGGATATTGAGTGGCAATAGAGATTATCATGTCAAAGCGTTCAGAATGAGCTATTATCATTCATTTGGAACACCGTATGCAGTGGTAGATAATGTTTATTTCAGTAGTTACTAAAAGGAGGCAATGATGGCTGTTAAATCAATTGTATTAGTTCTCGGAGCTTCAGGCTCTGGTAAGGATTACTTAGTAGACAAAGTTTGTAAGGAATATAATCGCAAAAAGGTTGTGTCTTATACGACACGACCAAGAAGAGACAATGAATCTCCAAACTCACATATTTTTGTGACAGATGAGGAGTTTGATAAACTGACCAATATCGTGGCTTATACCGAGTTTAACGGTTACAGATATTGTGCAACTCAACAGCAAATTGATGACGCTGATTTTTACATAATTGATCCGAGAGGGTTTGAAGATTTCAAAAATAATTACAAAGGCGATAAACTAATTGACTCTGTACTGATAGATTGTCCTGCTGTTGAAAGATTCTTGAGAATGAAGAAAAGGTATAAAGACAGCAAAACAGGAACTGTAAAAGCTATGGAGCGTATTATAAACGACCGTAAAGAGTTTAAAGATATTGAAGAAAAAATTAACTATGTAATCTCAAATCGCACTGAGGAAGATGTTCAAAAATGTATGTTCTTTCTCAAAGCAATGTCAGAAGCTATAACACCATGTTTTATAACACAGAATGGGTAAACAAGTTTGTAGAAGGACAGGCAAAATATGACAAAGAGAAAATACAATGAAGTTAATAGAGGTGAGTTTAATGATTGATTGTACGAAAACCGAGAATTATTTCGCTGAAAAGTTGAGAATAACGAAAAGAACAAAGAAGGGACTATGCGAAACTAGTTGTAGTGACTGTCCTTTGTATAATGAAAACAACGGTACATCTGAAGGTTTATCGTGTGGGTGTTTGGAAATGCATTATCCTGAGAAGGCAATCGAAATAGTTCAAAAGTGGAGCGATGAGCATCTGCCGAAAACTACTTATTTGTCCGAATTGCTAAAGCATTTTCCAAAAGTAAAACTTGACGATACAGGAACACCTAAAAAGCTATGTCCACATGAGTTAGGACTGAATGAGATAGAAGATTGCGGAAAAACAGACAATTGCTGTGTTAAGTGTTGGAATCAACCTTTACCAGAAAAGGAGAAAGTGAAATAAATGAGAATTTACCAGTGTGATAGTTGTTACAAAATTATCGAAAATCCGTACATAGTTAAAATGAAGGAGTTTTATGTAGGGATTGACACTGAATACTTTACTCGAATTAAAACTCCTGTCAAAAGTAAGAGAAAAATTAAAATACAGCTATGTGATGAATGTTACAAAGGCTTACATCTTATTGCTAAATTAAAAGGAGCAATAAACAATGGCACCTTACGAATATAGACAAAAACATAAAAGATGTATCACCTGTACATACTGGTTTCCAGATTCTATTGATAATGGATTGTGTGCGATATCACGACTATCAAAACGCCCCACACAGGGGAAATTTTGTAAAATGTACAATGCATGCAAATCTAACGCTCCATACATTCCAGCGTCAGCATTCCGTATGATCTCAGACTGCCGTGATTAATACTGCACAAGAAAGGTGGTGATATATATGCTTGTAAACAGCAACGCTGATAAATAAAGTTAGGAGGAATTGAATGAAGCAATTTGAAAAAACAGTGTATGTCAGCCACAAATACGGTGGCGACAAAAACAATCTCAAAGAGGTTGAAGAAATCATCAAAACACAGCAAAAGAAACACCCGAATTATATGTTTATTTCACCGTTACATATGTTTAGTTTTCTGTACAACGATATGTCTTATGAAGATGGGCTTGAACTTTGTCTGTATCAGCTTGCCGAGTGCGATGAAATATGGGTAACAGGCGAAAAATGGTACGATTCAACAGGTGTTATCAAGGAAATTGAGTACGCAAACGCACATAAAATTGATGTTTTATTCGTAAAAAATGCAGAAGATAATCCGCACAAAGTTGAAGGTTATGATTATGTCAAAGGTTTGATTGATGGAATAAAGGCAAACAAAGTTGACAACGATGAAGCATCTACAACAACAGCACCGGTTATACACAAATATGACAATGCATGCGAGAACACTAAAAGTGCATACATAAATGAGGACAATATTATTCGTACATATATAGCTCATAATGTTGTTGATCCTTTTGCAGGGAATTTTATGAATATACGTAGTGTGCAGATTCTCACCAAATGCCCTTTCTGCAAATCTGTAAATAAAATCACACTTAAGGATAGAAGTCCAGTAAGCACACCTTGTAACAATTGTCATAACCTGCTTGACTTTAGTCATCTTACATGTGGTGATATCCTCAGGAAGCATGGGTGATAGGTATGAAAGTAATTAAACGAGATGGTCGAGAAGTTAATTTTGACCGCAATAAGATTATTTCTGCAATTGGAAAAGCAAATAGTGAATCCCATGCAAACCACGAAAAAACATTGTCAGCCGAAGAAATTAAAAATATTGCTACAAGAATTTATGATAAGCTCAGACGAAGTAAGAGAATTTACTCAGTTGAAGATATACAGGACTTAATTGAAGAATACATAGATAAATACGGCTGTTTCCCTTTGGCAAAAAGATACACTCTTTACCGATACAAGCAGAGTTTAATCCGTAAAAAGAACACTACTGATGATACGATCCTTTCACTGATTGATTTAAGCAATGAGAACATCAAACAGGAAAACTCAAATAAAAATCCCACTATTATTCCTACTCAGCGTGACTATATGGCAGGTGAGGTCAGCAAAGATTTGACTGATAGAGTTTTACTTCCCCAAGATATTGTTGAGGCTGACAGAGAAGGAATTATTCATTTCCACGACAAGGATTATTTTGCACAACACACTTATAATTGCTGCCTGTGTAATCTCGATGATATGCTCCAGAACGGAACGGTTATCAGTGGCACTATGATTGAGAAACCACACAGTTTTTCAACGGCTTGCACAATTGCAACACAGATTATAGCTCAGGTTGCCAGCAGTCAATATGGTGGACAGAGTATCAGTCTTACTGCTCTCGCACCGTTTGTGGATATTAGCCGACAGCACATTAAAGATGAATTGAGAAGAGAGTGGAGTCAGTGTGGATTTAACACTGACGAAAATAAGATTGCCGAGATAGCAGAAGAAAGACTTCAGAAAGAAATAAATAAAGGTGTTCAGACAATTCAATATCAAGTAGAAACACTTTTAACAACTAATGGACAAGCCCCTTTCATCACAGTGTTTATGTATCTTAACGAGGCTAAAAACGAGCAGGAAAAGTACGACCTCGCTATGATTATCGAGGAAACACTTAATCAAAGATATAAAGGCGTAAAAAATGAAAAGGGTGTGTGGATTACACCTGCGTTTCCAAAACTTATTTATGTGCTTGAAGAGGACAACATTACAAAGGACAGCAAGTATTGGTATCTTACAGAGCTTGCTGCAAAATGTTCAGCTAAACGACTTGTACCTGATTACATTTCAGAAAAGGTGATGAAAAAGCTAAAAGAAGGAAATTGTTTCCCTTCGATGGGTTGTAGAAGCTTTTTATCACCGTACAAAGAAAATGGTGAATACAAATTTTATGGCAGATTCAACAAAGGCGTAGTTACAATCAATCTTGTTGATGTAGCCTTATCGTCAGGTAAAGATAAAGAGAAGTTTTGGAAGATTTTCGATGAGAGATTGGAGTTGTGTCATAAATCCCTCTTGTGCAGATATGAGAGGCTGAAAGGAACAGTGTCGGATGTAGCTCCGATTATTTGGCAACACGGTGCATTAGCAAGACTTCAGAAAGGTGAAACCATTGATAAGTTGCTTGTCGGTGGTTATTCGTCAATATCACTTGGTTATGCAGGATTGTATGAGTGTGTAAAGTATATGACAGGCAAATCCCATACAGATCCGGAAGTAACACCGTTCGCACTTGATGTTATGAGATATATGAACAAAAAGTGTGATGAATGGAATAAGCAACTTGATTTAGGTTTTTCGTTGTATGGTTCTCCAATCGAAAGTACAACATATAAGTTTGCAAAATGTTTACAGCGAAGATTTGGCATTATCGAAGGTATTACAGATAAGAACTACATTACCAATAGTTATCATGTAAATGTCAGAGAGCCTATTGATGCCTTTGCAAAACTGAAACTTGAATCACAATTTCAGGCATTAAGTTTGGGCGGTGCAATTAGTTATATTGAAACTTCTAATTTGCAAAATAACACAGAAGCTGTCCTGTCTGTTATGCAATTCATCTACGACAATATCATGTATGCTGAGCTCAACACTAAAAGTGATTACTGTCAAGCGTGCGGATATGACGGAGAGATTGATGTAATAGAAAATGAAAACGGTAAACTTATTTGGAAGTGTCCAAACTGTGGCAATACAGATGAAAGTAAATTGAACATCTGTCGGAGAACTTGTGGGTATATAGGAACTAACTTCTGGAATCAAGGAAGAACACAAGAAATCAAAGAAAGATATGTGCATTTAGGTGGCAACGAGTGAATTACATCAAAATCACTAAACACGATATTGCCAATGGAATTGGAGTCAGAGTTGTGCTATGGGTAAGCGGTTGCACCGTTCATTGTTACAACTGTCAAAATCCTTCAACTTGGGATTTTACAGCCGGACAACCATTTACTAATAACACTATGACTGAATTACTTGAAGCGTTAAGTCCTGATTATATATCGGGGCTAACGCTCTCAGGTGGGCATCCATTAGAGCAAGCAAATCAACAACAAATATCTAATATTGTAAAAACGGTCAAGACCAAATTACCAAGCAAAACAATATGGCTATATACAGGTTATACATATGAACAGATATTGAAATCTAAGTTTATTGTAAACGAAATCTTACCTTATATAGACATCCTTGTTGATGGTAAATATGATGAGTCACAAAGAGATATTTCTCTTGCTTGGTGTGGCTCATCAAATCAAAGGGTAATCAAAGTTCAAGAAAGTTTGAAATTAAGACAAGTAGTAACACTAAGGAGATGACGAAAAATTAAAACAGCTAAAGAGTTAGAAGATACAATCAACTTTTTCGTACAAACAACAGAGGACTATCAAAACAATACTGAAAACGAATCATTACACGACTACGAAACACAAGACATCTTACATAAACTTGAACTTGAAGATGTGTCGTATCACGACACTGCCAAACTTGGAAAAGCCCTAATGAAAGTTAGAGAGAACCGCAGAAAAGCAAAAGATAGTGTAGAACTTAATGCTCCATTAGCAGAATGGATTCAGTCACATTCTGATGTGTTGAAATCATTGCAAAAAATTCTTGGAGAAACCAGAAAAATTGAGGACAAACAGCGTAGAAGAATGTATGTCCCAAGAACGAAGATTGTTGAGGAGGTAATTCATTGATAAATACAGGGTGGGCATTTAAGCCTAATGGGAATGAACTTTGTGAAGAAAATCTTGCAATATACAAGAAACTTGCACCGAAAGCAAAATCGATTTGGCTGAATTTTCACACAAAGAAGTACGATGTTACACAAGACGATTTGCAGAATTATATGTGTTACACGCAGAAGGAATATGGTTACGGTAACATTACATACAAGGTGTTAAGTAATCCGTTCAATTTCACAGAAGATGAACAGGCTCTGATTTGCGATGGTGGCAATCTTTGTTTTGGTTATCGCAAATTGGGTAACTTGATTACGATTTATACAGATTAAATTGTTTCAATTAAACAAATGTTTGTTGAAATGAAAAGGAGAACGATAAATGATTCATTTTGTGAGCAGAAAACAGATTGACGCCATCATTAAAGAGTGTCAAAAGTTAGATGAGCTAATGGTACTTGTCGTAATGCAAGAAGATGGAAGTGGTTTTACTGTTGTGTGTGATCATATTGTATCGCATTGTGATGATTTGATTTACACACACATAACAAAAGGACATGCTTCGTTTGTATTTAGCAATAATAGTAAGATTGAGGTAGTGACAGACAAATACAAAGGTAAAGGTAAGAAATACAATAGTATGATTATAGACAAAAACATTGACTCGGAGCTTATTAAAACCTTCTGTGCTCCGTCCAACCTATCTTACAAAGAAAAAATGGAATTAAGAAGGAGAATGATAAATGTATATTGTACAAGTAAGACACATACAGGATAAAAACGCAAAAAGATATACATACAAAGTCCCAGATAATGAATCTCTTAATAAAGGAGATATGGTTCTAACACGAAATGTTAATGGTAAAGAGAGTGTTGCGATTTGTGTTACAGATAGCGAAAACCTTTCGACTAATGCCATTGATATGATTATGTGTGGTGCTGAAGTGCTGAGTGAAGTTGTTGGAATATATAAATTTTGTAAGTTTAAAACTGAATCCGAAATAGATTTGAAAAATACCGCAAGTGAATACACACAAGCAATAGCAAAATATCATACAGCAACAAATCCAGAGGTGTAAAAATGGCAGATAAAACACGAGTTTTAAAGGGTAAAAATTATGAGCTTGTAAACTTTTGTGAGTTTGATAAATACGCAACAAAAAGTTATTGTGCAGTTCATGGTGTGGACGAAAGTTTAAATTTAGGAGATATAACAAAGGTTGATGAAAATAATTTAAAACCATTTACTATGATATGCGGAGGCAGTCCTTGCCAAGATTTTTCAACATCGGGCAAACAGGCAGGCAGCATGTGGAAATGCAAAGATTGTCATCACGAATACAATCCGCTTACAGTGCATTTTTCCACAAGAGATAAATGTCCAAATTGTGGTAGTTGTAATCTTGATAAGACAAGGAGTTCCTTACTTGTCGAATGGTTGAGAATTATTAGGGCGAATAAACCTAAATGGGGTATTTATGAAAATGTAAAAAACATTGTGGGTAAAAAATTCAAAGAGACCTTCGATATGTTTATTAACGAACTTCACGAATACGGCTACAATACATATTGGCAAGTTTTAAATGCCAAAAATTACGGAATACCACAAAATAGAGAGCGTGTGTACTTAATTATTATAAAAAAAGAGTTAGACAATGGTCAGTTTAAATTCCCTAAACCATTTGATAATGGCAAACGCATCAAGGATATTCTTGAAGATGAGGTTGACGATAAATATTATATCAATACTCCAAAAGCCCAAGAGTTGATTGATGATTTAATCAACAGTGGAAAGTTAGATAAAGATGTTTCCAACACTATAAGAGCTGGGGGGAGAGGAAGCATAGACCGACATCAATGGGATATGGTTCAGGTATAAAAACCGGACTATTCTCAAAGCAATGTAGTCAATTTGACAAAGAAATTGATGTCGCTAATACTTTACTTGCAAGAGATTATAAAGGATTTGGAAATCAAGCTGTGAACGGAGTGATTGAATGCAAGGAATAAAGGAAAACAAAGTTGAAGTTCTCGGAAGGCTTATCCCCAGTTCAGGAAAGATACATCAAAATCAAGAGGTATATAACACCTTCGGGGGGAGGTCAATATGTACTCTAAAAGCAGTACATTATAAAGACCCACCTAAAATTTTGATTGGATATGAAACGGAGAAAAAGGATGAATAAGATTATTCAACTTGGCAATTTGAGAAAAGACACTAAAAACTTCGCAAACCCACAAACCGGTAGAATATATTCGGCAGAAGGCATTGCACCTACATTAAATACTTGTCAGGGGGAAGTCGTGAACCAAAAGTGTTAATTCAGTTGGATATGAAAGGTAAAAGGGTTAATGATTAAAATAAATCATACAGAATTGCCTTGTATATTTGATGATAGAGATAAAGGCTGGGGGGGAGAAAACAACAGACCTTTGCCCTACTCAAAGAGCAATAAGGAGTGGAATAAAAATGATAGAAAATAATTCTAATTTTGGTTATCGCATAAGGAAATTGACTCCAAAAGAATGTTGGAGGCTTATGGGTTTTTCAGATGACGCTTTTGAAAAAGCAAAAAATGCAGGCGTTAGCGACACTCAACTTTATAAGCAGGCAGGAAACAGTATTGTTACGCATGTTCTTTATTACATTTATGTGGAATTATATAAAGCGATGCCGTATTTGTTTGATGACCTAAAAGTAGGTAGTTATTTTTCTGGCATTGGAGCTTTTGAAACAGCATTAGATATGTTATATGAAAACGAAAATGCCAATAATTTTTACATACCAAAAATAAATTTTCAGGATTCTCAGATTTAATCTTCATTAGATAATACAGGAGAATAATGTAATAAAGGAGTGTAACTATGAAAATCATCAAACAAGGCAAACCTGAGTTGCAAATCAAACCATCAAAACAAAATACAATAGCCTGTTCAGAATGTGGATGTGTATTTCAATATTGCGATTATGACACACATTATGCCACAAGCATAAGTCACAACGGCTGGGAGGACTGGGAGGAATGGATTGTTTGTCCTTGGTGTAACACAGAAATTTATGGAATTTTTTAATGTGGACATGAAATTAAAGAACATTTTTAAAAGAAAGATTTTAATATGTTGCAAACGCAACGGAAGGGCGGATCATAATGACACACAAGAGACTTAGAAAACTTCTACAGGCAAAAGGTGTGCAAAGAAACAATGTAGAAGATGTTATTCGCAAATACAGAGAAGATTATTTTTATACAGCAAATGAAGGCGTTTACGATCGCTATTGTGTCCGTAAACTGTTAAGTGTGATGGCTAAACTTGCAAACAGGAGTGAATGAAATGATTCAAATTATTAGAGAAGGTAATTTGAAAGAACCTGTAATAAGATTTGAGTGTCTTAGATGTAACTGTGTTTTTGAAGCAGATAAGGATGACTACAAACTGATATTAACTTCAGACGATTTGGCGTATATAACAGATTGTCCGCATTGCCACAAGAGAGTGGCTCGTATGATGATAACAGATAGGAGACATATATGATTTATTACTTGACAGATAGAACTCTTGAAAAAGCAATTGAGCGTTGCAGTAATGAAAATTACAACTACCTTATTGTACTTAAGGATAACAAAGATTTTGACGAAATTTCTGTTTCAATTCTCGAACAGGCGATTATGAGAGATACATACTGGAATACTTCGTCATATTTAACCTATGACCGTATTTCCTTTAGAACAGGCACAATCACCATCTATAAAGATTCGTTAATTACAAACGATTTTAAGGGCATTTATGATGAGATACTCATTGACGAATTGGTAGAAGATAGTAAATGGGAAATGCTTGCTGAACACACAAATAGACACGGTTCATATAAAGAGAAGTATAAGTCAAAGGAGGGGCTTAGTTTTGCATAAGAACATTGATTATGAGTCCTTGCTTAGTTTTGTACAGGACAACCCTAACGCCGGTATATCACTGACAATATCAGAGAATGAATTTGACCAAGCAATTAAGACTATTATATCGGCATTGATTACCAACGAAACGCCACCAACACAATTAGTTAGCTACTTAGAATATAGAGCTCATTATATTTACATTGAGTTTGCTAACGAAGCAACGCTTGAAATAAAGACAATTGAGGGGTAATAAAATGAAAAGAAAACCTATCCCTAAACCAGTAAGACTTAAAGTATATGAGAAATATAACGGACATTGTGCTTATTGTGGTTGTCAACTTGCATTAAAGGATATGCAGGTTGACCATATTGAAAGTGTATATTGGCATAACGGTGCAAATGATATTGAAAATTATAATCCTGCTTGCAGAATGTGTAATTTCTACAAATCAACAATGCCTATTGAAGATTTCAGAAAGCAGTTAGGAAAATTAACATCAAGACTTGAAAAGACTTTTATTTATCGTTTGGCTAAGAAATATGGTTTAATTCAAGAAGTTGAAAAGCCTATAAAATTTTATTTTGAAAAGGAGGACAGCCAATGAATGACTATAAAACCAGACTTTTATCCGAGTACAAAGAAGTCGTAGAGAAAAGCAATAAACTGAGGGTATTTCTTAATAAATGGGACAACGGACAACTTTCGTTTATTCCAAGGCTCCCAAGGGCAAACTATTCAAAAACACTTAAAGCAATGTATACTTACAAGATGCTTCTTGAAAGTAGAATGCTGACGGACGGAATATCCTTTAAGGAGGTTGAAAATGTTTAAATTTAAACCCTACATAACGGTTGTTGGAGAAAATGGCTTAACAGTAGATTTTGAGTTGTCACAACTCAGCACCTTTATGGCAAATAATATTGACATTGATAATGGGTTAGTTTGGTGTAATGAAGTTTATATTGAAACTAAGGCGATTGATTTATCAGCGCTCGAACGCAGAAGTTCTCTTTTTAAGTTATTTGCCGACACTGTTACACAGATTATTCTTCATCCTTATAGAGTAAAAAGTAAATCTCTAATCTTGCATTTAGACACTGATGCCAAAGTTATACATAATAAAGACACGAATACAATTATTATTTCCAACTTATCAGATACAGAGGAGGTAGAGAATGGGTAAAATTACAATCTTACCAGAAACAACCATTGATCCAATTTCGTTAATGGGCAGACGAGCAGGCATATGTTGGGGAAAAGATATTACAGACAGCGAAAAAAACTACAAACGAGGTCTTGATTGTATTAAATCTAATCACGGTAGAGTGTTTGAATTTGTAAATATTGAAGCAATTATTGAAGATTACTCAGCAAGAGTAATTAGGGAATGGTATACACATATTGGTGGCAGTCCTACACGACTTCAAAGTAGCACAAGATATGTCAACTACGATAACTTTGACTACATAATTCCCAAAACAGTACAGACTGAAGAACAGAAAACTTGGTACAACAACGCTATTGACACTATCAGTCAAACACTTAAAAATCTTGAAGAAAGTGGTGTCAAGAGAGAGGATGCTGCAATGTTACTTCCGTTGGGTATGACTACTAAAATTGTAGATAAGCGAAATGTTAGAAGTGTTATCAGTATGGCAAAACAGAGAATGTGTTCGAGAGCGTATTGGGAGTATAGAGAACTCTTTAATGAATACATAAAGCAACTAAAACTCTATTCGGAAGAATGGGCAACATTAATTCCAATGGTGATGAAACCAAAATGCGATGTGCTTGGATATTGCCCTGAGAAATACAGTTGTGGAAGAAAACCGAGAAAGGATTGATTATTATACAGCAAAAACATTATTTAGATATTGAGAGACTTAAACCTAATTATTTAGATGCGTTTTCGGAAGGCGATGAAATCGTAATTCAAGAGAAAATTGATGGAGCGAACTTTTCAATTCGTTACGATGCCGAAAGTGATAACATCAAAGCATTTAGTCGTAGAAAGGAATTGAACGAAACCAACACTCTAAGAGGGGCTTGGAATTGGTCTCAAACGCTTGATAAAGAATTAATTAAAACGGTATTGGGGAGTAATCTTATATTGTTTATGGAGTGGCTTGTACCCCATACTGTAAAATATCCTGACAACAAATACCATAAAGCATATTGTTATGATGTATATGATACCAACACACAACAGTATTTAAAACAAACAGAAACAGAAAAAATTGTAAAAGAACTTAATCTTACATTTGTTCCTGTCTTTTATAAAGGTCGATTTACGAATTGGGACGATGCGAAATCTTATATCGGTAAAACACAAATGGGTGGCGAATACGGAGAAGGTGTAGTTGTAAAAAACCAAACAACTTTAAATAATCCAAACACAAGATTACCGTTTTATGTGAAGCTTGTATGTGAACAGTTTTGTGAAACAAAAGGACACAAACAAAACCATGTGGTTGATACAGACGCATTAGCTAAAAAAGCTGAAAATCAGCGTTTAGTAAACACAATTGTTACTAAAGCCAGAGTTCGTAAACTTATACATAAGATGGTTGATGATGGTATAGTACCTGAAAATTGGAGCAATACAGAAATGGGAATAATTGCTAAAAATATTGGAAAAGACATTTATTATGATTGTCTTAAAGAAGAAAAAGATGTTGTTGAAATGGTTGGTCACGAGTTTGGTAAATTCGCTCACAGTTCCGCAATGAGATTAGCGAGAGAAATTCTGTCAGAAAGGGAGCTGAACATTTAACAGCAATTAATGAAACGATGGAAATTAAAACTAAAAGATAAAGAGTATGAGCCAATTGTGTATGCCAAAGCCGAAACGGATGCAATAACTTATTTTAAAGATGAAACCGTTGAGAATGTAACACTTTATGAGAATAGGGACTACTTATCGTATATTAACAAAATGCTGAAAAATGCAATGTTAGAAGGCATTCAACATCGAAACAATAATTGTGATCGTGAGTGGTACAAAACAGATACAGCATATGGGGTTTTGAGATTCCGTTTGATTAAAGACTGCGATGATGACAGTTATTTTGATTATACCGACTATCAGTTCGTTTCTAATGATTGTAAAGTGTTACCTTGTACATATGAAATGTCAACACCACAGAAAGTTTGTGAAAAATACTTTTCCAGCTCGCCTTATTGCGAAATTCATTCATATAGGTTATACGGAGAACCAAAACTTGTTAAGCCAGTAGAATTAAAAGGTATTAAATCGAGTTTTATTGTTGACTTTATACCGAATAAATGCAAGTGTCATTGTTTTGTAAAGGACAATGACTTATGGATAAAGCATAGGGATTTCTTTTCTAAATCGCATAAACCTACTCCTAAAGACATAGGTACACCGCTTACATACAGACTACAGAAATATTTTAATTGCGACAAAAATTACTTAGATAAATTTATGTATCCTGACAGTTGGGGAAGTATTGTGTTAAGAAATGAAGCTTGGATTGTGTTCCACAATATCAAGAATTTTGTGTTGGTCGATAAAATACCACCAGTTGTTTTTGTTGAAGATATGTTTTTAAACACTGACTTGATGAAGAAGTCAAACATATACAATTTATCAAACGAATGGGATAGATTTTTTGAAAACACATTACAAACTTATGTTAAATATTTAAAAGGAGAGATTATTTGAAAGATTGGACAGGAAATAGTAAAAGTGTTCATTCCGTTTTAGGAGCTTCTAACCACTCTCTTAAAGAGAGGGAAACAAATGATTATTATGCCACAGAACCTAAAGCTGCTGAACTTCTACTTGAAGTAGAAGATTTCGCTCCTAACATTTGGGAATGTGCTTGTGGAGAATGTCATTTGTCTAAAGTATTTGAGACTCACGGTTACAATGTTAAGTTAACAGATTTAATTTATCGTGACGGAGGAATGTCTGAAACATTTGATTTCTTAACAGAGTCAAAACCTGATTCGTGGAACGGTAGCATTATTACAAATCCGCCTTATAAATACGCTTATGAGTTTGTAGAAAAAGCGTTAGATACAGTTACAGAAGGCAACAAAGTGGCAATGTTTCTTAAACTGCAATTTCTTGAGGGCAAAAAACGAAGAAAGTTGTTTGATAACACCCCGCCACAGACAATCTATGTATCAAGTTCAAGACTTTTATGTGCTAAAAATGGAGATTTTGAAAGCACAACATCAAGTGCTGTAGCTTATGCTTGGTATGTGTGGCAAAAGGGGCATAAAGGGGACACGATTGTTAAGTGGATTAATTGAGGCGAAACTATGGATGATAGTTTAGTATTTTATGTGGTTTGTGAATATGTCTGTATATTCGGTTTAACACTTAACGCAATGATATACAATCAAATACGAAAGAATCCAAATACAAATACGACAAAATTACAAAACATTCAAAATTTTATAGTGCCGATGGTGTGGTACTTTTTAATTATGACATTCGCAAGACTATGTGGTCAAATTATCAGTAAAATTTAAGGAGGAAAATATATGAAATACATTGAAAAAGCAATACCGATTGAAGCTTTTCAGTACAAAGGCGATTTTATTGAAAATGGAAAATATTGTATTCCCGAATGGGCGATTAAAGCGTATGAAGATGGCTTGCTTTATTATAAAGAGGAAGGAGATTTATATATCCATACGCTTGAAGGTGAAATGAAATGCGGTTTTAACAGCTACATAGTTCAGGGTGTAAGAGGTGAGATTTATGCATGTAGACAGGATATCTTTGAGGAAACATATATGGCGGTGGAAGAATAAAATTTAGGATTTAAAAGGAAAGAGGTGAAAGATATGTTTTATATTACTGGTGATTTACATGGTGAATACGACATACACAAACTGAGTTCCAAACGATTTCCAATAGGTAACAATCTAACACGAGATGATTACCTAATTATTTGTGGTGACTTTGGCTTAGTGTGGAATAATGGAAATTCTGAAATGTATTGGCGAGATTGGCTTAATAACAAACCGTGGACAACCTTGTTTGTAGATGGAAACCACGAAAAATTCCCCTTGCTGAATCGTTACCCTATAACTAAAAAGTGGGGTGGAAAGGTGCACCAGATTGAAGATCATATTTATCATCTAATGCGTGGACAAGTGTTTGAAATTGACGGCAAAACATTTTTTACAATGGGCGGCGCATCGAGCCACGATATACAGTATCGCACAAAGAATGTTGACTGGTGGGAAGAAGAACTACCTAATGAAGCTGAAATGCAGGAAGGATTGGCAAATCTTGATAAGTATAACTGGAAGGTAGATTGTGTAATTACGCACTGTGCTCCAACCGAATTTATCGCCAGTTGTATCAATAAGGGGTATAGTCCGGATACTTTAACCGAATACCTACAGCACATTGATGACAAGTTGGATTATAAACATTGGTATATGGGACATTATCACCTTGATGTTATATTTGGTTCGGATTCAGAAAAGCAAAAGCATATTTTGTATAACTATGTAGATATGATTGATTAATATAGAAAGGACGACAAATATATGGGAATGATATTTTTTCTTATATCGCTTTATTTACTCAACGCAAATGGAGTTGTAGTGCCTAACGGATGTTTTATTGCAGTATGGGGTTTCACAATTTTTAGTTCACTACTCAGTATAATATCTGCAATTGTCAAAGCGTTTAGCGATAAAAAATAATTAAGGAGAATCAATATGGAAATCAAAATTAAATACTTTACAGACATCGAAAAGATTAAACAAATCCCAAACGGAGATTGGGTTGACTTAAGGTCGGCTATTGATATTACACTCAAAAAGGGTGAGTTTGCTATTATTCCACTCGGAGTAGGAATGAAGTTGCCGTTTGGCTATGAAGCTCACATTGTGCCAAGAAGTAGCACTTACAAGAATTATGGCATTATTCAGACAAATCACATGGGAGTAATTGACAACTCCTATTCGGGCGATAACGATCAATGGGGTATGCCCATCATTGCAATGAGAGATACAACCATACATAAGAACGATAGGATTTGTCAGTTTCGCATCACACAGAAACAGCCTGATTTTGAGTTTACAGAAGTAGACTGTCTTGACACAAAAAGCCGTGGTGGCTTTGGCTCAACAGGCAAGCAGTAAGGAGGAATAACTGTGATTACATATAGTGATTTTGAAAGATACCTTACCAAAATTCAAAGAATCCATGAACTTGAAGATAAGATTTTGAATCTTGGCGATGAGTATAGTGATTTGGTTTTAGAATATGTATCGCCATTTGCATATCATGGCGTAACTATGGAAGATGAATTGATCGACTGTCTCGAAAAAGGTTTAAACCTTAAGCCTGATGAATACGGTGAGACTTGGATATCGTATTGGGTTTGGGAGACAGATTGTGGTCAAAGAAATACAATTGTAGAAATTGACAATAAAGAAGTGAATATCGCTGAAATTGCTAACTTATGGAAAGTTATCGAATGGGAGATTCAGAATAATTGGAATGGTATTTTGGACAAACTTAACGCAATCCCTTCGGCGAGTCATTTTTATGCAGAAGAGATGGAAAAAGTTAATTTAGCCCACGACAAAAAGCCAGAATAATATAGAGCGAATAGGAGATATGTAT